ACCTGTTGCTAGTGTAGGTGATATTGAAGTCCAAAACTCTTCAGCAATGTTGGGTTGCACAAATGCAAACTCGTCACAGTATAGTAGCGAGATACTCATACCACGTCCTGTGTTGCCCGTTGTAGTCTGTGCTACAATACGTGAACCGTTTTCAAACTCAATGGACTGTTTGTTGTAACTAGTAACACCTGCTCTAATATGATCTGGACAAGTTTCATACACAAAGCGTATACGTGACATAATCTCTTGTGCGCCTGTGTACTTGTGTGCAGCAACAAGAATAGTTTGGTCTGGATTAAACATTGCATACCATGCTAGATAGATACTAGCACACGTAGTCTTGCCTGTTTGTCTAGGCATCATATTAATGTTAAAGCGATAGTTATGATAACTGTGCATTAAGCGTAACTGATACTCGTAAGGATCAAACAATAGTTTGCCTTTTACAGGATGCTGAATAAATGCAAAGTGTTTTGCAAAGTGTAGGTACCCTTCGTCAGGATCCATACACTGCATTAAGTCCTGCATCTGTGCTTCTGTATATGTTTCTTGTTTATTCGCCTTTTTAATTAAGACGCCGTCTAATGATGCTGCCATATTGTATTTAACCAAAAAAATAGGACCCGAAGGTCCTATTTGATACTACCCCATCGTAGCTATTTTATTTTTTTCTGCAAGAGCCTGGCTCGCCTCTTGTTGTGCCTGGCACTCTTTCATATCCATCCCAGCAATCGTCATACTTTTTACTGTTACCGTGTGCTTCGTCTACGTCTGACTCATTCTTTTTTTTTGACTTTGCTGCGTGTACTGCTTTACGCTGTGCATCGTTAGCATATTTTCCTTCAAGTGCTTTCATCAATTGTTCTTTAATTGACTCAACTGCTGGATCTTTAACACGCTCAGAACCTTTTGGTTTTTGTCTATTAATCCCGCCACTTAAATCTTTAGTCATAAAATTATGATCTATGTATTCTGGAGAACCTTCAGAATCTTCTGGTGAGTTTGCAAAATCCTCGTCCTCGTCCTCGTCTTCTTCCATTGGTCCTAGAATAGCTCTTTTCATAGCTGCCATATCTGGCTCACCGGTATCATTATGCGAATCTTTGTCAATATGTGCATCATGAGCCATTGGCATATCAACATGCTGTTCAATTCCAGCCGCTTGTTGCATTAATGCAATTAGGTCAGAAACATTTTCTTTTCCTGATGCTGTTACACTTACAGTAACTGGATGTCCTTCTTGTGTTGGTTCAGACATTTCCATGCCTTCCATACCACATTCTTGAATACTATTAAAAGACTCTAAAATAGTTTTCATTTCATTTGTTGATTCTCTAGCAACGCTCGGAGCATTGCCTTTTTCAGCCGAATCAAAGTTCTTTAATATGTCTAGCATGCTGTTGCTCATTTTTAACTCCCTACAGTACTTGCACTGTTTTCTGTGTTGTCTATATCTTTAGATGTTCCTGGCTCTATTCCGTCGATTGGATCGTAACCTCTTTCTTTACGGGCAACTTCTAGTTCTTTAAGTAGATCCATTACTCTATTTTCGCCTACTGATTCTTGTGCGCTTTCACCGCCCATGTCGTCATTACCTATTACCGGAGTGTATACTTCACTAGTTTCTTCTTGTTGTTCTAGCTCTACTGGTTCGCCCGGAACTCTAACATTTAAATGAGTATGATCGATACAGCAACAATCTACGAGATAACGCTCTAAAATATGTCCAACTGTTGGATAACCTACTTCTGCTTCAAAAGTATGTACTTCCATATTTTGTAACTGCGGGAAATCCATCGGTGTTTCTTGAATAGGTGATCTTTTTGGACCATTAAAACTAATTAAATTAAACTTCTCCAAACTAGTTTTCATAGTCTGTTCGCAACCTTCTGGTAGGTCTCCTGCAACTCTAATAATAAAATTATAAGTTTTTTTAGATTCTGTTAAAATATCAGTAAATGTACGCATGTTTGTTATCCCGTTATATGTTATTTATCTTTATCTAGACCTTTAAGCCTCTCAAGTAGACTATTACGATCAGTTACAACGTAGCCTTCGCCTTCTATCATACCGTCGCCTTGTGGCTTAGAATCTTTGTCTTGCTTTTCTTTTTTAAGTTGTAGTTCAACCATTTTAAGTTTTTTGTCTAATTTAGCTACTTTAGCATCTAACGATGTTTTTAACATAGTGCTTGCAGTTTCAAAAACTCTTCCACTATAACGGCTTTCAACATTCATACCTAAGTCAAATAATTCTTCATATGCTTGCATTGCTTTGTCTGCAACTTCATTAAGTTCTTTATCTGCCATGTCGCCTAGGCCCTTGACGTGCGGCAATGCACTTGAAATTTTATCAAATTCAGCAATGTCTCTCATTGTTTCTTGTTGGCGCTCTAATTCATGAGAGTGTTGCTGCTGTTCTTGTTCTTCAGCTTTATCAATAATTTCTTTGCTTTCTGGCAAATTTAATAATTCTTCTAATTTTTTGGTCATTGTTCCTATACCATTATATGCTAGTATTATTTATCTATATTTTGGTGTGAAGTTAAAATAATTAATTTCGTTTTGATAAAGGTCATTTACAACATCTATAAAATCTTTTGTATAATATTTTTTATCATTGTATTTGCGTACTCTACGTTCTTTTTCTATTAATATATTAGTATTAAATAGATGATTTAATTTATTAATAGAACACAGTTGATCACTTTGCAAAACAAAGTCAACACCATTACTAAATTCTAATTGATTAGCTGTTGTAACATGATTAATAGAATGCATGTATTCTATAAATGAAACTATTCCACTATTATAAGTATTTAAGATAGCTTGATTAATTTCTATATTTTCATTTTTTGAGATTTTCTTTTTTACTTTATTGTGTGTAAATGTATATGCACTTATAAGTCTTTCATACGTATTACGCACTACACAAAAACTAGTATCTATTTTTTTTGTAGTTAAATTTTTTATCTGATTAAGATTTTTATGTCCGTAAAATATTAAATGATTGTTTAAATTATTTTTATTAAACCACTCAATAACACTGCCTCCACCTGTTTTAGGAATATGTACAAATGCTATATTCATCTCTTGCGACCTTGATGGAACATGTCTCCTTCATTTACTATACGAAAATATATTCCTTTTTGTTTACACCAAATCCTAGCAGCTTCCCATTTTGCTTGATTAACAACATAGTGTACTTGGTTTGCTCTACTTCGGCCTAACTTTTCTTTTATTGTTTGATTGGCTGGTTTTACTTCAATAAGTTCTACCCGCTGCTTTCCAAGTTTATCACTATATACAATAAAAAAATCAGGCACATAAATTGTGTGTTTGCCTGTTAATGGATTTCGATAAGGTATACGTATTGCTTCGCTTGCCCATTGACTTACACTACTATGCTCGTCACAAAATCTCATAAATGCAAACTCCCAACTACTCCTGTATGTAGGTGTTTTATTGCCTACATACTTTGCTGGGTTTTTTGGTGTAAACTTTCCTTGGGCAAATCTAGGCATTTCGTTTTAATAACAATCCGTTTTTAAAAATTAAGGATCCTGATATAGTTAAAGCTGTTCCCGGTACTGGCGTTGATACCGGAACACTAGTTGCATAGGCTACCCTAGCAACACCGCCTTGCAGTCTATTACGATCACTCCATTCCGGGCCGCTTGCTGTAGTACCTCTTGTATCATCATAGAAGTCGTCGCTGTCTTGTATTTCTACACTTGTTTGAATCCAGTTTCGTAAGTCATTATAAGTCCAGTTTCGATTATATTGTACAATAGTTGCCAAGAAGCCAGCTGCTACCGGGCATGCAGCCGAAGTTCCACTAAACCGCGTGTCTCTACAATCAGTTGTTGTTAGTCCTATATAACTATCATCATAACGTGCAACGTCGGTACCATACGATCCTACAGTTGCGGCTAACGTGCCGTCTGCTGGTGCATATAAATCAATAGCATTTCCCATATCACTATAATTTACTTTACGCTCTTTATTACCAGAAGCAAACGCATCGTCTAGTGCGCCAATGTTAATAACAGGAAATTCTGCAGTTGTATTTCCTTGAAAAATTTGTGATTCAGTTTTACCAACATGTTGAGGGAATCCTCGTCTATTTGTTGAGCCAGTAACTTCATATCCAAATTCAAAAAATGTAGTATCGTAAACTCCGTCATCTGTATTTGGACCAATGTGATTATCATAATTAGGATCATTTGGGTTTGTTTGCATTTGTCCGCTATTACCAGCGGCAGCTACAAAGATAAATCCACTGTTTACAAGTTCTTCGCCAGCTTGTGTCATAGAATTGTCAAACATTTCTGATTTCCATCTTCCTTGATCACCGTCTGCGCCCATATATCTCATAAACTCTGGTTCGTTAGACGAGCCCGAATAAGGTGTACCTGTTGCGCTTTGGAAAAAATAATTTGAGGAGCTTTTACTTGCTCTAAACCCCCAGCTGTTAGATCCTATTGTAGGATCTTGTGTACCATAAATAGAATTAACTGGTTTGTACTGATGGAATATTTTACATACATCAAACCCTGTTTCAATACTATTAGAGCCACCGCCATACAAGTTTAGATGCCACTTGTTAGCATTATATGCCCATCCGTGTGTACGTCCGTATATTAAACTACCACACTGAGTGCCGTGTGTTGCACTAGCAGTTGTAGGATGTGTTGTATTAGATCCGTGGACACCTGTGCGGGTATACGAGCTAGAAATAAAGATACTACCAAATGCTGCAAACTGAGAACTTCTGTTTGATGTAATGCGCCACCAGTTACGAACTTCACTTTCTACCGGAACAATAGTACCATCCCATCTTGTAGTAAGTCTATTATCAGGATCAGCATTAAACCAGTCTGGATCGATATAGTAAGGACTATCTAAGATAACATCTAATACGTCACAGTATCCTTCACCTGGTAAAACATTCCCTCCGATATAATCTTTTGGACTTATTGTAGCACCGGCATCGTAGTTTACTCTGTTAGGATTAATAAATTCTACGTGTCCTATCCAGGTTCCGTTATCCATACAAATAACATCTACGTTTTCTCCTGCTCCGGCCTTGGCTGGATTTTCTTCAATAACATCAAAATTAGTTAGTCCGCCACTAATCCAAGGATTTCTTTTTTGTTTGCAGCGTAATAACTGATTACTTGCACGACCTACATCAGCTGCTGTATCTTCTGTAAACGATCCTAGTATAGCTCCATTGTTTGCCCAATACTGCCAGTTCTTAACAGTTGTATTATCGTATCTAGTATCAGTAACAGCTACATCCATACGTAAGTCGTCTTCTGTAGCATTAAAAATTTCTGGATATCGACTTGGTGTTAAGTTTATAAATTTTATACGATTGTCTAATTTTAAATCTTCAGCTTCTTCGTCAAGTAACAGATATTCGCCTCTAGTTAGACTGTGTAAAGTATAATTTGTACATTCTACTGATCTAACCGGTACAGCACCTAATCCGTTTGGGTCAACTAATTCATTATGAATTTGTTCAAACTGTTCGGCAGTATGTGTACTTAATGTATAATATCTTTCGCTCATGAATCACCTTAAACTATTGGACTTGTATCTAGAATTCTCCAAGCACCGTTTATGTATGCTTCAATTCTATTATTATCTGTGTTATATATCATATCGCCATTTTCAGCAGTTAGTGCATCTCTCTCAGCGTCAGTAAAACTTGCCAATTTAAATGGACTTTGTGTTATCGATACTCGGTCAGTAGCTGTTAATAAAATATCTGATTCAGAAAATAATTCTGGATCTCCTGCTCCGGCGGTGTTTATTTCTCCGTTAACAGTTAAATCATTAGTAATAGTAACATCGTTATTAACAGTTAAATCAGTTCCAACAGTTAGAGTTGAAGTTGTTGTAACTGCTGGTGTTATTGTAATTGCAGAATTATCAGAAGTATTAATAATACTTGATGCAAATGTAAAGTTACCTACACTATCACCTACAATAGATGACAAATCAACAGTATTGCCATTAGTAATAGACAAATTATTTCCAGCTAAGGTTAATGTTTGACTGTCAGTTTCGCTAGTGATAAATCCTTGGCTTTGTACATACGATTGTGTTGCATACGATGATAAATCTCCAGGAGTTATATATCCTTGGCCTGTCACAAATGATTCCGTAGCATAATCTTGGCCTGTCACAAATGATTCCGTAGCATATTGTGATAAATCAGGAGTATTAATTAAGTCACTATAATCGCCACTAAATCCTGCTAACAAATTATTTACATCTTCAAGTTCGTTAACATCTCCTGGAATATTTGGACGGCCTGTTAAACTAAAATAGTCTCCATCAAACGCATCGTCTTGTAATTGATATACAGATAAATCTGGAGTGTTAGACAAACTTTCATAATTACCATCAAACAAATTAGGCTTGTCAGTTAAATCATTATAGCTGCCTGGCAGCGGATTAACAAATGTAAAGTTACCAAATCCGTCAGTTACTAGATATTGTCCAGCGAGACCGTCATCTATTCCTAAATCTAAAATAGTAGTAGCAATAGTTGGTTTGTCTTCTAAGTCGTCCCAGCTACCTGAATATGCAGAATTTGATAACGGTGTTTCATAATTAGATGGAGTAGTTACAGAAGTATCTAATAATAATTTGTGCCATGACCCAGAATGAGCAAAATATAATGATCCTTCGTCGTGTACATGTAGAATTAATCCTTCATAAGTTGAGGTTGATATATTTGCTAAATCAGAAAATGTTTCTACTGTATTACTAAAGTAAAGTTTTTTATTACCAAAATCAATATTAGAACTTAATAATGACGACCCGTCGCCTAAAGCGTTATATAATTCATCAAAGTTATTATTAATTTTTCCTGATGCTAATCTTAGTGAATCTCCCGATCCGTCATTTGGATTAGTACCTCTATTAAGGACTTCTTTTGCCATGTTACTCTCCGTCTAATGTTTGCGAACCGCTGTCCATAGTATATTCTGTACTGCTTAAATCTAATAAATTAGTCAGCACATCAAGTGTACTAATTGGGTTTCCTTCGATTATATTTCTTGATTCTAGTGTTTTCTTTTGGCGTGTTGTTTTATATCCAATAACACTTGTTCGTTTTCTATTATAATTTAATATTTCTGCAACTACTGAGCTTAATTTATTACCTGAATCGTAACTCTTAAGTGTATCAATTAATTTATATATTTTTATATTTTCGAGTTTTGCTTGTTGTAATAATACATTTGCAACTGCAATTGCTGCTGTTTTTTCAAATCCTCTTCTTTCAAAAAATGATACTACACTATTTAAATCATTATCAGATAAATTTATTGGTGTTGTATAATATGTATCAAAGTATTGTGTAGTTTTATTATTTGTATTTTTTGAAATATTTCTTAAAGGTAATCCGCTCATTTTGCATTTTCCAATATTTGTTTTCTATATAACTCTTTTTGCACTTCAGATAAATTATCCCAAGCAGTGCTTAAACCGTTAATTCCACCATTTCCGCCATTTAATAAAAAATCGCTTTTATATAAAGACTTTGCTAATGATTCTAATTTTTCTGGATTACTTTGTAAATTTAAAGCATATTCAGTTTGTAAACCAATATTTGATCTAGTAGTAATAGTTGTTGGCGTAGAAACTGTTTGACTTTGATTTCCGCCACGGCCGCGTGTTTTTGGAATTATGATATTTGCCAATCCTCCTAAATTATCACCATTATCAATTAATGATATTGCTGAATAATTAGGATTTGCGCTAGAGCTTTGATAATTTGATGTTACTGATTGTTGATCTGGCGGTGTGCTAGTATTAGATGTTGGTCGAGAATTTGATAACTCGGCGCTACTGTTAGTTCCATTAGAAGCTGACGGCGCTGAAGAATCAGCAGGAGCAATCGGACTTGGATAATAGTCATAATGTGCTGCACCAAATGCTGTTGGTTCTCCGTCACTGCCTGCTTCAATGATACCACGCGAATAATGTACAGCCTCATATTGCAAAGTTATTGTATTTTGCATCATGCCATTTCCGTCTGAATTATCAACACTATCGTGTTGCCAATCTGTAATAATAGGATTAACTATTGTATATGTTGTATAATTTGTACGAGCTAATTGTGATATTTGTATATTTTTAAAAAATGGTACACTTAGATTGTTGTCTAAACCAAATCTATATTGATTTCGTCCTCTACCCTTATACGTATTATCTCCGTCGCCTGCTTTATTATAGGCACCTACACTAGAGCTAGTATCACCATACCAACCATCAGCGTAGTACCATCTATAATAAGATTCTAACAATGCTGTAGTTACTCCATGATTGTCGTCATGAAATGTAATTGTTATTGGATTATACTGTATAGCTGTTTGAATATTTTTCGTTCTGTTATATTTTTTTCTAGTTTCAACAGTAGCAGAAAACTTAGGTAAGTCGGCTTGCTTTACTAGTAAACCAATTTCTGTTCCATACTTTTCTGTTAAAGTTTTTGCAATATCCTTAATACCAGGATCAATTGAAAAATAACAGTGATAAAGAAATTTAGTTTTTGGTGCAAACTTAAAGTTTTGATCAACATATAGCCTAGACGCATGATTATAATCAACAAGTGTAATCTTGTCTTGAGCTGAGTTTAAATTATTGCCGTAACTGTTTGTCATACTAATATTTATCTATATCTTTTATGTGCGTAGATAATAAAAAAGGAGGCATTATGCCCCCTTTTTGTTTTTAAAATTTTAAGACTTTTTAAGAACCGCCGCCTGTAATTAAGCTGCCGTTGCCTCTTGGTACTTGTACACCAATGCCGCCGTCTGTGTCTGTTTGAATAGCGTTATCGTATTGGATTTCAAGTGTAACAGTTACAGGTTCGTTAGTTTGGTATGCTAGCGTATTATAGTTAGCATTAGTAATAAAACATCCATAAAGTTCGAATGTTTCAAGTACATTCGGTGTGTATACACCGTTACCACCGTCTAAGATCTCAATACGTGTTGTAAACTTGTAATCTTGTCCTGATACTGGACTTGATTGTTCCATAAAGTCAAACTGCTTCTGTAGCTGCTCGCCTACAAGTTTTTGTACAGCATTGTTTACATCTTCGCGTAAGTTAAGTGTAATTGGTGACCAAGTATGCTTACCTGCTAAGTATGCTTTTGAGTTGTATGCATGTATTTCCATTGGTTCAAATGCAACCGTTGGACGAGTAACATCTACAACTTGTTTCGTTAGTTCCGTTGTTGGTGTCGACACACCAAAGTTTTCCAGCGACACCCTAAAGCGGTACTGGAGCTTTGGCATCAACAATCCCTGGCTAGCAGCTGAGTCGCCGCTAGCTAATGGAACTGTAATTTTTGATAATGATGAAATTGCCATTTAGTTTGCTCCTAGTTCAGTAGTATTTATCATTTTATGTTCCTGCTATTTCGCCAGTGTTCTTAAGTCTCAATGGAATGTAAATAAATTCAATTGACTTAACTGGTTCGATAGCAATGTCAACATAAAGCTCATTGCGATCAATTCTTGACGGAGTATTGTTCGTTTCGTCACATACAACTAAGAAGTCATATAGTGCTCTTTGTCCAACAAGCTCTAGTAGTAAACTTTCTACTTGCTGTTTCATCTCGTCTCTAGTGATTTTATCATTAGGTTCAAAGATGTAAGGCTTAGCAAGCTGACTAAGTTGCGAACGTAAGTATACAACAAGTCTTGCAACGTTAATTCTATCTAGCGAACTTGCACCTCTTGCACGAGTTTTTTGTCCAAAGTTAACAAGACCTGCACCAGTAATAAACGTAATTGGGTTTACACCTTGTGCATACAATGTATCTCTTTGTCCTTCGTTAAGCGATGTTGCAACAAATTCTCCTTCGTTATTAATATAACCTGTCGAACTTGCATTGTTAACTCCGCCGCGTCTTGTGCCTGCTGGTGCAAACCACGGATAGCTAACTTGATCGCTTAGTGCAATAGTGCGTAGCATCATGTGACTTGGTGGAATAACTACATTGTTACCAAAGTTATCACTTGTAAAGCCCCATGGATAAAATACTCCTAAATATTCGTCATTAGTAACAAGACCGTTGTCATTATCTTCTACTGCCGAGCGAACGTTAGTTGCCCATTCATTTAGTGATGTAGCATCTGGTGTTAATCTTGCTGGCGAGTCGCCTAATACAAATGCTGTTAGACCTCTATCAGCATTAAGTATAACCATTTCACCAATAAGTTCTGGATATCCTGGACATGCAATTAAATTAAATCTACGTGCATCTTCATTACGAATATCATCATTGCTGTTAACTACTGCTTGTAATTTTTGTATAACAACTTTACGTTGTGCGTTACGTCCAAATGTTCCAGAACCGTCTTCGTTATTAGCTGATTCAGTAACCCAACGATCTCTAGCATATGTTGACATATCTTCGTCACCAAAACGTAAGTTAACATCAGTATTATCAATGTAATTAACTTCAAAACGTTTAACATTAAAACCGCTCCTACGTGTGTTAAACAGTAACGTACCTTTTGGATATAATGCTGGATCTGGACAATCTGGGTCTACAAAGTTAGTTGTAAGTAGAGAACTAATTGTTGCTGCTGTATTTCCTGTTGCGCCAGACGAACCATAACGTGCATCTGCAAATACAATACCATTTTCTGAAGTTTGGTCAGTATTATCAACTAAATCCCAACGATCAAGTAACGGACCTCTGTACTTATAAATTACTGGATAATTTTCTAAATCGCTAGTATCAATCCAAAGATCACCAGCTACTAAGTCGTCGCCATTTGATTGCTTGGTTGGTTTCGTAGCACTAACAATAGGTCCTGCTATGTCACACGAACTATAATTATCAAAATTATGATAGCCAACCCAAATGTTGCCGTTATTGATCATAATATCAGCTTCGTCAACAATTGAGTTATACCATAATGTTCCTGCATCAGCAGTATTTGTTAATTCGTCGTTTGATGCAGTATAATTTAATACTTCCCAATTACTTGCTCTGTATTGTAAAGGACTTGTACCTTCGCCAGTACCTGGTTCGTAACTTACAAATCTTGTACCTGCGCCCGACATCATAACATAAGGTGTAATTCCTAAACCAAGTAGCATGTCACCTTCTCCAGGGACTGTAACTAGTTTCATTTCGCCACCTTCGCTGTGTGTAATAACAACAGCATTGTTGTCATTTACAGTTGCACTTACATACGGAATGTTTGCGTCTGTAATTTTTGCAGCAATTGCGATTGCAGTATCAGCTGCTAAAGATTTCCCTTCAACACTAATTAATCCAGAAACATCACTACTAAACACAGCCGAACCTGGAGTTGTTGATGTAATAACCATTTGATAGTTATTGCCGTCAACAAAGTTTGATGAAGTAACAGGAGAACTTGTAATAGCAGTTGTACCTACTTTTGCTCTTTGGAAGATTTTAAATGTTCCTAATGGATTTGAATCTCCAGCAACATTACTTTGAATAAACAAATCACCTAATTGTAGGTTTTTTCCGCCGCCTGTTCTGTCTAATGATACAAGTGCTTCTTCCGCTGTTGGATAAATCGGTGCTTCAACAGAATCCCAAAGTTTTGACTCGTTGTTCCAACGCTTTACTCTCCAACGTGCGCCGCCATTTGGTGTAGTTGTTTTTAACCAAATACTTCCTGTTGGACGTCCGTTGTATCCTGTGCCTGTTTTAAACGTATCAGGAATTTCAGTATGTTTGCTAACTTGCACTGCTGGAATTAAATATTGCCCTTCGGAAATTCCTAAAAATTCTAATACCTTTGTCGAACTATTCGGTCCTGGTGCAAATGTAAGACTTGTTGTTGTCGAACCATTATTGTAAACAACAAGTTCTCCGCTAGCTACTGCTGCACTAACTCCTGATATACCAAGATCGTTAATTGATTGAGCAATTGCTGCAATATCGTCGTCAACTGCAACAGTGACTACAGTACCGTTTAATAAAAATACATCTGATCCTTCGTCAGTTGAATCGTCACCAAATACTGTTCCTGTCTTAGAGCTAGTAATAGTTGGAATTGATCCTTTCCATTCTTCAGAACCTAGTTCTAACCACCCTAATGTTGATCTATACCAAATAGTGTTTAAAGTAGTAACTGAAACCATTGCATAGTCGCCTATTACACCAATTGACCCTAGTGGAGTATAATCGCTGTTATCATAATCAACAACTTGTGTTTTATCTTCAATTACAATAGGAGTTTTTGCAACAAATGTTTGGCCACCTGAAACGCTCTCATCTGCGTTATTCCATTGCTGAATACCAAATACAGATGATGCTGTATCTAACCAATATGCCCCTTCATTTGGATATGCTGTTGGTGTTGACGAACGTGGAACAAGCTGTCCTAAATCAACCCCTGCTCTTACAACGTATGCTCTGTTACTTACTCCTAAGAACGAGTAAGCTGCTTGTAATCCATACTCATTTAATTCTGATCCATGAATTGGATTGTTGCTTGCATCTGTTTGAAATGCTGGGTCGCCAAATGTTTCAGCTAGATCTCTTTGAGATGTCAGTAAATAAGGTTTACCAACATTTTCTGCTAGTGTTCCTATTGCTGTTCCTGAGCCTGAAGCATTTAGTTTGTTCTCCTGTGATGCAACAAAAATTACTGGTACAGTTCCCGGTTCAGCTGGAGTATAAAAACTCTCATCTATAACGCTAACTTGTACACCTGGTGATACTAATGCCATTCTATTTCTCCTATTGGATAGTGTATTGTTTATTACATGTATTTACCAATTAAAAGAAAAAACTCTACACAAATACCGGTAAAAAAGGGACCGAAAAGGTGAGCTAAATACAATATGAGACCATTATGCAAGTGCGGACAACGTCCAGCAGCTATAAATTATAAAAAAGGAAAAAAAACTTACTATCGTAAACTTTGCGAAACGTGTTTACGTAATGGAGTCGGACATGGTATTCCTAAATGGAAGCAAGCAGGATATGAAAAGAAAACCACATGCGAAAAATGTGGGTATCGCTCAAATTATTCCGAACAGTTTAATGTATTTCACATAGACGGTGATCTAACTAATTGTCGGCCTAGTAATTTAAAAACTATATGTGCTAACTGTCAAAGGATTCTTCAAAAAACAGGGGTGAAGTGGAAGCAGGGAGACTTAGTCCCTGATTTCTAAAGATAGTACGCATAAGGATTGCTACGTTCTTTTCAAGACGAACTAAATCGCCATTGTTGTCAATAGTATAATCACACATCCATTGTTCGATGCTCATCGAGTCAGGATCTTCTTTAGGCAAATGATCTGTACGATCCACCCAAATAGCATAATCAAAAATTTGCTCATTTTTCATAGCAAAGTATTCACGTTTATTACGTAATCCGCAATAGATATTGTGTTCTGCAAATAAGTTACGTCCGAGGCGTGCTAGGTCATCTTTACAATAATCGTGAATCATGTTGTACCATAGTGTACGATGATTATGTCGATCTGCATAACATGCTTCTTCGTCTGCATAACCATACTTGTCTTTTAGCTCGTCGAATATAAACAGCTCAGAACAAAACTTAGAACTAGATTGGAATTTATATCCGTATGCTTCTAACATCTCGCATACAGTATCTTTGCCGTGACGGCCGTGTCCTACAACTAACAATTTAGGTAACATACAAACTCCTCTAAGAATATATATATTATAGCATCTTAGTTTAGCTTGTCAACCTTAATCGTAACCTAAAACAGCAACTTTGTTTATTTCTTCTGCTTCTCGCTCTGCCCATGCAGCAGGAAATCCTCTTTCATGCACACAGTTTTCGTGGTTGCCCCAGATGCGTTTCATATACGAATCGTATATTCCTTCTACATCTTTATCTGACCATGATTGGGGGATTAATGAACCTTTTACTATCCAGTAAAAGCGGTTGGCTTCTTTACGTACAAATGGACTGCACATGGTGGGACCTCCTTGTTATATTGTATTTACAACATATGTAAATGTTAGCGTAAACTCAAGGTGTTTTTAAGTCATTGAAATTATTAGATTATTTTTTTTAATGATTTCAATAAGTTAGCCGATAGTAAATCCGTAACCAATACCGCCCGAAACTTGCTCGATAACATCTTTTTCAAGTTTTTCAATCTCTGCCATAGCTTCGTTTTTTAAATCATTTCCGTTAAGTGTTGATCCGCCTTGTGGGCCTGCAATAGTAGCAAACTTACTACGTGCTTCACCTAACATATATTTGCAGGTTGCAAGTGTGTAGTCTTTAATCCATTGCTTTGCTAGATAATCACTTAATAATTGTTCGTCAGGTCTATAATTATAACACATCATCAATAATGTTTCGTTAGTTCTTGGACGCTGTAATAATGTTAATTTATGTGTTGCTGAATTCCATTTAAATTCAATAAACGATCCAAACATGCGCCCTACTAATTCTTGATATTGACTAAACATATCATATGTTGCTAGGCCGCCCATGTTACTGCTTGATAGTAAATAAGTGTTTGTGTATGCAAGGTTAAACGGTTCGAATAGTGTACCGCCATCGCCGCCGCCTGTGCGTGATCCAATCGATCTACGGAAAATTTTACGAACTTCAATTACTTCGTTTGGCAATGTATATTCATTTTGATCTTTGTCAGTATCTAAAAATATATATGATTCTTCGACACTGTTATCAGAACGTTGACGAAATTTAGATAGTGCTTTCTCTAATGCAGTATTATAATGTATTGGATCTAGCTCAACATCAACCATGCCGCCGCCTAACATTGCATTAACATAGTCAAAAATTTCTTGTGTTTGTGTTGCCATAATTTATTCTCCGTATAGTATTTATCTTTCGATAAATATGTATATGCCAAGATTAAGTTTATACAAACCAGAGCGCGGTAATGATTATGAATTTCTAGATAAACAAATTCTAGAAATGTTTACTATTGGCGGGACTGATATACACATATACAAGTATATAGGTACCGACGACGGAACAACAGTAAAAGATCATACCCAGATACAAGATCTAATGTTTCTAGAAAATAGAGACAGAAAGTACGATCCAGATATTTATCGACTTAGAGGAATATACAATGTGCAAGACATTGATTTTGACTTAAGCCAATTTGGTTTGTTTTTATCAAATGACACATTGTTTATGACTATACATATTCGAAGTAGTGTTAAAACAATTGGGCGAAAAATTATGCCTGGGGACGTTTTTGAACTACCGCATTTAATAGACGAATATGCTGAAAATGATGCTAGTGTTGCATTAAAAAGATTTTATGTTGTAGAAGATATTAATAGGGCAGCAGAAGGATTTAGTCATACTTGGTATCCGCATCTATATCGTGTTAAATTAAAACAAATATACGACGGACAAGAATTTAAAGATATATTAGATTTGCCTGCTAACGAAGAAGAGCCAGAAGGCGATAGTTTGAGAGATATATTATCTACTTATGAAAGAGAAATGAATATTACAACAGGTGTTATACAAGAAGCAACAGATGAATTAGATAAAAGCGGTTATGATGTTAGTCATTATTTTTCTGTTGCTGTCGACGACGATGGTATTGTCGAACTATCTCAAGTTAAAGATGTAGACGGATTGTCGACAATGGCTGCACCGGACAGAGCCGGTTATAAAGGTTATATAATAGGCGACTCAATTGCACCTAATGGCGGAACTTTTGGCTTTGGAACACAATTTCCAGCAGACCCTGAAAGTAATGATTATTTTTTAAGAACAGATTTTTTACCTAACAGATTATTTCAGTTTAAAAATAATAAATGGAATAAAGTATATGATGTAAAACGTGCATTTGTTTACGGCGATGACGATACAAATACACAAAAAGGTAACTTTATTAATAACACTAATACAAACAATATTGCAGGTGAAGAAGTAGCTGAAAGACAGTCTTTGTCTAAAGCACTTAGACCTAAGGCAGATAACTAATGCAACATTTTTATGACGGACAAATACGTAGGTACTTAACACAAATAGTTAGATTATTTGGACAATTTAGTTATAAGGACGGACAAGGTCGGTTAGTACAAGTACCAGTAACATATGGTGATTTAACTCGACAAGTTGGTAGCATAATGCGAGATAACTCGGAAAATAAGTTGCCAAGTGCTCCCCGGATGGCAGTATATATCACTGGTTTAGAAATGGACACTACACGATTAGCTGATTCAAGTTACGTTAACAAAATGAATATACGAGAACGTGCGTTAAATGAAAACGGTGACGAATATCTTAATGCAGGCGGAAAAAATTATACTGTTGAGCGATTAATGCCTACACCTTATACACTTACAGTTAACGTAGATATTTGGAGTACTAACACAGATCAAAAACTACAGCTATTAGAGCAAATTTTTATGTTGTTTAATCCAAGTTTAGAAATACAAACTACTGATAATTATATAGACTGGACAAGTTTAAGTGTATTAAATATGGAAAACATTACATTTTCTAGCAGAAGTATACCAACCGGTACCGAATCCGAAATTGACGTAGCTACTATTTCACTAACTACTCCTATTTTTATTAGTCCACCTGCAAAAGTTAAAAAGTTAGGAGTCATAACTAAAATTATTACAGCAATATTTAATGACAATGGACTAGAAGTTAATATTGACGAAAATGCTTACACACAAAGTTTAGTCGAACAGAAAATTAAAGAAAATGAAGATACTACTAAGGTAAATATTCAGCCAGACGAAGCACTTACTAACGAATCAGCACTAGTTGTAACTACATATCAAGATTATGATTTAGAAGTACTTGACGGAGTTGCAAGATTAATGAAAAACGGAATTGCAGGGAAAACTAATTGGACACAGTGGCTTCTTGCTCATCCAAGTACTTTTGAGCCCGGAATTACACAATTAAGATTACAGCGATCAAACGACTTAGATATTGTGTTTACAATTGATTCAGTTGACAATACAGACGAAACTAAATTAATATTACAAAGTCCTGATGTTGAAACATTACCAGCTGACAGTATTATAAACGGTCCAGGCGGTGATAAAACGTATGTAGATTTTATTATAGATCCTCAGAGATTTGATCCAAGACAAGTACAGGACTCATCATCAAGTAATCGACTATTATTGTTAGGAAATATTGGAAATGCTGATAATTCTAACGGAGCTGAAGCTTGGAAAAATGCAGATAATACAGACTTTGTTGCCAGTGAAAATGATATTATCGAATGGGATGGATTAAATTGGCATATTGTATTTGATGCTAGTGAGAATCTGTCAGAAGAATTTGTTACAAATATAAACACACAAACACAGTATAAATGGACTGGAGAATATTGGATACTCTCTTACGAAGGCGAATATCCAAATGGCTCTTGGAGGATTTCATACTAAGATAATTATTAGTATGAAAGAAATTGTTTGTAGTGGAGCCCTCGTATATTCTTTAAAAACAAAAATGTTTCTATTTTTGCACAGAGCAAATGGAAGCCGAAATAACGTATGGGGGTTAGTTGGCGGCACTAATGAAGGAAAAGAAACTCCGTGGGAAGGTCTTCGTCGTGAGATATCTGAAGAAATTGGCGAAATTGATATAAAGAAAACTATTCCTTTAGAAACTTTTGTAAGCAACGACGAACACTTTCAGTTTCATACTTATTTGTGTGTTGTTGAAAACACATTTATACCAAAATTAAACAACGAACACGACGGCTTTGCTTGGGTTACTTTCAACAAGTGGCCAAAGCCTTTACACTCCGGTCTTCAAAGTACACTATCTCGTAAAAGTAATATAACAAAATTAAAAACAGTAATTGACGTAATAAATTTACTTGACTAGATATAATAAAGGTAGTATAATAAACTATGAATAAAGTTTTAGTTCTCGGAGATATTATCAATGACAAATACATTTACGGAACTTCAGATCGATTAAGTCCTGAAGCTCCAGTTCCTGTAGTTAAACAAATTTACACAGATGAGATTGCAGGTGGAGCAGGACTAGTATACGACAATCTAATAAATTTAGGTGTAGATGCTCATATACTCGATTATGATCAACCGAAATGTACAAAAACTCGTATAATTTGTGACGGTCATTATATATCAAGAATTGACGACGATCATATTGCAGATAGTTTTGACATTCTTGAAAACTTTGTTAAAATGGATTTATCCGAATACAAGTATGTAATTTTTAGTGATTATAATAAAGGTGTACTTGACAATGTAGAAAAAATGATTGCACATTGTAACAAGTTTGACTGTAAAGTAATTGTTGACCCAAAAAGACACGCAAAACACTATAAGGGTGCTTGGTTAGTAAAGCCTAATAATAAAGAGTTTAACGAGTTTGAGTTTAATAAATGGCATAACAACATTATAGTTACAAATGCCGATAAACCTGTTACTGCTGAATTTGACTCTAAGAGATATATATCAGTTACTGACCCTGTTGAAGTAAATGATGTTACTGGTGCTGGAGATTGTTTTCTTGCTGCATTTGTTTATGCACTAATAAACAATTTTGATTATCAGAAAGCATTAGATTTAGCAAATAGGGCATCGACAGAAAGTGTTAAGCATGTAGGTACATATACATTAACTTTGCAAGATTTAAGTAGGAAAACAGTTTTTACTAACGGTTGTTTTGACATATTACATACTGGACACCTTACACTACTTAAAGAAGCTAAAAGCATGGGAGATAAATTAGTTGTCGGTCTTAATAGCGACCATAGTGTGCAATTAAATAAAGGGCAAGACCGTCCGTTTAATTCAGTTAGTGTTAGAAGAGAACAATTAGAACTCCTTCCATATGTTGACGAAATTATAATTTTCGATGACGAAACACCATACGAATTAATTAAAAATTTAAAACCAGATCTAATTGTAAAAGGCGGTGATTATTCTGCTGGAGATGTTGTAGGACATGACATTGCGCCTGTACATATTATTCCAACAGTAGAAGGTCATTCTACAACAAAAATTTTAGAGAATAAAAAATGAAAATATTAATTACAGGTCACAAAGGATTTATAGGACAAAATCTAACTTTAGCGTTACAAGACGAACATGAGTTGTTTGGGTACGAATGGCAAGATGAAATGCTTCCAGAAGTAGAAGGATATGACTGGGTTATACATTTAGGTGCAATATCTAGTACTACTGAGAACAATGTTGATAAAATTATGTTACAAAATTATGAATTTAGTAAATGGTTATTTAATCAATGCAATACAAAGGGAGTAAATTTTCAATATGCCTCTAGTGCAAGCGTATACGGACCATATGAAAAATTTGGCGAAGATGACCCTAAGCAGCCGCAAAGTCCATATGCATGGAGTAAGTACTTATTCGATCGATGGGTGCTAGGGTTATCTAATCGTAATGTTGTTGTACAAGGTTTTAGATATTTTAATGCATATGGACCTTTTGAAGAACACAAAGAAAACCAAGCAAGTCCTATTACTAAATTTACAAAACAAGCAGAAGATACTAGTACTATTGAGTTATTTGAAGATAGTGACAATTACAAACGAGATTTTATATATGTAGGCGACATTTGTAAAATACACAAACAACTGCTAAAATCTGATATATCTGACATTTACAATATCGGAACAGGCAAAACTACAAGTTTTCAAGATGTTGCTGAAATAATTTCTAAAAAACACAATGCTAAAATAAAGTATATACCAATGCCTGATAAATTAAAAGGGCAATATCAAGAATACACATGCGCAGATATTACTAAATTAAGTAATGTTACAGATCTAAAATTTACAACAGTAGAGGAGTACATAAATGGATCAACCAACTAGACTAAGCGGTGTAGATAAAAAAGGCTGGGGCTACGAAATGATTTGGGCAACTAATGATTTATACTGTGGAAAAATTATGGTCTTTACTAGAGAAATGGCTAAGACAAGTATGCACTTTCATAAAGAAAAAGACGAAACTTGGTTTGTAAATAGTGGAAAATTTAAAGTTGCGTATATTGATACAAAAGATTCTACATTACACGAAAAAGAATTAAAGGAAGGCGAAGTGTGGCGTAATCCTCCATTGCAGCCACATCAATTAATTTGTTTAACAAAAGAAGGCAGTGTTACTGAAGTTAGTACGCCTGATTCAGTTGAAGACAATTATAGAATTGCGGCTGGAGATAGTCAAACACTAGTTAACTCTGGAGAGTAATATGAGTTATAATATGTGGGGTAATACTCCTGTTACTAAATCTAAAACTTCCCAAATTAAATATAGTACTGATAAAGAAAAAGACGACTACAATATTCCTTACTATGACACTGTACACAACATTGCTCCTAAATGTGTGATTGGTCTAGACAGAGACGGTGTTATTAATGTTGATAGAGGCGAGTACACTTACAAGGTAGAAGACTTCGAACCTATTTCGGGAAGTTTAGAAGCAATTGCTAAACTTCGTCGCTTAGGACATAAAATTGTTATAATTACTAATCAAGGAGGTATAGGCAAAGGTATCTATACCCAAAACGATGTAAACACTGTCCATAATCATATGTTTGAGTTACTAGGCGAAGCCGGATGCGCTAGTATTGATGCACTATATTATAGCGAAACAAGTGCAAGATGGGATCAATTTGCAAAACCTAATACCGGCATGTTTAAAAGATGCGAAGAAGAATTTTCTTTTATTAAATTTAAAAGAGGATTTTATGTCGGTGACAAAATATCTGATTTAAAAGCTGCATTTAAAATAGGAGCAAAGCCTGTACTAGTAAAAACTGGTTACGGGTTAGAAACATTAAAAGAACTTAATAAATTTAGTAATCAAAAAATTAAGAAAAAAACTATTATCTTTGACGATCTAGCTAGCTTTGCTGAATGGTTAGCTTCTCGATAGCAACACCAAAATTTGCACTAATTGTTGATCTTAGTTGTGATGATTTATGTGTTGATACATAATGATCTAGACTTGAAGGAAAAAATATAATATCTCCTTCTTCTAACGGTGGTGTAACTCTTCTTCCAAAATATGGCGGAGTACCAGTAAATGCTTGTGCAAGATGTACTGGAAATTCTTCATAATTTGATTTATAAAAAGAAAATTTTGCACTTTCTTCGGGCAGTTTTAACATATATGCACAACTAATTAATAAGTTGCCGCCACCGTGTGAATGAACTTCTTGATATTGTCCTTCGTCGTATCTATTAATCCAGGCTTGGGCATACATGTTATCTTTCCCCCATTCTGACAATCCAATTGCATCAGAATAGTTATCAACTTCTTTATATACATTTTCAAAAAATAATTGCCACGGAAATTTTTCATTCTTATCATCATTTTGAATAGTTGTTCTACATTCACAGTCCCAAAATGTTGATATGTCAAAATTTTCTTTATTTTCAATAAAGGGCATAAACCCCTCTACTATTTCTTCATGATTTGGCATTTTAGTTTTATATACCGGAGTTCCAAATATTAGATTAAGACTCATTTGCTGTTATCCTTATTAGTTTACCATTTTCTGGCAAATATAAATAGTTAATGTCACTTTTTGAAAGTGTTATAAATGCATCTTCTAGTGTTTCGACTAATGGGTCTCCTCCTAAATTAAAACTAGTATTAAAGATAATAGGACATCCAGTTTTTTCTTTAAAAGTTTTAATAATATCATAGTAATGTGGATTTTGTTCTCTGTTTACAGTTTGAATACGACAGGTTCCGTCTACGTGAATAATAGCAGGAATCTTTTCTTCAACGCCGGGTAGACAGTTAACAGCATACATCATTGTAGGCGAACTTTCCATGCCACGTAAGTCAAACCATTCGTGTACATCTTCTTCTAAAATACTACCAGCAAATGGTCGAAAATATTCACGATGCTTAACCATATTAACAAAATCTTTACCATGAGGGTCAGTTGGATCGTACATAATACTTCTGTTACCTAATGCACGAGGACCGTTTTCTGATCTTCCTTGAAACAATGTAACAATATTTTTGCTTGTAATTAAATCAATTACATCTTGATGGGTTGCATCTGTAACCGTAGCATTATACTTTGTTGCTAATTGTTCTATATCACTGTCGACAATATTGTATTTAGGACCTAAATACACATTATCTGATTGTTTTTCAATTTTACTGTCCTTAGTAATACTTCTGTATAACCATAATGCTGCACCCATAGCTGTACCACCGTCATTTGACACTGGTTCTACATAAAGATTTATATCATCGTCTAATTCTTTTAAATAATGATAGTTTGCAACACAATTTAATCCATATCCTCCACTGACAACAATATTTTTAATGCCAGTATTTTCAACAGCATCTTTTATTAATTTTGTAACTGCTGCTTGAGATTCAACTTGTACAGCATATGCTAAATCTCGTCGATTTTGTTCTTGTGTAGCGTCTTCTTCGCCTTTGTCAATTAAGTAACTATAATAGTGTTCGTTTACAATAGATCCATTTGGGTATCTTGGTACAAATAAATTACGATTACTTAACGGAGCACCAAAATCTGATTGATAATCAAAGATAGGCGGAATATCATCGTTAGAGTTGCCGTATGGAAATAACCCCATAGTTTTACCTGCTTCAATTGCATCCCATCCACAATACTCAGTAACGCCTTCATAGCACTTTACAATTCCAGCTCTATCATGCAATGCACACGGAAATTTATCACCTGTTGGATTTCCAAATATATCTTGGTCCGGTGCATCCATAGGCATTAATGGCATATAGTCTCTACATCCTAATGTCTTAAAAAGTGTTTTAATATTATCAGGATATGAGCATTCGTAAATAGTTTCTGTTTCCCACATACTTTTTATTTGGTCATCAGCTTCAATAGCAAACTCTGTACCTGCACCGTCGACAATAACTGCAATAGCCTTTTCAAAACCTGATCTATAAAAAGCTAACGAAGCATGCATTTTATGATGAAGTTTAGATACGTCAATTACTTGCGGATGTGGTTCCCATGGAGGATGATAATCAATTAATCCAACTTTACGAGCAAGTGCAGTCATATAATCTTCAGCTGTGTAGTCAATCTTACCTGCTGTTTGTTCGATAGTTTGTGTGTGTGAAATAACCATATAATCTAGCTTGTCTGTATATTCTAATATTTTTAGAATAGACGCTAGAGGTCCACCGTCGTATTTTTTTCGAGTTAATCGTTCTTCTTCAATAGAAAAAACAATTTCACCGTCTTTAAGTAAACATACTCCGGCGTTGTGGCCTCTAGAAAGGCCTGCTATCCACATGCTCATAGATTTCCTCCATTATTCATCTGTTCGTTAGGTGGTTTTGGTGTAGTCTTTATTGATTTCCCTACACGATTTTTAATTGATTTAACAATATCATTAACATGTTCTTTACTCATATTCATAGCTTTATCATTCAACCTGTCGGGCTCTTCTTCTGTAGATACACGTATTGGACTATATACTCGTCGTCCGTCTCCAACGTCAAAGATGTCAACATCTTTGTCGTTAACATATGATGTATTAATAGGGTAAGTACTACCTGTTATTACTGTAGCAGTAGTTCCAAGAGACTTTGCTATATGTTGCCCTACACTATCGCAACCTAAGAAATGATCTGCTTCTTTAATTACTCCGGCCCATATTCTTATATCCGGTATTTGCGGCTGTGCTAAAGGAGTAGGATCACCATCTTCGTTATATAAAGGTAATGGCAATTCACTCATAATAATTACACCGTAATCTTGTTTTAATTGATTAGCAATATCTAACATGTCGTCAGCTCTAAAACTTCTAGATGTTTGATCAATGAGTGTTTCTTCAACGCCTCTACCAAATGGTTGAATTACAACTACCTTATTAAATCCAGTAACAGACTTAACTTCATCAACAACTGTTTTTCCATTATATTCTTCTGCTTTGTTAAGATATATAGACGGTATATGTACTTCTCTAATTCCCTGTTTGTTAATTTCAATATCAAATGCTTGTGCTAAACTGCACTTTTGATTATAATATTCCCAAATACGATAAGGCTCAGGACTTACACAATTTCTGTCTTTAATATATTGCTCAAATAATCCTTTATGCCACGTATCGTATGCACGGTTATGCAAAGTTGGATGACCTTTATAAAAATCAGTTCCGCCCTCGCACACAATAATAAAATCATCGTTAGGATTTTCTTTTTCGTAAAGTTCTAATGCTGGTATTGATGTTATAACACGGCCTGCGCCGCCGTTGATAAAGAAAGCTGTTGATCTTGTCATTAAGGATACCTTTTTGTAATTACAAAATATTTATAGTACCTTCTTACAAATAAATTTAGATCTGGCACAAAAAAAGGCTTGTTGCCAAGCCTTTTAAAGTAAGATTTTTAAATTATATATTAATCGTCTAGACCGTAATCGTCATCTAATTCTGCACATTCAGGCCAGCATGAATCAACAAAAATCATATCAATTCCTGCTTCTGCCATTTTTTGTGGGAAATCTCTGAGAAGCTGTTTATATGTTTCTATACCTGCTGCTCTATCAGGGTCTACAACAGCAAAAGTCATTGCCGGAACATCAGCTTCGGCTAGTCTTTCATTTCTCTCTACCTTAATACTTTTCCAAGTTCGTGTTTCACCTAATACATCACTATTAGTGTTTTTGTATAAATCGAGTTCGCCTGTTTCGAAGTTCCAGCGTGTCTTTTTATCGTCATATAACTCGTCTGGATGAATTGGATATTCGTATGAAAAATAGCCATAACCGTCAATTGGAGTTTCTGGGATTGTTTTTTCGCTAGGTGTTTCTTCCCATTCTTCCATGTCCATATAGTTATTATGATAATCAGATAATACTTCTGCTCCTAACGGATCCTTTGTAGCATCCAACTTAATAATTTCTACTTCTCCAGGAAGATTTGTAAAATCACTAGTTTCGAGACGTACTTCAAATTCTCTCAATACCGTTTCAAACTCTCCATTTCTATCTAACTCTTCATCGTCTTTATTAACATACATATACAAATATCTAGGACCTTTATATACCATGTCAATTGTTTCAGTTTCTTCACCGTCTAAGTAATTACTAATAGGACAGTCGTATGTGTAATTAACCTCAACCCATTCAGTACCATGTTCGTCGGTTAATTCGAGAGTGCGATAATCAACTACTTCACTTTCTAGTTCTTCGTTATCAATATTATCATTCATTATCATTTATCTCCAAGTAATTCTTACTAATCCAGGGTTACCAGGTGTTCCACGACAGTTTCCTAAGTCTTGGCCGCATACCGCTTTAATTAAGTTAGATCCTGCTTTAGCAATTTGTCTAAATCCTCTACAGCAATTTGTACAACCACAGTACTTAGTACCTGTTTGCATCGAATGCATATGTCCGTTTTTTATACCCCAAGATTCAGAAATACCAGACGAACGTGATGCACAGTTAACATTTGATCGATATCTATTAAAATAAGGTTCGTTACCTAAGTCAACGAAATCCCATTTACAACCAATACACAGTCCGTTGTTACACATGCCGTCTGTTCTGTTACCTTGGTTAATACAGTAACATACACAATAGATATTATATCCACCTCGGCCACCTGTCATACACGTACAACATAATCCTGAACCACTAACCCATGATGTGCAACCCCTTGGCGCATCACAACATGCAGTAAAACAACCACATCCGTTGTTTGTTGTCCCGTTACCGCCTGCACCTACACAGAAGTTATAAGTACATCCCGGTACAAACTGTCCGTCAATTCGTCTAATAGTTTTTGTGCCATAATAACCGCTTAACGCACCACAACTAGCAATGTCGCAAAAACAGTTTCTACAACAAAATCCAGCGCCACTGCCGCCGCCGCTCCATACTTCAAATTTTATTTCTGAAGCACATGTTGGTGCAGTCCAAGTACCACAACGTCCGCAGTGTGATCTACATCTGTGTGGTCCGCAACACACCATACATGTGTTATAGCACTGAAACATTCCGCCCGATGTGACGCCTTGTGTTCTTTGGCAAGTTCCGTTTGGGAACCTAATACCATCTACATATAAACAAGTAGCCATTTATTTGTCTCCCTTTAATGTATTTATTTGTTCTTTTAATTCTTTAATTGCTTCAACTAATAAAGGTACAATTCTTTCGTATTGCAGCGTTATATAATTTTCGCCTGAAATACTTTCACCTTCTTCGCCCCTATCAAAAGGTGCATCATGTATTACTTGTGGAAGAATTGCTTGTACTTCTTGAGCAATTAAACCTACTTCTTCAACTTCAGCGTTAAAGCCGGCTGCAATTGCTGTTTCGTTCCAGTTATATGTTATACCATTAAGTGACATAACTTTATCCAATGCACTATCGATGTTTTTAACATTTGTCTTAAGTCTTTTATCTGACGTGTTTGAAATAATGTTTTCAGTAGCAGTAATACGTCCTGCAACGTTTGGATCAGCTGTGTTAACACCAATACAACGTATACTTGTCATATTCTTAGATGAGTCAATAACATCTGAGCCTGCCATTTGGAATGACCCAACATTTATGTTACAGCCCGTGTCATCTTTAATTTGGAACCAAATTTTATTTGAATCTTCTGGCTCTCTAAAGTCTAATCCTTCAGGAGTTGCTCTAATTTCTGCATCAACGCCTGCGTCACTTGATCCGTTAAATGTAATACTTGGATTAGCAGTACCGTATAAGTTAATAAGGCCTCTATTAATATTTAATATGCCATTCATGGTATGTGTATCACTTGTAGCATTACCTAGTGTACCATTACCGTTGTAACTAAAATTACCACTTGCACTTAAAGATGTAAAACTACCTGAGCTTGCACTACTAGCACCAATTGACATATTGTTAATTGTACCACTGCCTGGATTTAGTGTTAAAGACCCTGCAGGTGAAATTGTAACTGTACCTGTTCCTGTTGGCGATAGTGTAACATTTTTATTTGACGGACTAAATGTAACTGTGTCGTTTGCAGTTAGTGTAGTAAATGCACCTGTGCTTCTTGATATGTTACCAATTGCACCTACAAAGCCGCCTCCTGAGTAAACACGTTTAGCAATACTTGCACCGCCTTCACAACGCAATTGACCTGTGTCGCCTGTTGCATTTGTTGCATCGCCTGTTCCTGTAATATCAACAACACCACTTGCATTAACGCTTGTAAATGTGCCGGTGTTACTGCTTACGTTACCAATTGGACCTTGAAAGCTACCTGAATAAAGTGCTCCGCTTACACCTAAGCCGCCTGTTATGACCAGTGTACCGCTTGTAGTATTAGTTGATGCTGTATTTTTTGTAAACGTTACTGCATCACTTGCAGTTAATGTTGTAAATCCGCCTGCTGCTTTTGTAGTTCCGCCAATTGGTGTGCCGTCAATTGACCCTGCATATAATGCACCACCAATGCCAACTCCACCTGTAACAACTACAGCTCCGCTACCTGTTCCTGAGCTTGCTGTTGAAGAACTAAAAGTAGTATTTCCACTTGCTGATAATGTAGTAAATCTACCTGTACCCGGAGTAGTTGCGCCAATATTTAATCCATCAATAGTTCCTGCACTGTCCGAACTAATAGATACAGTATCACCTGAGCCAATTACAACTGGTCCTTCTGGATCAATGGTAACTGCGCTAGTTGCCCCTGTAGGTGATAGTGTAACTGTTTGACCATTTGTTGTAAAAGAAATATTACCCGGAAATGCTGTTTCTTTTCCTGCATCACCTATCGAAAGTGTTCCTGTAGACGAACTTAATGTTAAGTTACCTGAAGGTCGAATAGTTGCTTGTCCACCTGGCTGAATTGAAACGGAGGATTGTGGACTAATGTCAACTGTACCTGTGCCTGTAGGTTTTAATTGTACATCTTGGTCTGCTGGGTTAAGTTCTACTGGGCCATCTGCATTTAGTACATCATTAAATGTAACTGGTAATTCAAATACTGTAGTACCTGCTAACGCACTTGTCAGTACGTAGTTTGCACCATCTGAAGTTAATTGGTATGTAGAGTTTGTTGGAATATCTACTGACGATCCAAGTGTTACACCGTTACCTGTAATTTGTCCTGCTGATGTAGATATAGTAATCATGTCAGCAGTAGCATTATAAAATGTTTGTCTACTGCCTGGGAAGAACACCGGACTTACCATTGTAACAGTATACCCTGGTGTTCCAGTTAAACTAATAATTCCACCTGTAAACGCATAGGTGAATTCAGTTTCGCCATCTACTTCCAGTGTTTGTGGTGCTGTATTATAACGTGCCATTCTTTATTCCCCTATCGATTACGTTGTTGATGTTTCGATGCCATAGACTGTTACTCCAACATTGCTTGCATTAGTATTTACTACTATATTTAGCCCGCCTTGCATAACTAACCCTGTACGTTCAAAAACACCGTTTGGAATAATAATTGTATTCCATTCGACCCATTCTTCGTCTGTAGGTATGCCTGTTGTTGCCATTGCCAATTTCATCGAAATCGCTGCTTCATTTCTATTAGTAATAGAAACGTTTGCTACTGCATATGTACCGACTGGAACAGTATATACAGTGGTATCTGTATCTGCCGTTAAGTCTTGTACTCCTAGTCTTCCTGTTGCCATTTTTTATCTCCGTCCTTTTATCTAGATAAGAAGTATCCAAGTGCTACTGGAGCTCCGTCAATACCACCTGTAAAATTCATTTTCGCTTTAATATTTAGCTGTCCGCCGCTTGTTGTAGTAATTTCGTCATTTGCAATAAACACAACACCTGCTGTTAATGTGTTAACGTTTAGACTTGACTGACCACCACCAATCTGTGCTGTAATATAACTCTTAATAGCACGTTGTGTTGGAACAATACTATCACTATTTTCAGTAAAGAACGGGTCTGTACTAAACTGTGTAATAATAGCCGATCCAATACCAACAGCAATACCACCAAGTTGCAATGACTGCAATCCTGCTAAGTTAAATGCATCAGCATCCAATGTCGCAGTACCTGTGGACTGTTGGACTCCAAACAAGCCACCAACGTTAAAGTTACCATCTTGGTCAGTACTTGTAAAGAATACTCGTCCGCCGCCACTGCTTAACTGTTGTCTATCAATACTTGCTGTTGTAATATCAACAAACGGATAGTTTGTTTTAGCTTGGTTGCCTGTACCAATATACAAGAAGTCATGTCCTGTTAGGCGTACTTGCGAATATTTGTTAGTAGTTGTAATTTTAGTTCCGTCCTTAGGAGCATTAAGTGTATTAAGTCCTGGACTAATTTGGAACGTTGCTGTGTATTCACCCGGTTGTCCAATAACATTACTAATTGTAACCAATTTATACCATCTGTTTAGAATATTATCAAATACAACGTTTGAGCCTGGCTCTGGTAATTCAAATAATCCACGTAATGATATAAATGTACTTGGCTGATACAAATCAGCATTACCGTCGCCGCCTAATTCAGCAGTTGCAGTAGTATATCCTGCACCTCTATTAGTAAATGACGGTTGTGCTAATGTTCCACTTCTAATTCTTGGATTTACTGCTACTTCTACAGTTGCGTTTGGATCTCCAATTGTTACAGAAGGGCCTGCTTGGAATATTATTGTTCCAATATTATTTGCGTTAACCGATGTAATGTCAAACGGATCACTTCCTTTAATTAACGATACTTCAATAGTAGTACTTGTTGGTATGTCGGAAATATAATACACAACTTCTGAATCTAATCCAACTGCATCAATATCACTACCGTCAAATGTAATTGGTTGACCAATAAACAAGTTTGATGTTGTGTCTACTTCAATAGTATTTGGTGCTGTTGTACTTACAATGTTACCTTCGGGGAATCCTGAGCCTGGTTCTCTTAACGTAAACTGTACAATATTATCATCGTCAACATAAGTTCTACCATTCGGTCTAGCACCAGTTTCAATCCATCTTGCGTCATTAGATCCACTTCCTGTTACAGCTACCCATAATGGAGTATTTGATGTGTTACCAAATGCTATTCCTGCATAACCTGCTGTTCCTCCAATTGTTCTATCTGTCCAAATTACACCATCTTGTGAAGTTGCAAAAATTCCTCCAGATGATCCACTTGCAAGGAATAAACCTTGTCCGTATTCTACTGTTTCCCAGTCATTTGGATTACTAGAAATATTAGCAAGAGATGTTGATCCTGCAAACCAGTTTTCACCAAAGTCATAACTTATAGCTTGGTCACCGCTGCTGCTTATTGCAACAAATCGACCGTTACCGTAAACAACTTTTTTCCAATCTGTTTCTGTACCAGGTAGTGATCCGCCTGCAGTCCAAGTAATACCATTGGAACTATACGATGTAAATCCGTTGTCGTTAATTGCAACAAACCTTGTACTTCCGTATGCAACACTTACAAAATCACCAGCTGCTGGTGTTGTATTAGTTCTTGACACCCAAGTAATACCGTCAGTTGACGTTCCTGCACTTCCTGTGCCTCCTGCACCGCCAACTACAGTCCACGTACCATTACCATATGCAATATCTGCTATTCCTGAGTTTGGTAAAGGATTGCCAACTGTCCAAACTGCATTAGCTGCATCTGACTGCAACAAATATGCATTGTTAATAGAACCCGGTGCTATTGCTACCCATTTTGCATCAGTATCTGTAATAGTTACTGTTGGAGCACTAGTGTAGCCGCTGCCTCTTAAAGGATTATTATCTTCATCTTCATCAATGCTAATAATTGTTACGCCTTGATTTTCTGTAATAGCAGTTACTTGAGCTTGTGTGCTTGCGCCACCGCCGGAAAGTGTCACTGTTGGAGCACTTAAATATCCTCTACCGCGAGCATTTACAATAATTTCTGTAACTCTGTCAGTTTCTGCTGTTACTGTTGGTGCTGCTGCGTAACCAGCTCCTGTACTTGTAATAATAATGCTTTGAATCGATCCGTCTTTAACAGTTGCAACAGCACTTGCGCCGCCGCCGCCTTGGACTGAAGTAAACACAATAGTTGGTGCAGTTACAAATCCAGTTCCGCCATTAATTACATTTATTCTTGCAATCTGTGTTGGTCCTGGAAGACCAATACTATTAATCTCACCTAGTTCTGCTTCAAGTACTGCACCCGAACCACCTAGTCCGCCAACAATAGCAGTTGCAATTGCGCCGTCGCCTCCGCCGTATGCACTTGCACTCCAATTGCCTGTTGCTGGTAGTACGCCACCTTGTATCCAAGTCTTACCGTCTAGTGAGTAGTTAGTTTGTGTACCATTATTTGGAAATGCTACATATCTACCAAGAGCATATTCAACTCTATCAAAACCAATGGCATCTGCTGTTGTACTAGAATTAGTTGTAAATCCTGGCTCTGTATAATGAACCGAAGGTTCAATTGTATAACCTGTTGTTAAGTTTAATTCAACTTCTGCCAACTTGCCCGGAATAACATTGTCCCATCCTGCAACATACAGTTTAACAGACTGTCCTACTGTAGTTGTAAGCGTTACTGCTGCTCCTCCTTCTTCGTCACTTAACTGAATAGTTCCGTCTAAGTTATTAGTAATAACATAGTAAACGCGACTTGGAGTTGTACCTGCATCAAGTCCACCTACTGCTTCAGCAACATAAACTGGGTCGTTTACACTAAGTTGCTCGTAATTTCCTGTAATTGTAACAATATCAGTACTTGCAGTTGTTCCAGTAATTGTAAACGGATCAATGCTTGGTTTATAAACTGTTGCATTTTTTGTACCGTTGTTAAACGCTAATATTTTAGCATATTGTCCAACTCCTGTACCTGCTGTTATTTGTGCATTCATTCCTACATATGCAGTACTTAAAGCAAAATCAGTTGCAGCGAGTTGCAAGTGTACAGCACTGCCGCCCTGTGCAACGTTTTGTGCAGTAATATAATCAGAGCCGCCAATTCCGTTACCGTCGTTTAGATCAATAATACGTGTTTCAACAACAGCTCGGTCACGGAACTCGTCTACTTTAACGGCTGCATTAAATCCAGTACCGCTAATAGCAACTTCGGCATTAGTGTATCCTGTACCCACGTTTGCAAATTCAAAACCAAGTACTTCTTCTTCACCGTCAGTTGGTACACCGTAAATTATTGCATCTTGAGAAAGGTTATCAATAGTTGCTGTAATTGGTTCTTCACCAGTGTCAGTACCTTCAGCAATAACACCGTATGTACCGTAAGAACTGTTACCATTTGTTGCACGAATTCTTCCGCCAAAGTCTGCTAAGTAACCTGAATAGTTATAATATGCGAATACTGAAACAAGCTCTGTTAGTGAGTTGTTACCACTACACCATACTCCAATACCGTCACTTAGAATCTGTGTAAAGTCGTTACTAACAATTGATCTGTTACCGCCTGAATGGATAGCACCGTCAATTTTACAACCTACGCATCCTACACCAAATGTTGATACGTTTTGTACATAACACGATTTATTAGTTACCCAGGCTTCAGTATCATTTGGACCAAACCCAGGATCTAGTGATACATATGCACCAGCTGTTGGGCGTCTTGTACCAAAATCATTAAGCTCTGTTAAGTTGCCGCGCAACCCGTTAACAGTTTGATTACGAACACCAGTTGCATTACGTACATGATACATATCTGATTTTTCTGAACCATTAACAGCATTTAAATAAAGTTCTGCTGCTTTCCAAGATTTATGATTTCCTGGATATTGTAAGTCATAAACAATAGCCTCAATATAACGCTCCATGTCTCTACGACACAATGCAGGATCATAATCATATAATGCTACGCTCGACCCTGAAGCTACGTCAAGGACCAGTGCCTCGCCGTCTACCTCGTCTGAAATTTCAACTCCTGATGTGTCAGTTACATTTACAACATAGTATGTTTGTCCTGCTACTAAGTCACCAAATGCATTATCATCAAATACAATTGGGTCACCAACAATTAAGTTATGATCATTAGCAAATCTAATAGTTCCCGGCGATCCTTCAATGTCAGTAACTGTACCACCAAATGATGCAGTAATCCAAGCAGTTGCTTCGTTTGCTAAGAAGTTTTTGTTAGCTTTTAGTATGTCAACAGCATTAATTGTTTCTTTATCATTAAAGTATGTAACAGTTCCGTGAATTTCCGGAGTATTGCCATTACCTTTGTCAAGCATATTAATAATAATATCCATTAATGCATTTGTGCGCTTTTTAGCTAAGTCAACACCACTAATATATGTTGCAATTACATTTTTAAGCTCTCTATAAGATTGTACAGTTGCATTTTTTTGATCGCCTAAAACTTTATCAGCTTGAGTTCCTCTAAAGTATGCTTGAGATGCAATTTGAGTTAAGTAATTAGAATTAGACATCATGTCTCTTCCAACTGCTTCAACAATGTATCCAACGTCTCTTTCACACTTTGCAACATCGTAATCAAGTGTAGGATACTTATCATTAATAAAATCAGTAACTGCACCTTTGATTGCTGCAATCGAACCAGATAAGTTTGTAAACTGTTGTTTAAGTGTAGCTGGTGTTTCAGCTACACTGGCTGTTTTTAACGAATATCCAGTAATTATTAAGTCTACTTGATCTGATACTTCTACAACTGGTCCGCCAAAGTATGTTGAAATTGTTAGCTGTGTTGAGCTAAGTACCTCTTTAACATAATAAGTATCAACATCTTGGAATGTATCTGTAAAGCTAATTAAACTGCCTTCAACTAATCCGTGCGGTGCATCTGTAGTAAGTGCGTTTGTAGAATCCGTAGTTGCTATAACAGTTAATGACGGGCGCTGAGTTTCTAAATCTTCTAAAGAATTATAAACATCAGTTAATAATTCTTCTACTCTTGCTAAAGAACCTGCATCACCAACTAGCTGTAACGAATCTCTACTTTTAACTGTTACTTTATTTTGTATTGCACCAGGGCTAGTAATATCGTTTACTGCTAATCCTGTTAAGATTTGTTTAGCATAATCATATGCTGCAAGTGTAGCTGCCTTTTCGTCGGTACTAATAACAATTTCAAATTCTTCGTTAAAGTTTTTCTGATAATAAAATTCTGCAAATTTTTGTGTTGCATAGTTACTTCCATAAGTTAGATCATAACGCACTGCATCAACAAGCATTCCTGTATCTCTACGACATTTATCTTTATTATATGTCAACTCTGGGTATGCATCATCTAAGAATGCAATAACTTCTGCTACAATATATGCTTTATTTTCCCAGATAATTGATGCCGCAGCAACATCTGCTGTGTCTGAATCATCAGCTATAACCCATTTATTAATTGGAACTTTGCCACCGTTAATAAATGACGTAATATCAGTTATCAGCAAATCAATTGATGCATTAGCTGATACAGTTGCAACTTTTCTTATTTTTTGTGCTAAGAACTCAACACTATTTACAGTTGCATACAGTTCGTTATTAACAACTTCTAAAGCACTTGCTATTAATCTATAATAGCTCATACCTGCTTTAGTTGTAGCAAAATTTGATCCAGTATAAAGATCACGTGCAATTGCATCAACCATTAGTGCTGCATCTCTACGACATGTATCTTGATTGTATTGCAATTCTTGATGGAATTTTTCAACATAAAATACAACATCTTCAACAATTTCATCTTTACGATTTTTAATTCTGTTATAAGATTTTGTAATTCCTTTTTGTTGCCAACTATTTGCAATTTCAATAGTATCATTTGGATTTGCATTATTAATGTAGTCAAGAACATCGTCAATTCTATCACCAGCAAATTCAATTGAAGATGTATTACCAGGTGTTCCACTTGTGTCTTGTACTTCAGTCACGCCTGGACTTGTAGTTACTGTAGTTTCAGCAATTACTTCTTCAACAACTTCTTTTAGTCTTGCATATGCTGCAAGTGTAGCCGGAAGCTCAGCTGCTGAAATTGTTAATACAAAATTTGAATAATATGCACTGCCTGCAATTAATGACTGTGTGTTGCCACCGTATGTTAAATCATAACGCACTGCATCTAAAATATACCCTACATCTCGTATACAACGGTCTTGCCCATCTGGAGTAATAGATCCCCAAATAACATCATAACCGTTATTTGAATCTTCTAACCACTTTCGAACTTCATCTTGTATAAACTCGTAGTTAGCAACAATCTGATCCGCTGCATCACCATAAGTTGTTGTTGCACCGGTTGTATTTGATGTTGTTGCATATGCAGTGTCTGCAAAATCAGCAGTATTGTAGCCTGGAGCAGTTGGATAACTAATTGGCGGCAATGCTTCTAATCCATTTTGAATAATAGTATTCATGTCCTTAACTAGTTTAAATGCAGCATCGCCAGCAGCTCTTGTACCAGTATCGCTAACAACACCTTTAGTAATTTCTGTAAGTGTTGAGTTTACAAATCTAATTGTAGACAATGTTTCTTGTAGTTGAGAACTTAATACTAGTTCTGTTGAAACTGTTCCTCTACGATATGCTATAGCATTTTGTACTGTTAAGTAATTACTATCAAAAATAACATCGTATCCAATACCGTCAATCATATAACCAACATCGCGTTGGCATAGTGATGTATCATAATCTAGTGTAGGATATAAGAAATCAATATAATCTGTTGCAGCTAGTTGTATTGTTTCTGATCTAGAATCAAGTACTGTTTTAAGATCTTGTAATGCAGCATCAGTCCATGCTGTTGATGGACTAATTAATGCAGGTTCTAATCCACTATCAGCAGACTCATAAATTTCTTGAGCTCTATCTTGAGCAAATGCTGCTGCACCTGCAGACCCAGCTGTTCCAGTATTGTCTTGTGTATCAGCATTGCTTGTTGACTTTGTAATTAATGTACCTAATGCAATATCTGAAATAATATCAATTAGTCTTTGCTGTGCTGCTAAAGATTCTGTTTTTTCATTAGCGCCTCTCACAAACGCACCTTGTAAATCATAATACAGTCTTGATTGTATAATAGTTGCTAAGTTACCTCTGTATGTTAAATCATACTTAAGAGCTTCAACTTGTTCGTCTAAATCTTCTAACCACTGTGCCTTTGAATCTGAATCTAAAGCCACCCAAAATGCTCCGTAGTTGTCAGTCATGAATGCATCAATTTCAGAGACAATAAAATCTTTATTTACTGAAATTAATCTTCTAGCATTTAAAAATCCTGTATCATAACCTGCAGGATCTGTGTATGTATAACTAGACGGAATAGATCCCGAACCATTCTCTAAAATGTCAAGAATTAAATCTGTACTTTCGTCAACTTTAGCAGTCCTAGTAGTGTAATACTTAATTCTATCTCTAGTATAATCAACAGTTCCGATTGTAGGTTCTAATTGACTATCAATTACTACTTCTGCAGAACTAATTGCTCTACGATAAGACATGCCTGCTTTAGTAGAACGGAATGTACTTCCAAATAGTATATCATATTCTAACGCATCTACAAAGTATCCTACATCGCGTTCGCACTTAGTTTGGTTATAATCAAGTGTTGGATAATTTTCGTTTACCCATTCAATAGCTCCAGATTGAATGTCTGCTTTTACAGCAACAAAGTCTGACACAACTGAACTTACAACCCCGTCAACCCAACTTGTATCAGGTAATACAGGTGTAGGTAGTGTACCGTCTGTGTCAATAGTATCATAAATTTCTTGAATACGTGTATCTGCAAATGTTTCTGCTGCTGCTGAACCTGCATCGCCGTCTGTATTTTGTGTTACATCATTGCCGACTGTTGGTGTAATTGCAGCTTCAATAATTATATCGCTAACAATCAATTTTAGATGAGCATACGTTGCAAGTGTTTCTTCTTTTTTGCCAGTACCGTATACTGGATTTCCGTCTACAAAATAACTTCTTGCTGCAACCGTTGTTTCTAAGTTGCCACCGTAAGTTAAATCGTAACGTAGTGCATCTAAGATATAACGTGTATCTCTTTCACAGTTTGCAGTATCAAACGTAAAGTCTGATGCAAAAGGTGCAATCTCGCCGTCTACTTGTGCTTGGATCCAAGCAGTTTGCTCTGCAACAATAAAGTCAACGTTAGCTTCAATTTGTGCAATAGCATTTGCAAAGCCACTATCACTTGCATTATTTGATCCACTAGTAGGAACAGGTCCTACGTTAGGTAATAGGTCTACTTCTGTTAATCCTTTTTCTAAAATATCAGATAGTTTTTCAATACCATTGTTTAATCTATTTGTTGTAGTAGTTGTGCCGCCATAACCGTTAACATATTGTTGTATAGCAGTGTTTCCAGCTGTTTTTTCTACTTCAATATTTTGTATTACTTTAGGAGCAAGATCTTTAATTCTGTTTAATGCACTAGTTGTTTTATTTTTGTCGTTTGCTAGTTTTGCAATAGCAGGTCGAGGTTGTACAACACTTGTACGTAGTTCGTCTCCAACTACCGCAGTGTATTCTGGAAGAATCATTGGCAATACTTCGTTATAAGTACCTGTCTTGATAAACACTGTAGTATTTGGAAGTACAGGTAAAGCAATTGCTGTGTTAGATCCTGCAACAATACCATTAACAACAATGTCAAGAAGGTCGCCGGCTTTTTCCTTGCCGCGGTCTTCAGCAACTAGATCAAGATCAAGTACTTGCTGTGCTCTGTCTTCTACACTAATATCATTAAGAGCTTGATAATTAACAGGGTGTCTATTATTTACAACATCGTCAATAATATCTTTTAATTTTGTATATACTTCTTGGTTAATTGTTTTTTGTTCTTGAACTTCTTGTGAAACATAATTATTGCTTTCAACACTAAATGTATATGTATTCACATAATATAAGTTTGTAGCAGTAGTAGTCTTTAATGTTCCGCCTCTTGAAACATCATAAATTATACCATCAACAATTCTAGCACAGTCTGCTTCTAAATTGTCAAAGTTTACAGATGCATTACCTTCCATAGTACCAGTGTCGTCTGTAAGTATTATTGATATACCACCTTGAGTGTCACTAATTCTAAATTCAGTTGAGCTTATAATAGCATCGATGTAATATGTTGTTCCAGCAGTAACTCCTCCAAATACGTCTCCACTAAACACAAACGGAATCCCGTCACGTAAATTTTCTGTACTGTTACAAGTAAATGTACGTGTGCCACTTGCCGATGCAGTAATCTGCACATTATAATTATATTTTACCCATTCAGATGCTTCTTTGATTAAAAACTGTTTATTATTTCTTAATACATCTCGTGTCTTAGGATTTAGATATCCGTTACGAATTTGATCAAGTGCATAACGTACACTAGCAAAAGGTTTGTCAATTGTTAGTCCTGATTCAGGTGCAGGAATATCAGTACCTAGTGGGCCAACATAAACAACGTTGTCAATTAGGCCATAGTTTGCCCATTCAGGAAATCCGTCAGTTGCACGTAAAATTTGTCCGTCAACTCCGATTGGGAGTCTAGTTGGACCATTATTACCGTAGTAAACCATGTCGCCAGATACTTCAAGCGATAGTGCTTCGGATCCAATTGTTAAAATGTTCCAGTAAACTGCTTCAGTGTCATTGTCTGGTCTATTATCAGTTTCTGAAGTATTTTTAGTTACACAAATAAACGAACTTGCTCCATATATAACTACATCACCAACATGGTAATCTTTTCCAGCAATCCAAGAGGACGAGAATCCAGTATGAGTAATTGAATCAACTGCACCGGCTGTGACTCCTGTTACAGTTACAACAATATCGTTAGCCGGAGTTGTTCCGCCTACATCTGCGCCTGACAATGTAATAACATCATTTTCGGCATAACCTGTACCAGTAAAGCCTGTTGAAACACTTACAGTGTAAACTGTATTTGATTTAACAACGTCAAATCGTGCTCCTGAACCTGACTGCCCTGCTGCATTTGTACCAGCTACTTGTGAGAAAGATTCGACGCTTCTAGTCCAATTGATGCCAGAGTTTAATCTACTCCAATAAGTATCATTTGGCGGTTCTTGATCTAAGCTGTCGGCGATACCTACATAAGTATTGCCTCCCAAACGTACAACATCGCCTACTTTGTAACTATCTAACGAACTCCAATCACCTTGAAACGCAAATCCAGTTGTAAACACTTCCCAATCATCTGGACTTGCTGTTGGCTGTGCGTTTGTATTGTTAGTCTTAGCAACATATACATAACCACCGTATGTAATAGTATCACCAATTTGATAAACAGTAGAATTATTCCAACTATCTTCAAACTGGAAGCCTTCAATAAATACATCCCAGTTTACTTCATCACTTATAAAGTCATTTGATGTGTGCGGAGTAGTACAGATAAACACGTTGCCGCCGTACTTAACAACATCGTTTAAACGATAACGATTTTCAGTTACCCATTCTCCTAAGTATACTAATCCGTCACTGAATAAAGTCCATTTACCTTGATCGTTTTCTAATCCAAGTGCTACTGTTGCGGCAGAAACATGAGCAGTATTACACAGATAAACAAATCCACCATAACGTACTAGGTCGTTAATTTTATATCTAGTTGCGGTTTCCCAATCGCTTTTCCAATCAAAGGATGTAGCAAAAGGTGTCCATTTGTCTAAGTCAGCTTCTAGTCCTAAGAAGTCAGGTGATTCAAATGTTGCAGAAACATGCCCAGTTTCTGCAATGTAAACAATTGCACCATAACGCACAACGTCACCTGGTGCATAACTAAATTCTGGTTCCCAATCACCTTGCCAAGCTGTACCATCTGAAACAATATCCCATTTCTTGATTTCACTATCAAAATCATTTTGGAATGATGCTGTTGATGTATGGTTTCTAATACAAATGTATGATTTACCACCAAAACTTACAACATCGTCTGCAACATATGTTCGATCAGCACTCCAGTCGCCCTGCCAAACAAATCTAATTCTACCTAGTTTAAACTCTGCCATTTTTTATTTTAACTCCGTGTTAATGTATTTATCTTATTGTAAGTCGCCGCGTGTAGGATCGGTAAATGTCTTCATAAAATAAGACATTGCTAGTCCGTCTCCGCTCCAACCTGCAAATGGTCCGTCTACCATTGCCTTAGTACCAATCTTAACTTGCCAGCCCTCGCCGCCTTCTGGTACCGATGATGTAATTTCGTCTGGTCCACCTACTTTAACAGTACCTGCTTGTAGCAATCCTGTAAATGTATCTGAACCACCTTGTGACAATCTACTTGCCAAATATGTTCTAATTGCTCTCTGTGTTGGAACAATATTATTTGAGTTAGCAACAAATGTACCATCTGTTGAAAATTCTGAAACAACAACCGGTGAGCCACCAAGTGCAACACCACCAATTGTTAATTCAGTTAGACCTTCTAGTCCAAATTCTGAAGCACTTAGTGTAACGACACCTGTTGCCTGTTCTACAGCAAACAAGTCACCAACTCTAAAGTTACCGTCTTGGTCTGTACTTGAGTAGAACACACGCCCGTTGTTTGTTTCTTGAATTTCGTCTTGCGGCTCAAGTCCTGTCTCTTCAGGAAGGAATGGATAATTGGATTGTACTTCGTTACCAAATCCAATGTTTAGGAAGTCATGATTTGTAATACGACATTGACTAAATCTACTACGAATAGTAAATGGCGTATTATGATTTGGTGCTGTTTCCTGTGTTAACTGTGGACTTAAAGTTATTAATGTCTCAAGATTTGGTATTTCGGTACCTCGTAATCTTTCTGCTTTAGCAACACGATATACTTCCGGATTGCCTTCAAACTGTAAGTTGTCACCTGGACTTGGGAATCTAGTAATTTCTTTTGCAATCAATGTTAGACCTGTTTGGAACGAATCACTAAAACCATTACCCCTAATAGAAATAGCTGTAGACGTTGTATTAAACCCACTACCGAAACTTACAAAGTTTGGTGCACCTAATGTTCCATTACCGACACGCACTTGTATTAGAGCTTCTTCGGAATTATTTGGATCTGTAATTTTTACATTAGGAACAAAGCTATCATCTTCGTATCCCGAACCAGGTTCTAGTAAGCTAATACTTGTAAGTCTTGCATTAGCAACACTTGCTCTAGCAATTGCTTTACATCCTGCATTTATTTTAAATGCCTGATTACCTACTTCATTAATAGTCATAAACCAACCTTTTTTCGTATCTGGATCTAGTCCAAATCCGCATACATCGTAGTCTCCGCCTACTGTATCAGTTTGTAAATTCCAAGTAAATCCGTCTGCAGAAGTACAACATAATCCAGTTGATGAATTAATAACTACAAACACTCCTTGTGCATATTTTAAAATATTACCAGATACATCAACATTTGACGGATACCATGTAATGCCGTCAAAGCTGTAAACTGCTGGACGATCGTCTTCTGAAATTGCAACAAATCTTCCGTTGCCAAATTCAATAGCTCTCCAATTATCAACAGTTGATGTTCCTGTGATTTCAGTAGCGTTCCATGTTTCTCCGCCATCTGTTGAATATTTTGCAGTATCGCTTGATCCAGATATTGCTACAAATATTTCGTTACCGTATGCTATATCTCTCCAATCTTCTTCGCCTTCGATATCTATAGGACCTGTTACTTCAGTCCATGAATTACAATTATTAGTTGAATATGCACTATTCTCTACATTATTAGCAATAGCAACAAATCTTCCATTACCGTATGCAACTGATTTCCAAATACCTTGTTTTTCTCCAGGGCCGGCCTCAGGCAATGTAGGCATATCAACCGAAAGCCAAGTTAACCCAGCTGAGTTACTATATAAAGAATCACTACCGTCTTTTGACATAATAAAGAAAGTATTATTACCGTAGGTAGCATCAACCCATCCGCCATTTGTACCGTCATTACCGTCAAATGGCAATCTGTATGTAACGTCCCAATCTGTAAAATCAGTTGTTCCGAGCACAGTGTCGCCGTCATTAGGTATTGCAAGAATTTGACTATCGTTATCGTCAACAATTGTACAGAAACCATTACCGTTACCAAATGATACGGTAGGCATTAGTTCTGTATAAAATGGCGGTGCATCAAATGTTATTCTTGGTTCTATTTGATAAACAGATGTTGAATCAAAAGTCGTAACTAACGGAGTTCCTGCGTTAATGTGATCCCAACCAACTTCGTTAACTTGCATTGATCCCGACTCTTCTGTTAATAGTATTGCTGCGCCACCTTCTGTTTCAGATATCTTAATTTCTTTTGACGAATTTGTATCAAACTTATCAACAACATAATAAGTTACACCAGTTTCAAGTCCGGCAAATATTTCAGTAAAGAACGATCCTTCCATTATATCTCTGCCAGAATCTAACACAAATTTAGTACCTGTTGTTTGGAATTCCATTGTTCCGGTATCAGTGCTAATAACAACTTCATCTAACGAAGTCCTAACAAAAACTTCACCAACTGCTGTTGTTAACGGAACTGCTGCACCGCCCGGTGCTTCAGAGATTGTAAAAGAAGTTGCATCGTTAACAACCTGAATATAGTATACTTTGTCATTATCAATTTGTCCAAATGTTACTCCAGTAAATGTTATTGGAGAATTTGGTATAAATCCTGCTGTGCTATCAACAGTAATTAGGTTAGTAATTCCTTCTGATGCTGTTGCAGTTCTAGTAATAACATCACTTGCTAATGTAAATTCAGTACCACTTACAATTGAGTTAACATAGTATTTTGTTTTTTCTTGTAGCCCACCTAAAACATTGCCTTCTTTAAATATAATCGGAGTTAACGGATTTAGCCCTGATGTATCAAGAGTAATTAAAGTATTGTTAGCTGCGTTAGTTGCTGTTACGTCCTCTGTTAAAATAAATTCAGATATTGAAAACTGCGTGTCATTAAATACTTCTTGAATGTAATAAACGCTACCTAATTCAATTCCGCCAATAGCTTTACCAGTAAATTGTATTGGCAAAGTAACTTGCATGTTATCAGTTGTATCTGCTGTAAGATAGCTAGTGTCGTCTGGATAATTTAAAGTAAACGAAGGAACCTCTCCAGTTAATACAATTGGCGAATCATCTGGGTCTTCAATATTGACATTTGTAAGTGGCCAAACTGCACCACCTAATGATGTAGAAATCTGTATTGATCTTTCGTCAATGATGTCAATAATATAATAGTCAAATCCAATAATAACTCCGCCGAAAGGAACGCCACTAAAATTAATTTTTTGTCCTACACGCAATCTGTCTGTACTAGATACAAACATATAATTATTTAAATCGCCTAGTGTTCCTGTTACATCAATACCGCTTTGCGAAGTACTTGACACTCCAATATCGTAGAAAGTTGGAGTAACTTGAATTTTTTGTCCTATATAAACTCCATGAAAATCAGAATCTAATCCTAATACTAATGAATTTTCTACAGGATTAACAGCAACAAGTTCTTGTTGATCAAAAGATTCTTTAACAATGTACGCAAACTTAGTAGTTTCGTCATAGTTTGAAATAATACCGTATTGTCCTGCACCTTTACCAGAATTAACAACTAGTCGCATACCTTCGTATTCAGCTGCTGTTGCAACTTCTGACTGTGCCAATGTTAAATATTCAGTATTACCAGCTTGTGCGTTGTTAGTTTGTAGATTATATCCTAATCCACCTAAACGTACCTGTTCGCTTTCTAAAAGCCTTGCTTGAAAAACTGACCCTGTTCTTAGTTCGTTTGCACGAGCATCAACACCAGTTCCTGCGCCTGAAATATTTAAATTTGCGTATACACTAGAAGTGTCATCTTTAGTGTTAACAAAGAATTTATCTTCGCTACCAATAGTAATTTGAGCTCCATAAAAATTAGTAAATCCTTCAATACCATCTGTACCTCTTGGATAAATTTTAAAGGTAATTAAATTGTTTAATGCTGACTCGTCAAATACTGTATAAGAAATTCTATACCATCCGTCTTCTAAAAAGTCAGCTTTTATGTTCGTAGGCGGATATGTATTACCATTAAATGTTGTAGTAGCTAAATCAGTTTCAAAATTATATCTTACATAATTTGTTTGTGATGTAGGGCCACCTGAAAATTCAGTAACTAAATCAAAATACGGTGTATCACCTTTCTTAGCATGAATACTTACATTATAAGGTAAAGCACTTCCTTCTGGAACTATTCCTTCATGTTGTATTTGCGATATCGAAGTAATACTTAGATCTTCAACAGTAATAATAATATCATTTTCTGGATTTCTTCCTCCAAAACTTCTACCGTCTAATTGTATTTGATTTCCAATAACATAACCGCTGCCGCCATTATTTACTGAAACTTCATATCCGTCAGAGTTAACTGTTACATCAAATGTAGCTTCAATACCCGAACCTGATATATTAAATCCTGATACATTAGTATATGTTCTTCCTTGTGGAGATATTTCTCTTGTTTGATAAAAGTAAGAAGAATCAGTAAGTGATGTATTTGCAACAACTCTCCAAGCTACTTCGTTTTCGTACGGCGTTGTTGCAGCTCTAGTAATAGACAAATTACTATCAGTAAGCCATAACGTATCAGCAAGTAAATCGTTAGAGTAACGTAATAAATTTGTTGTAGTGTTGTAATATTCTTCACCTGCATGTGTATATTGAATTTTTAAAATTTCCGAGTTTTGGCCTAATGCTGATACTGCTTCTGCTGTAGCTTCGTTATCTCTGTTGTTTACAACTCCGACTGCCGGGACTTCATTTACATCAAATCCTTCAGCAATAACACCAAAAGTACCATAAGAACTGTTACCATTTGTTGCACGTATCTTTGCGCCATCTTCTGCAAAATAACCTGCATAATTGTAGTACGAGAACACCGAAACTGCTTCTGTTAATGCATCGCCGCCTTTAGCCCAAATACCAATTCCGTCAGATATAATCTGCGTAAAGTCATTAGATGTAACTGAAGTGTTACCGCCATTATGTAAATCACTATCAATTTTAAGGCCAACACAGCCTTTACCAAATGTTGTTACGTTTTGAATATATGGAGATTTATAAGTAATCCAAGCTGTTGTGTCATCCGGTCCTTCGCCTGGATCTAAACTAACATATGCTCCGCCAGTTGGGCGTCTTGTTAAGTATTCGTTTTCTACTGTTAGTGTTCCTCGTAGTCCTTTAACAGTCATATTACGTATGCCTGTAGCATTTTGTACATAGAACATATCTCTTAGTGCGTTGCCGCCGTACACATACATTCCGCCAATGTTAGTTCTAATTTCAAACGGTACACCGTCTGGTTCTTCACTAACTGCAAATGCTGTGGGCGTAATTGAATCTCCAATTACATAATATGTCTGTCCGGCAATTACATCACCAATAATGGTACTAATTTCGTTTATTGGATTTAATGAAACAAACTGCACTGGAGTATTATGTTCCATATTAACAGTAGATCCAACAGTAAATAAATTTATATCGCCTGTTGTTTTTGTACATAATGTGTTAACTGGATTAGCTGGCTGTACTGTTGTACCACGCAGTTCGTCACCGTTTAGTGCTGAGTTACAAGGAACAACAATCGGTAATTCTTCTAAATAAGTACCTGCTTTAATGTTAATTGTTGAGTATGCTGATTCGTTAGCTGGAGGAATTGTATTTGGTGATCCAAGTGTAAACGATTCTACATATATTCTTTCAAATGCTCTAACTATTGTTAAAGTATTACTATCCAACACTAAGTTTGTGTTAAAGTATTGTGTAGCAAATGGAATCATTCCGGGTTTTAAATCGCCGCCAAGTCTGTCGCCTTCTAGCTGTTGATAGTTAGTACCTGAAGGTGTATTAGTTAATGCAAATTCGATATGCTCAAATAGTTTTACAAAGAATATTTTAAAATATATAGCCTGTGCTGCAATTTCATCATTTGTAAATCTATTTGTACTTTCTAAATCAAAGTAGGATAATGCTGCTGCAACAGTTTGTGCATTGCCGCCGCGTGTAAGATCTTTAACTGCTGCATCTACAATTTGTCTAGAATCTCTTATAACTTTTTCATTATCAAAATTAAAAGAGTCACCAAATGGTGCTATACCTTGATTTTGCTGATACAAGAACCAATAAAATGTTTCTTGCACAATCCACTCTTTGTTTTTTTGAATTAATTCTTTAGCATTCTGTTGTAAAGTACCTTCTTTAATAATTTCACATGCATACTTAATCGATGCCCATGCTGTATCGGGGGTTGTCCCTCTATCAGGTAAATCAGTACCATTCGTAGCAACATAATAAACATTTGGTGTAAAGTCAATATCACTCCAAGTTGGCAGTCCGTTAATAACTTTTAAAATAGATGCTTCGTCGCCGATTTCTAAAGGTATGTTGCCGTCGTCTTTATCAAAAACAATCATTTGCCCAGGAGTTGTAAGACTATTTCTTTGATCGTGCTGTAAATAAATAATCCAATAATTATTTTGTAAATCTAAATCAGGTCTATTTACAAGAGCAGATGTATGTTCTCTAGTACACTTATATGTTGCATTTCCAAAATATGCAACGTCATCTGCATTATATGTACGCCCTTCACTCCATCTTCCTTCATACTGGAATCCTGGAATTAATAATTCCCAAAATGCATAATTTGTTCCTGCTAGAGTAAGAACTGCTTCGTCGTTAATTGCTCCGTCGGGCGGATAGTTTAATGTAACTGTAATTAGTTTTGTTTCGGCATCAACTTCAACTACTTCAACTTGTTGACCTCTAGCAAACCCTTCACCAGTAACTGTCATACCTACAGTAATTGCATCGAGCGGAACAGAGTCTTCAGCATTTAGAATGATAGTATTACCCGACGAACCTTCCGATTCGTATGGTATTGTTACTTCAAAACTTCCTGGATTTTGACCTATACTGTCAGTAAGGGCAACATATAAGTCGCCTCCGTATCTAACAACACTACCTACTTTATATTCAGAATCGACTATCCAGTCGCCGTCAATACTATATGCTTCTGATATAATTTCCCAAGCATCTGTTGAATCTTCACCGTATGTAGTTGAAGGTTTATTTCCAAGATTATTAATAATTTTACTCTGGAATAAGTAGCCACCGTATAGTACTACATCACCGGGTTGATAGAAAGTATCAACATCCCATACATTATCAAAGTCTAAACCAGGTAGCCATTCTTCCCAATATTCTGGAACAAACGAATCGGCCATTTCCATATTAGTCGAAAAATCTTCAATTGCAATGCCTGGAGAATGTCCCCATATACATTTATATAAGCTAGGCCCGTATTTTACAACATCATTTAACTTATATCTAATATATGTACTGTCTTCAGAAAATGTAGAATAATCGCCCCTGTACTGGACTCCGTATGTTGATAGTTTCCAATATCTTTCTGTGCTATCGTCAATATCAGTATAGTCAGCTTCTAACCCTAAAAGATCTGTTTCTGCAGATATATGAGCAATAATACATTCGTAAGCTGAGCCGCCATAGTTTACAATATCACCAGGACCGTATGTTGTATTAGATGTCCATTCGCTTTTCCAAGTTTTAGACTCCGCATAAACGTCCCACTTGTCAATGTCTGGATCAATAATACTTGCACTTAGGTGCTGTTCGTTACATTTGTAAACAACACCACCAAAAATTACAATATTGTCTAAAGCGTAATTTGTAAACTGTTGCCAAGGACCTTTCCAAGTCTGGCCAGTCATCATTAACTCCCACTTTGGTTCAATATTACTTAAATCTGCGTAAAACCCGTTTGATGTATGAGGTATTAAACATACATACGCTTTACCTTCAAACTGTACAATTTCGTCTTTATTGTAAACGTACTGGTCTTTCCATTCGCCTACCCAACTAAATCTTAATCTACTAATTTTAAATTCTGACATTTATGCGGTTTCCTAAATTCTTTTACATATTTATTCGACTATTTGAGATGGCAAATAATTGTATGCTTGATTAATTCTAACAACTAGTTCGCCCTCATCGTTTACGTAATAATACATGTTTTTGTTATCCCAGCGATATTGATCCCACTGTAAGTTTGTAAATGGACGACTGTGGTCTTCTTCTAATCTTCCGTCAAAGAAGTCAACACCATATTCAAATTCTGTAAAGTCATCTCTAGACGGTCCAGGATTGTTTACTGTAATCGAATCAACATCTTTTAGCTGATCAATTTTAGCAAAAAATAAAGTTCCGTCCTCAGTTCTTCTTAAAGCATAAAAGTATCTTGGCTGTCCAACCCCTAATAGTTCTGTTATACTTGGCTGTGCGCCTACATAAAATGCCATTTACTTCTCCTTATACAATCTCTACTGTACTCATAATAATGTCAATACTGTCATCAACATTTGATGTTACATATAGGTTATTTTCTGGTGTTAAAATTAATTTTTCACCGCCGTTTAAAACTCTTAAACTTGAGTTAGGTGGTACTACAATTTCTTTAGCGTAATAACCTGATACACTATCTGAATCTTGTAATTCTACATCTACAAGTACTGTTCCTGATGTAGTGTTTGCTAAACTAAATCCTACAACAGTTACTCTTGCATTTTCATTTGTAGCAAGAACTTCTGTTCTTTCTGTTCCTACACTAGGTACTACTTTATTTTTAAATGTTGTTGCCATATCTTTATCCTAATACCAATACTGTTGCAAGTGCAATTTCTTCTGCATCGCCTCGAGTAATACCTGCACCTGCACCTGCAACAGATACCCAGTTACTTCCGTCAAAAATTTCAACACGACTGTCGTCTGTATTAAAACGCATTTGTCCTACTTCAACAAATCCTGCTGGAGGTCTATCACCTGATGCACCTGACGGTATTACTACTCCATACGACCCATCAAATTTAACATAACCGTCTCCGGTATTTTCAAATAATGTAATACCGTTATTAGTTGTGTTAGTAATTGTAGAGCCTTTAAAAGAAAGACTATTAAATCTTACTTCTCCGGTGCCGTTACCTGATAATATTAAATCTGTATCTGTAGTTGTTGTTGAAATAACATTTCCGTCAATTTGTATATCGTCAACTACTAATTTAGGTGCTGTTAATTCAGTATCATTAATTGTTACAATTGTTGAACCTTGAATATCAAAACGTATTATTCCGTCATTTGCACCTTCAGTTAGTTCGGCAGTTACTTTAGTGTCACCATCTAGGTCTTCTACACCTTTTAAGTTAATCCAATTAGTTCCGTTGTACCCTTCAAATCTTTCTAGTTGCGAATTAAATCTAACTTGACCTATTTGTCCTACAGGACGTTGGCTAGTATCACCAGTTGGAATTTTTAAAGACCCTGTACTGTTTATTATAACATTGCCGCTGCCTGGTTGTAATATTAAATCATTTACAGTTGTTATTGTTGATCCATTAATATCAAATTCGTCGATAATAATCGAACCAGTTCCGTTAGCACGTAATTCAAGATCCGAATTACTTAAAGTAGTAGTAATAAAGTTATCGTCTATTAATATATCACCAGTGCTAAAACTATTAGAACTTATTGTTCCAGTACTAACTATATTTTCTACTGTAATTATTCCGCTAACATTAAGGTCATTATTAATTACAACATTATTTTCAGGAATATAAATTTTGCCAGAGCCGTTTGCACGTAATTCAAGATTTGAATTACTATCTGTTGTAGTAATTTTATTTCCCGAAACTTGAATGTCTTCAAATTGTATAACACTAGCACTAATAACTAATTCACCAGTAACATCTAAATTTCCTGTTAAATTAATGTCGCCAGTTTGAGTAACATTACCAACATGAGTTATATCACCTATAATATTGGTATTAGTTAATGTTGTACTTCCGTTAACAGATAAATTATTATCAATAACAAAATCATTACTCGGAATTAATATTTTGCCAGTTCCGTTAGCACGTAATTCAAGATCCGAATTACTTAAAGTAGTAGTAATAAAGTTATCGTCTATTAATATATCACCAGTGCTAAATCTGTTAGCAGTAATAGTGCCTGCTGAATTAATATCTCCTACAGTAATTGTTCCACTTACAATTAAATCATTTGATACAACCATATCGTTAGTAGGAACAACAATATCACCAAATTCTGTAGCACGAAATTCTAAATCCGATGTGCTTGTAGTTGTTGTAATAAAATTATCTTCAATTTTAATATTTTCAAATTGTGCTGTATCTGAAATAGTAATATTGCCAGTAATTCCAAAGTTACCAGTTAAATTAATATTACCAGTTTGTGTTGTATTACCAGTTTGTGTAATTGTACCTTGGATATCAACATCTTGTAAACTTGTTGATCCGTCTACAGTTAGGTCATTGTCAATTACTACATTGTTGTTCGGCACATATATATTACCTGTACCATTAGCACGTAAATCTAAATTACTATTTGATTCTGTAGTTTCTATAAAATTGTCATTAATAACAATATTGCCAGTTGTAAAACTGTTAGCAGTAACTAAGCCAGAAGTTGTTAAATTATTAGAAGTAATATCTTTATCAACAGTTAAGTCATTTGTAATTTGTACATCATTGTTTGGAATTAAAATATTACCAGTTCCATTAGCACGTAATTCAAGATCAGTATTACTTGTTGTAGTTGTTATAAAGTTATCGTCAACTAGTAGTTCTTCGAATTGCGCAGATCCAGTAACATCTAAATCCTGTGATACCGTAACATCACCTGTTACAGTAAAATCGCCTGTTTGATTAAGATCTCCAAGGAGTGTAAGTGTTCCTGTAATATTTGTATTTGCAAGTGTTGCTGTTCCATTAACATCAAGGTCGTTATTAATTACAACATCGTTTCTTGGAATTAAAATATTACCAGTTCCGTTAGCACGTAGTTCTAAATCTGAGTTTGATAATGTTGTTTCGATAAAATTATCACGAATAGTAATATCGTCTGCATTAATTTCGTTAACAAACAAATTAGCCCAAGTTTTTGTTGCAGTACCTAAGCTATAAGTACTTGCAGTTTTTGGAATAATGTCTGAATCAATTCCTGCTATAATCTGTATAGTATCAGTTGCTTCGTCGCCGATTGTAATATTACCACCAATTGTAACATTTCCGGTTACGTCTAAACTACCAGTTACATTTACATCCGAATTAAGATTAATAATTCCACTTCCGCCTGCAAAGTTAGCATCTTGTGTTAGTGTCTCAATAGTGTTTCCGCTAATGCGCCAATCACCAGTTTCAACTTTCGTACCATCTACAAATGTAGTATCACTGCCGGTAGTAAATGTTACACCGTTTTCAGTGTTAATTTCAAAATCACTTACAGCAAATGTTACACTTCCTGTTTCTTGATTAACATAGAACAAATCGCCTACTCTAAAATCACCTTTGTGATCAACTGAGTTATAACGTATTTTTGCACTTTCTGTTTCTACAATTTCGTTTGCCTGTACAACTGTATTTGGATCGTTTGTAACTTCTTTTCCGTTACCAATGTATGCCAAGTTGTGTCCAATGGCATACATAATAACACCCGGGCCTTGGCCTACAAGCCCAAAGTTACCATAGACACTTGCACTTGCAATAAGTCTAACTTCAGCACCAAACTCTCTTAAATCAAAACTATCAATTGTAGTTGCTGTTGCTGTGCCATCTGTAATACTCTGTGGTGTTAAATCAAAACCGTCAAAATCTAAATAGCTACTAACGTAAACATCATTACCGTCAACACTATCAATTGTTCCTACTAATACAGTTGATGCATCTGCTGAAGTAATTGTAAGTGTGTTGCCTGGAGTAAAGGTTCCTGTAATACCACTTAGTGTTAACTTAGTTTTACCAGCGCCTCTACGCCCTTGTGTACTGTCATATGCATACATACTACGATTAGCAAAGTATGTAAAGCTGTTTAGCCACTCAACTCTAGCACCATTTGTAAGAGTTACTGCATCAACACCTGGAGTAATAAATGTTACTGAGTGGAATAGTAATGCTGTGTTAACTGATGTGCTTGTTGCTACTGCGCCATCTAAAAACACACCTTTACCTGCATCGCCTGCATTAAATCCTCTTGGATCTTCTGCTGTTGTTGTGCTACCTTCTGTAATTACTGTAATGTTTCTAATATACGGTGAGCGACTTGTTGCTGTGTAACCTGGTGCATAACTAAATGCGTATCCTGGACTATAAAATCCTTTAACTGTTAATTCTTCAACTGTTGTTTCGCCATTAAGCAAAAATGCATTGTTTGTATTTGTAGCTAAGGTTGGTTCTATTGTTACAGAACGAATTCCTTCGCCTTTAACTGTAACACCTGCTGGAATTGTTAATGGAAATTCTTCTGTATAAACACCTGGACTAATAAGAATAGTGTCGCCTACAACTGCTACGCTTAGTGCATGCTTTACACTTGCAAATGGATCAAAGAAGTGATCTCCGACGTTTGCATCGTCACCGTTTACTGCAACATAGTATGTGTTACCGTGTACTAGTGTAAAATCAATATCACCAACATCTAATTCTTCACTAACAATAAGACTAGATGCACGTAGGTTGTTAACCCATACATCATTCCATTGTTTTCCACCAGCGTCTGGGTCACTACCTAATGTATATCTATCGTCAATATCTGGAATAATGTTTGATGCAACATCTGCATTAAAGATAACATTGTCTGTATCTGCATCACCTAGTGTAATATTTCCGTCTGCTGTAATATTACCACTTGCGTAAATATTTCCGTCAACATTTAAATCACTGTGTATATCTACACTGCCAGTGCCATTTGGACGAAATTCTAGGTTTGCGTTTGAATCGTTTGTTGTGATAGCATTGCCTTCAATATCAATGCTGTCAATTCTAATTTTATTAAGTGCAACTACGGTATCAAGTGTTGCAAGGTTAAGATAAGGTTGAGTAGTACTAATAGTATTACCTTCAACAGTAATATCTGCTAAGTCTGCTCTATTAGTAACAATTAAATCTGTAGTTTTAGTGGTTCCAAGGACATCTAACTCGTATTGAGGTGTTGCATTCTTGATGCCGATGTGCTGATTATTAACATCTAGATATAGTAGATCCGTCTCAAAAGCTAGATCAATCCCATTACGAATGAGATTGGACTTTAAGAGCGGACCGGATATGCGACCAACAGCCATCTTTTCTCCTCAATACGGGGATCCTGTCCCTCTAGCCGAATTTTCACCCCTAAGGTTCTTTGCTGGCTAACCACAGTTTGACCCTGCAAGTATTGGTCATACTTTGCATTAATAGTATTTATCGATTAATTAAAAAATAGGTTGATTACCCAAAGATTAGAGTGTATTCTAAAATAAGATCGTCCATTTCTTCTGCACTGATAGATGCACTAGTACCAGCTGCACTTATGAATGTACTTCCATCCCACGCTTCAAGAATATTGTTTTCAGTATTCCATCTTGTCATACCAATTTCAGGAGTAAAGGGCGGTTGCTCAGCGTCAGTACCAGATGGAATTTTAACAGCATTACCTGCAATCTTAGCTTTGCCGTATAAATTATTTTTAACAATAATAGCAGAATTAGAATTATTAAGTATAGTTTGATTTGTAATTGTAATGTCGTCTAAGATTAATTTTCCTGTGCCGTCTGCTTTTAAATCTAAATCAGCATTAGAAACATTTGTACTAATAAAATTATTTTGTATTGATATATCGTCAACTTGCAATCCGTGTGTTCTTAAAGATGTATCGTTGATAACAATTCGTTGAACATTATTTGTTCTACCTATTAATGTATTATTAGTAGGATGTGCAGTAATACTAGTTCTTCTATCGTCGGAATACACTCCTCCTAAAGAAATATTACTTTGATAATACCCTTCAAATGCTTGTGTATCACTATTAAATCGTAACCCACCAGGTGTATTTTGTCTATCAATAATTGTGCCGATTGGAAGTTGTAAACTATTATTTGACGTAAGAACCGTGTCTTTAGTTATAACAATATTATCCGTTAGTGTAGACATTGTGTCTAAATTAAAATATAAATTTGATAATTTTATGTTACTAGTGTCAGAAGTTCTTAATTCTAAATTAGAATTACTTTCAGTAGTCCTAATAACATTATCAAATATTTCAATATTTGAACTTATCAAGGCATTTTTAAAATCTAAGTTTAATGAATTATTAATATCGTCTGAATTTATTGCAAAAACATCTAAATTGTTATCAATATTAATAGTTCCATTTATATCAATAACGCCTGATCCATTAGCTGTTAACTCTAAATTACTATTCGAATCAGTTGTTGTAATATAGTTGTCATTAAATAGAATATTGTCAAATTGTATTTCACTTTCAATATTTGTTGAACTAACTGTTACATTACCTATAACAGCTAAATTTCCATTTTGATTTCGGTCCCCTGTCTGTATAACATTTCCCAAAATATCTAAATTCTTAATTGTACTGTTATTGTTAACTGTTAGAGTATTATTAACAGTTAAAAAATTACTTGTTGTAACATTCCTATTTTCACTAGCCCTTAATTCTAAATTTTCATTAGAAATTGTTGTACTAATAAAATTATCATCAAGTTCTATTATACTGTCGGTTATAACAATTTCATTAAGATTTAAATCTCTTCCAACATTAATGTCTTGTGCTATAATTCTTGAAGCGAATAAATTTTGTTGTATTAAGATGTTATTGTTTGGAAATAATACTTGACCCGAACTGTTAGCACGTAATTCTAAATTAGGATTATTGTAATCACCAAAGAATAAAATAAAATTAAAATACCCTGGAGTTTCATATTCTAAAGCAATTATTTCATCAATAATTGGCTTTAAAAAATTATTAAAATTATCATCCGGAGTTGATCCGTTTACTATATATTGTAGCCAAGCGATATAATCTGTAGTTGTAAGTGTTCCGCTTTGATTAACATCAACATAATTATTATCTATTAAAAAGTTTACTAGATTTTTTTCTTGCTGATTAGTATAGTCATTAACTGTTGCACCATTAACAATAGCTTTTACAATTTCTGGCAATGAAAATTCATCGCTAGAATTAGTTGACATTCTTAGACCTTCTTGAGTATTAATAATTTTGTTATTGTCAATATCAATTACTGGTCCGAAAAAATCATTATTTGCTGTAAAGTTTCCAAAAATTTCAGTATTACCTGTTTGTACAATATCACCGGTTTTAACAGTATTTCCTGTTTGTGTAATATCTGTTACATCAACTTCGACAGGCGTAAATGCAGTAACAAATCCAATATCCTCAAATGCAGATATGTTATCCCATTCAATAACATTATCTACTGAACGAAAAATAATATCAATTGATGTAGTTTGCGGTACAAAGCTAAAAGTTAAAAGTTGATCTGGTACTAGACCTGTAGTTTCGTTCCACTCCTGTAATGTACCTACTCCTGATTCAAATATTCTTAGATAAAAAGGATTTCCATTAGATACGCTTCTAAATTGTGCTTCAAAGTCATATGTTTTACCCGGCACTACTGCAATTTCTTGAGAAACGTTTCTTGCTGCACCTGTTGAATTAATTCTTAAATTTCCGCTAGTAGCAGTAGCAGTACCTCCGCCTGATTGTGCCCAACCATTTAAGTTACTATCAAAAGTTCCGTTAGTTACTAGCTCAGGACCATATTCGTATGTTGTATTACCATCTTGTAAAAATGTTTTAGATCCAATAGTTAAGTTGTTGTCTATATTAACATTATTGTTAACACTAATAATACCAGTTCCGTTGGCTCGTAATTCTAAATCTGCATTGCTATTATTTGTAGAAATATAATTTCCTATAATATTAATGTCGCTTACAGTAGCACTTCCAAATTCTGTTTGTAAAGTAATATTAATATTACTATTGTTAAAGATATTATCTGCACTTAGATTGTTATTATTTTGTACACTATTATTAGGTAATAATATTTGACCAATCCCGCTAGCACGTAATTCTAAATTACTATCAGAGGTAGTAGTTGTAATTACATTGCCGTCGAACCGTATTTCTTCAAATTGTTGTTGTGACAATGCAGTTAAATTACCTGTAATATTAACATTTGTAGTAAATAGATTTCCTGTAATACTAAAATCGTCTGTTTGAGTTAAAGTTCCTGTAAGTGGAACATCCTGTAAACTAGTAGTTCCGCTTACTGATAGAGCATTGTCAATTACAAAATTGTTGTTTGGAATATTAATTATACCAGTGCCGTTTGCAAGTAGTTCTAAATCTGCATTCGATACATCAGTAGTAATATAGTTTTCATCAACAGTAATGTCTCCTACTTCTAACCTGTTTAACCAAGCATTGAGCCACGGTCGTTGAACTTCTCCTAAACTATATTTTAAATGTAAGTTTGGATTAAAATTTTGTTCGAATTGAACATTGAATATTAACCTATCTGAAGCTGTGTCTCGCCCAGGTTGATCTCCTGCAATGTTTAACGTGCCGCCAAAACTAAAGTTATCTATAATATTAAGAGATCCGCTAACATTAGTATTACTACTAATATTAATAGTATTAGTAGCACCTTCTAAATTTAAATCTCCTACAAAACTAAGAATTTCATTATCTGAAATTCTTATATTTCCTGTAGTAATATAAGACGCATCAATAACCGTTGTTCCGGTAGGAGTGTTTATAATTAGTCCTGTTAAAGTTTCAATATCAGCAGTATCAATATTAATACTAGAATTTCCTGATTCTAAATCTACAAAGAAATTGTCTCCAACTCTAAAGTTGCCTTTTTGGTCTGTACTAACAAAATGTATTTGTCCTGAATTTAATTCAACAACTTCATTTGCTTGTATTGCATCTTCTTGATTATTGTCGCTTTTATTACCTGCACCAATATACCCAAAATTGTGTTGTATTAGATACATTAATGTGTCAGCACCGTCTGCTACAGCACCATATGTACCGTATACGTTGGCTGAGCCAATTGAACGTAGTTCTGCGCCGCCACTTACTCCAGCAAATGCATATAATCCTCTATTAGCATAATATGTAAACGAGTTGAGCCATTCTACTCTAACATCGTTTGTCATATTAATTACATCAGCGCCTGGAGATATAAAAGTACAACTATGGAACAGCATTGTTTTATTCACTGTTGCTGCATTTAACTCGTCACCGTCGATCCACGCACCGCGTCCTGCATCTCCGTCTCCGTCGCTTGTTTCACTTGTTATTACTGTTATGTTTTGAATATACGGTGAACGCTCAGTCATTATTGCATCTGGTGCAAAACGGAAAGCGTAACCTGTGTTATTTACACTATCATAGTAATGATTTTTAATAGTTAAATTTGCAATTAATGTTTTATCGTTTAGGTGAAATACATCTTCGCTTTGACTGCTAGTATCTGGTGTAATTACAGTATTACGTATATCTTGTCCAATAACACTAACATTGTTAGGTACTACTAACGGAAGTGCTTCTTGATAATCGCCTGCTGCTACTAAAATTGTAAATGGCTGATCACCACTTGCTTCTGCACGAGAAAGTGCTTCAGAAATAGTTGCTAGAGGATCTAAAATATGGTCGCCGCTGTGTGCGTCATCGCCTTCTTGTGCAACATATATAATTCCGCCGTGTCTAGTTAAAAGATCGACTTCATTAAGAATATAGCCGTCAACACTTGCTGATCTACCGTTAACTAGATTTGTGTAAAGAGTTGCCCAGCGCCTGTCTTCAGCACCTAAAGCATAAGTATTATTTTGATCCGGTATGATATCACTGTTTACATCTGTTTCAAAAGTTACATCGTCTGTATCTGCATCGCCTAAAGTAATTGTGCCATCGAATGTAATATTTCCTGGTGTGTAAATGTTGCCAAACACATTCAAGTCATTGATTACTTCAGTAGTTCCAGTTCCGTTAGGAGTTAAATCAATATTTGCGTTTGAAATTATAGTGCTAATAGTATTATCACTAATACGGATGGTTCCATTTTCCATATTAGCCATAACAATAGCTTCTGCTGCATTAAGATTTAAGTTTCCTATCGTACTTAAAGTCGAGTTAGAAATAGTATAGCCAGCAACGTTAGAAAAATTTGAAATTAAATTAGTTGTTTGGGTAGTCCCAATAACATCTAACTCGTATGACGGCACATCATGATTAACGGCAATTCTACCGTTATTAACATCAAAATATAATAATTGGGTTGTGTTTAAATCATTACGAAATGCTAAATCTATACCATTGCGTTCTAGATTTTCTGTTAGTAATGGTCCGGATATTCTACCTACTTGTGCCACTTATGTTCTCCTTGACACAGTATTTATTGATTTTACTTATCGAAGTTATGTAGCACTGTTACAGGTTTGTTTAGATCAGGTTCTGAAGTAAAGGATAAGTAATACCCAGTTAGTCTTGCAAGACCAGTAGCATCACTTGTTCCAGCACTTGCTGCTGTAAATGTTGTTCCAGGATTATTGTCTGCTGCACCGTGTTCTGTTACAAAATCTGTTACTCCAGTTGCAGTAATAATATATTGTTCGCCTATAATAAAGTTTCCTGATTCTACTTCTTGTCCTGTTCCAGTCGAGCTAGGATTTTGTACTAATGTATAGTTTGTAGTTGATATTTGAAATACATTTTCAACAAACACCAGTATGTTTTGCGCTGCTGCTGGAGCAGTATATTCTAAATTAGGATCTTGGCTGTCTAGTGGTCCAAATAAAACTATTCCTGTACCAATTCCAGCACCATTACCTAAAGGTTGTTGTATAATACCCGGATCGTTATTAGGTTCTTTATATCTAACACTACGCCATTCGTTTTCAGAAACAACTTGTAATTCATTTAAATCAGTGTTATATCTTATATGCCCGTCAACAGGTGATGTAATAAACTCATCAGTATTTCCTTTAGGAACAAGCATAACATTTGTAGTGTCCATTATAACTTGACCATTTACGTCATACTTTACACCTTTTCCGTAAATATTTCTTAGATTGGTGTTTTGGGCTTTTAATAGTCTCATTTAAACTTCCAAATAACTCACTGATACTGACAAATTAGCTGCATTTACATTATCGCCAACAAATGATAACTTTTCTCCAGCTTCTAAAACAACCTTTTCGCTGTCAAATGTAAATGTTTCTCCTGCAGGCAATTCTAATTCTCTAATTACTGTTGTTTGACTGTTAGCAACTGGTTGATTATCTTTACAAAAATGCATATCAAAATTAGCAGTTTCTAAATTTGGATCTGTGCCAGTTGGAGAGTATGTATTACACACCATTATACTTGTTATAGCATATATTTTATTTGCAGGTACAACAAGTACATCTAACTGTGTATTTGTTAATGTTGCGTTTTCTAAAGCCATATTGTTTTCCTTAAAATAACATGCTATACAGCAATGCTCTACTTTTACTTATTATTTCGTCTTGATAGTTATCTTCATTAACGAAGTACAAACCAGTTTTACCAGTTCCTTGTGTTTTTGAATAAATCTTAATTCCATCTAAAGGTGCATTTGGATTTATTAAAATATCGTCATCGCCTGGAGTTTTTGTTATCTCTAATGTATCTTTAACTTTAACAGATCCGGCACCATTTGCATTTAATATTAAATCGTCGTTACTCGACGCTGTAAATATTTCAGTTCCTCTAATTTCAATATCAGCTAAATTTATTCTATTATTAAAGAAACTTGCAATTTCAGTACTTTCAACAGTTACTTTTATTTCTGATTCAGTTGATACAGTTCTTCCTGAATTTAATACATAGTTGTTTATGTTTGCACCGATTGAATTAGCATCAATTTCAAATGAAGTAGCAGAAGGAACATCAGTAACAGTCCAACTGCCTAAAAGTCCTTGTATGATTGCATCATTTGGACTACTTTGTACACCAGTTATAACAACAGTGTCATTAATAGCATAACCGTGACTGTTTTGTGTACTAAGCAATGTTCTAGTACCAACTTCTAAAATAGAACTAATAATATTATTTTTATCAGTAACTTCTACTGACGAATTATCTTCTCTAATAGTATCAATATTAATAGTAGATAATCTATAATCTAATAAATCTGTAACCGCTTTAGTATTTGGAATATTGTCATCGTCTTGAATAATTTCGTTTGTTACAGGATCAGGAGTAATTACTCCGTTTGCATAACGCCAAATTTTTAATTCATAATTATTTGTGCCAGCAACACTTATAACTCCGTCATTTGTATCAACATATAATGTTCCGTCGGATATAATTCCTGTAGTTTTTATTGGAATAATTTGTTCTGCGTTAATATCGCCTTGTGTTCCTATCCAAGCACCGAGTCCAGTAAGTCCGCCTAAATCCCAAGATATTCCGTCATCGTATACCCAACGAGAATTTGCTAAAGATCCTCTTTCAATTTCAATACCCGAACTTCTAGGTCTATCTAACGTTGGTGGAAGTCCAGGTTGGTCATTACCTGCGCTTAAAACTATTATATTATCATTAATAGTAGTAACAACAGATTCAATAGTAGACGTTCCACCTTTTACTTGTAAATCGCCACGAACAATAACTTTTCCGCTTAAATCGTCAGAACCATTAGTAGTGTCGAGTATTATTTCTCCACCTTGACCTGTTATTATACGATAATCTGTACCAGTAGTTCTTACTATCTTTGACATTTATAATTCCTTAAAAAGTAGTAGGGGATTTCTCCCCTACTTTATCTTTTATCTTAATCCGTTGGATCGTCTGACTCGAAGTCATCTGCATCTGGTGCAAGATCGTCGTTATCCATAACTGCATCATCGCCTGCTTCTTCCATTTCAACTGCGCCATCATCTGTAGCATCACTGAAGTTCCACTGGATCACTGTACCGTCTTCAAGTGTTACTTTGCGTCCTGAAATTTTAGTTACTTGCTGTGCAGTGCCTCCGTCGTCTTTAACTGTAATAGACATTTCAGCTAAACTAGGTACTGTAGCATGCGAACCGTCTAAGTCAGCTGATGCTTTTGTACTTAGGTAGCAATCTACTACTTCTGTGCCGTCTGTGCAACGAAACTTTTTACTTCCAAGTTGCTTTACAATCCAGCCGTTTACTGATGCAGTTCCGTTCCAAAACTGTACTTTAATTTCGTTGCCGCCGGCTGTTGGCGTTCCGAAATATCTTTTATTGAGTGGTCTTCCCATTTGTTTTCTCCTATAAAAAGTAGTCCTATGCCCGTTCTATGAGCTACGCTGTGGGTACAGCATAAGTCCGCCTTGCGGCACACTATCTGACAATAGTATTTATCAAATAAAGAAAAAGCCCGACACAGTTAAGCATCGGGCTTTATAATAAAGGTGGGTGAAGGACTTGGGTTTACCTCCAACTAAGCGTCCAGATACCGTTTCATCTATCGCCTAGAACCTCAGTTCTGCTTAGTATCGCAGTGTGCGTACTGCTTGTCTCCAAACTCTACGCCGGGCACTACCCCTAACCAAGTGCGCTTATCTCCTCTAGAGCGGAAATTATTAGCGCCAACCCATATAACAACGTCTTGTTATATTATTAATATAGCATCACTACAATAAAAGTCAACCACTTTTTTAAAAAAAGTCATAAAAAAAGGCGACATAAGCCGCCTTTTTTGTTTTGCTTTCTAAGTAAAACTTAGCTAAAGCTAACGTTACCGTTAGTAATAGCAACTTTACCTAGGTAATCAGCTGCGTTACCTAGAGACGAAGCAGTATTCGTTAGCTCAACATATCCATAACGTGTCATGAACGAAACTGTTGGCTCGAATGTGCTTGGATCTAGTACAACGCCTGAGCTCATTAGTGGGATGTATGGGCAGTAGAATGCCGCTGCATCTGATTCACTTGAACCTTTGTAACCAATAAGAATTGGTGACGCATCGTTTGCATATGTGTTAACATATACTTTCATTGCGTTGTTTAGTGTACCAACCATTTTAGTGTTAGTTGGTGCTTCAAACGTACCTTCTGTTGTACGAGCGAACGCTGATGTAGTTGCTGACTGTAGGATAGTTAGTGCAAATGGTGATACCACTGCCCAGTTACCTGCGCCTCTACGTGTACGCTGTGCAATCAAGTTACTTACGCGGTTGATTTGTACTGCTAGTGCAGCATGCTCATCACCAACGAAAGTAGCAGTACCTGATACGGCTGCTTGATCGTATGTTTCAGTAGCATTACCTGCTAGTGAAGCTAATGAACCAAGAACTTCTTGGTCGATTTCAGCAGTAATCTCTTGAGCAAGTGCTGCCATGATTTCTGCTTCTACGTCAATACCATGCTGCGATTGTGCATCTTGAGCAGCTTCGAAGGTCCAACGTGCGCTTAGTTTGCGTGTTTTAGCTTCTACAGTCTGTTTCAAGATCTGGATTGACATTCTATTGCCTGCTTGTCCTTCAAGCGATGCTGTAGCTGATGCACGATCAGTAGCAGCGTCCCCTGAATAACCTTCAGCAATTTTGAATGGTGATAGTGCTTCTTCGCCAGCAGCTACGTCTGTACCGTTTGTGCTGTCGAATGCGTCACTATAACGTACTCTTAGTGTGTGAATTTGACCCACTGGGCCTGTCATTGGCTGAACACCAACCAACTCGTTTGCGATCACTGTTGGCATTACACGTCTGATAACTGGTAGGATAACACGGTTAAGTGTAGCTACGTTACCTGCAGAAGTTGCACCAGCTGTTGCAGTTTCACTTAAATACCTGCGAGTATTTTCTAGTGTCGCTTCCATAACAGCTTTCTTGTTGCCTTTAAGACCTTCTACAAGTGCAGTTTTAGTGTCCTGCCAGCGACTTTCTAATAGTTCTGACATTTTGATTTCTCCTATATTATAATCCAGCTAGACGTTTAATGTCAACGACATTGCCGTCTACGCCTGCTTTTGAACTAACGTTAGTTTGCGAAGATTCTTCGCGGTTGCCTGTAACTTCTTTGCCTTCTGCTAAAACTGCCTTCTTCTTAGCTGGAGTGTTACCATCAATAACTGCTGGTAGATACTTGTCAAACGATGACTGAAGTCTATCAGTCTGTACGCTTTCCAGTAAGTCTGTCATTATATCACGCTGAGCTTTACCTAACGGTGAAACTAAATCGTGTAATTTCTTTTCTCTTCTAGCCGATTCAACTAGTGCTTTCTTTTCAGAAGCAGCTGTCTCTGCTAGAGTCTTAGCCTTAACAGCTAACGCTTTTGCCTCATTAACTTGCTGATCTTTAAGTGCAAGCACTTTCATAAGTTTAGCAGTTTCTGATTTTTCGTTTAAGTAGCTGTTAGCATATTCTGAAGCAAATGCTTCGAATAGTTTACGACCAAAGTCGTTTTTACGTGCTGATTCAATATCTTCTTTAAGTTGTTTCATTTCTTTGTTAAGATTTTTACCAACTGTTTCGGATACTAATGCGGCACTTTTTTGTACAAAAGTCTTTTGAACTTCTGCAAATTTGTCTTTAGCTTCACGTACAAGTTTTACCTTTGTTTCAGCTAAGTCTTTTTTATCTTCGTAGAACTCTGCAATTTCTTTAGCAAGTGCTTCTACCACAAATTCTTCAAGCTGTGAAAATTTTGTTGCTGCTGCTTTTTGATCTTCGTGTAATTCGCTAACTTCTTTCTTTAGTGATTCTAAAACAAAGTTTTTCATTAATTTTGCATTTTCACGTTGCGCAACAGCATACTTCGCTTTTGCTTCAGCTAGTTGATTACGATCTTCTGCAAATTCTTGAATTTCTGAAGCAAGACGCTCTTCTAGTAGTTTATCAATTGACTCTACCATAGTTGCTTTATCGTGCTCATACTTCTTAGCAAATTCTTCACGAAGCTCAGCAGTAGCAGCTCGACGATTTTCTTTAATCTTCGATTCCCACGCTTCTTCGATTTCGTGGCGCACTTCTTCGGAAACTACATCGTTTTCAAAAAGTGTTTTTAGTGCATCCAACATTATCATTTCTCCTGTTATTGGAGTCGACTGATTATGTTAATCAGTGATTCTTTTAAGTATTTTTGTGCCTTTGCATCTTCTTTTGTTGCCTGTGCTAATTCATATGCCTTATACCCTCCGCGAGCATTCATAAGATGTTCGTAGATTGGTGTTGGGTATGCACCAGGGGCGCTAGGCTGAGCCACTGCGTCCACGGTGATTATTTCAAAGTCAGACACGGTGTTATCGCCGTCTTCTGACACATTTCCACTTCCACGTGACGAGACACCTAGTTTAACGCCTGCTTCAAGCATCGTTTTAACTAGGTTGCCCATCGGTGTTGGTAGAATTTTTAATTTACCATAACCGTTTGCGCCATCCATCCACATATCTGTGATCATATGACTTACACGGTCTAAGTTAATGTTAAGGCCTTCTGGATGATCAACTTCTCCGAGAACACTATATCCTCCAGATATTTGATCGTTGAGAGTTTTGACAGCCCTGCCAATTTCATTTACAGGATATACACGTTGGTTAGCATTACGCACACCGCCTTGTATGCAGATGCCTTTCATAAAAAGGTCTTTTCCGCCTGTAGCGTTATCGGTAGATTCAACAACCATTCCTGCCTGGTCAAATGTCAAATGCTCTCGTAAGTTTTTCATTCAAACTTCCTCTATTATACTGCTATACTATTATTTAGCACGTTTTGGAGCGCCGTTTAGCATACTCCCTGCACCTTTGTCAGCAGTCTCAGGCTTTCCTTTTTTCTCAGCGCCATGACCAGCTGGCTCATTCTTGCCTGCCTTTGCCGCTTTTCCGCCTGGAACATTGATGTTACCTGCATTGTCTTCTTTAGCTGTTTGACTGTTTAGTGCGTTACCTTTTACTGTTCCGCCTTTGCCAGCCTCGGCTGTTTCACCTGTATTAGCTTGTGCAATATTTCCTGCAGTTCCACCCATGTCATTTTTACCAGCAACTGCCGATTTAGTACCGTTAGTACCTGTGTCGCCCATCGATGCTGTTACTTTTTCGACATATTCGCGCATTGTTTCGCCTGCGCTTTTTTCTGACTCGTCAGCTTCTTCTTCTGCTTCGTCAACTTCTTCGTCGTCTGATTCAAAAGCCATTGCTTCTTCTTCTGGCTCTTCTTCGCTATCCATGTCCATATCTACATCCATGTCCATTTCAGCATCGTCGTCTGCAGGTGCTTCGTCGTCGTCATCGCCCATCATTGAATCAAATTCTGCTTTTAAATCTTCTAAAGCATCTTCTAGATCCATTACACGGTCTTCAATGTCGCCTTCTTCGTCGCCCATATCCATGTCGCCTTCTTCACCGTCAGCTGGCATTTCAATGTCACCCATCATGTCATCGCCTGCGTCTCCGCCCATAGCCATGTCCATTGGATCTGCTTCGACTTCAAATTCGTCTAGGTCAAAACCTTCTTCTAAGTCGTCGTCTGACTCATCTACTTCTTCATCAGTAGCTTCATCTACTTCTTCGTCGTCTGACTCATCTACTTCTTCATCAGTAGCTTCATCTACTTCGTCGTCTAATTCTGACTCAAGTAGTCCTTCATAAATTTCGCGTGATTTTTCAACTACGATTTCATGGAAAAGCTCTTCTGCACCTGCTTTATCTTCATTAACAAGTTTTTCAAGCATTTCTTCAAATTTCTTTAAATCTGCCATTATTTTCTCCTATAAATGTTTTACCTATGGTAAGGCTGTCATTTGTATTTAACCATTAGAGAGAAATATACGTAGAAATAGGCCCAAAACGGACCATTTACTAAAAATGCTAGGAAATTCCAAACATTTTTTGGAATTCTATGATAGTAATTGTGCGTAAATTACTAATACTATTTAGTTCCGGCGGTTTGAAATTTTCTGGCTGTATAACTCTATAATAGTTTATATGTGCGTTTTCTTTTATTACTCGTTGTGTTTGTTTAAGCCAATTTCCATAGTAAGTTGCAGAGTCAGTAGTTTTTTTGTAGTTTGGTGTTCCAGCATACATGTTATTAACACGTTTGCCGTTTTCTAAACCTTTATAGTCAAAGCCTAAAATAAAAATATTTTTATTCTCATGTTGACTTGCTAGGTGTAATGCTGTGGGTCCACTACTCCAACCTTTACTAGGTTTAAAATAATTCAAACCTATTATGTTTTTATATGCTTTATTTGGATTTGTCCATACATTTCTATGCTTGCTAATATAATCTTTTCTATCTAGTTCTAGTATCATTTTTGCATCAACAGCAATTAGGTAGTCAGGATCAAACTCTCTATAAAGTGCATTACAACCGTATACTTTTCCTATAGATTGTAAAAATGCAGGATCTATACCTTTTCGCGATGTTCCGTTTCCAAGAACAAATGCATAGCTTTTGTTTGTATGTTCGTTTATTTTTTTAGGAATAATATTAACAGATTCTTTTTGTCTTCTACGTTCTGCTAATAATGTTTGAATTTGTTTTTTAGAATACTTTGATTTATCTAATTTTGCCATTATTTAAGATCATCATATAGCAGCCGCAGCTTGTGCTGCTATTCCGTACATTTGACGAACAAAATCTAATTCTTTAGATTGTTCTTTAGTATGTACATCAGATGCTTTACGTGCTCTATTAATTTGGCGTAAAGTTAATCTTGTTTTTCTTGTATCCGAACTCTTTATTATCGAGTCATCGTACTGGGGCTCGTAGCTTTGATCTTCTGTAGGATCAAGCGTTTCTTTGTCGTAATAAAAAAGTTCTCTAAGTATCATAGTATTATTTATATCTTATATTGTCTGATCGTTCGCCGGAGGAGGAGTTGCACCTAAGGTTGCGTCAGTTGCTGTTTCTGGAGGTGCGCCTTCGCCTCCGTCTTCTGGAGCAGGACCGTCGTCTGCAACATCTTCAATACCTCCAAGATCTGCACCAATTCCGGAACTGCTAATTCCAGCTGTTCTCATTTCACCTGAACTATCTGTATCAGGCTGTTCTAGAGTTTCGTCATTTTCTTCACGCCACATACGTTCGTTTTCTGCAATTTCTTCTGCACTCATTCCTAAGAAACGTTTTAGTGCAAAACGATTTGACATATACGGAATAGCACTCATTTGTGTAAATGTTGGCACACGAGCGTTGTCTAGTTCCGATTGTCTATAAGCAGCAAAGTTTTGAGGTGCTTGAAATTCTAAATCAAACATCGCTGTGTCAATATTTACTCCATTTTCTAACAAATACCGTTTAAAATCTTGATTAAATTCTTCTGTAATTAATCCTTGTAGTCTTTCGCAGTAGTTATTAAATCTCAGTTCTTGAATGTAAGCAGTACCAACTCGTCCATCTTGGAATGAAGAAGCACCATCATCTGCTCCAGTTGGTAGGTACGAACTTGGAATACGTAAGCCACGCACAAGTTTATTTGTAAAGTATCTTAAGTCGTCAATTTCACCTAAGTTAGTACCGCCTGGTAGTGTTTCAACTTTTGATCCTCTACCTTCAGCAGTTTGTGGAAAGAAGTAGTCTTCGTTGATTGACAGAGGATTGTAAGAGCTGTCTATAACATTTTGGCCTCCACCTGTTGACGATGGGATACGTCTTTGATGTATTTCCGTCTTAACACGTTCTACAAATTGCATAGCCAAGTGACTTGGCATGTTACCCACATCAACGTAGAATACTCTGCGCTCTGGCGCTCGTTGTACTCGATAGATGATAATAGCATCTTCAAGTAATTCTTTTTGTTTGTATACTTTAAAGATTGATTCTAACAAACTTTGTCCAAATGGATAGTTTTGATCTAATCCCTCACTTAAACTTAGGTGTACAACATGTTCTGCATTGATTGCTACTTCACCTTCTTCAACATTAAATCTTGATCCATTAAGACCCTGATTTGGTTGTCCTACCATTCCTCTGCCGCTGCCAGTAAAATATCCAGTATTAGGATTTCCGCCGCCAGTAATATTTCCAGTAGTCTGAAACGGAGTAGTTGCAACCATTTCTCTAAAATTTAAATTAAAATCTTGTATAATATATTGCTCAGGTTGCTTGCCTTCACTTTCGTTTACAATAATACGTTTAAGTTTTGCAGGATCAACATGATATAATTTTTTAGTTTCTGGGTCTCTTACAAAAATTGCGTCTCCGTATTTGAATACATTTCTAAAAATACGAAACATTCGTGTTTCAAACTTCTGTGTTTTGCACCATTGCTTTAAGTATTGACCTAATATAGTTACTTCTGTATTTGTAGCTTTTTTAAAAAAATTAAATTTAAAGTTTGTGCCGTTTTCGTCATTCTTTTGTGTACAAAATTCTGCAAGAATATCTAATGCAGCATTTACTTCTGAATCTTGATCCATTGTATTGTATTGGCCGTAACGCTCAACACGGTTTGGACTACCTACATAAACATCTGGTAAGTAACTTGAATAGTTTGACCTAGCAGGTCCTGGGCGAGCACCGGCAGCAGATCCATTTATTGGACCATATGTTCCGTTAACTGAGTTTTCAGAACTCACTGGTGTAAAATATTTTTTCCAACTCAATTTAAGTGCTCCTTAGCATATCGCCTGACAAATTTCCAATGCCACGTCTAATTTTTTCTGAATAGTTATTTGACTGTGTATTTACTGCTACTAGTTCTTCTAATTTAGGTACTAAAGTGTTAGTCATTGCAGTTTCAAAATTTTCTCTCATATTTGACATAGCTGTGTTTATTAATGCGTTAATATCTTCACCTTCGTTATTGTTAGCAACTGTTTGCGATATTTCTGAAGGAATTTTTCTTACTGTATTTAACATTCCGTCTAACTGAGATGTATTGTTTGTGAATCCACTTGATAATAATGCTTCAGCTTGCGCTCTCATTCCGCCTAGTGCCGATTGCTGTACAATAGCAGCCATTTGTTCGGGTGTAGTTACTGCTTCAAGGCCGTGTAATGCAGCCAGTGATTCTCTTCCAAAGTTTTCAAATAATCTACCAGCAGTGCCCATTGTGCCTAATGAAAAAGTAGGCATAGCATCCATCGCCCGAGCAAACGCAGCCGCCTGGTCGGGAGTCAATGGGGGTTGTGTTCCAGTTGCTTGAGGATTTACTCCTGATGCTACTAATGCTGTGTTTATATTATTCATCAGCATAGATAGTTCGTTTTGCAAATCAGCATTGCCTGGATTTCTAGAAACTTCTGTCATTAACTCAGCTAGTTTTTGCCTTGCATCAGCAAGTGTAGCTATGTCGTTTGGATCTACAACATCAGAAGGCTGATCTGCTAGTCGAGCTTCAACTAGTGTAGATCTATTTTCTAATGATGTTGCTGCACTTAACAAAGCTGATGTTTGGCTTGAAGTTTCGTTCCATGCTCTAGCAAAATCACCTATTGGTCCTTCAATATTTTCAAGTAAGGTTTGTACTAAATTACCTTGTCCGTTTATGTAACTAATAAATTCTGCTGCGGCAGCAGTAACTTGTACAAATATTCCTCGCACAACAGCTTCTTGTGCATTCATCGCTGCCGATTGAACTTTTCTTAATCCTTCTAAATATTGATCTAAAATTACTTGAGAACCTGTTCCTGAAGTCTGATTCTCTCTTTCAGTTTGTACTAACGAATTAATACCTGCTCGAATTTGATCAGCTGACCCTGTATAAACGTCTCCATTTAATCGTGCAACACGTTCGGCTTCGGCTGCAATTGCATCACCACTTAACGCCATACCGCTACCCAACTCGGTCATAATATTCATAGCGCCGTTTGATATATCAGTTGCAGAACCAAGCATTGCTTGATTAATTAAGAATTGATTGTTTCGTAATTGAGTCGATTGTGCTAATGCATTATCCATTAGTATCTTTGCTCTACCTTCGTCGCCAGCAAGGAATGCCTGACGAGCTTCCATTAGTGCATCTCTTAGTCCAGGAGCTGCTGCGTTTAGTGCTCGCATTTCAGGATCATTCATGTTTGGAAATCCTCTTGTAAGCACATCTATAGCAAAATCTCTTACAGTAGGCGATACTTGTGATAAAGCAAGTAGTCCGTTATCTAATTCATCTCGGACATGGTCTTGCAATGTTTGTCCAAATGCAAACACATTACCTTGTCTTGAAATTTCAGCCTGTTCTTCAGCTAATGCATCAACTTGCTTGCCAGTAAGTCTTGCTAATTCGTCTAACGTCTTTGCATAATTAGCAGCAGCTTGATTACGCTGATTTGCATCCATTCTCCCTCTAATACCTTGTATAGTTGCCAAGGCATCAAAAGATGCAAAAGTTTCGCCAAGTGTTTCTGCATTAAAGCCTAATCTTTCAAGTTCTACTCTTGCTGGATTAAACCCATCGGCAGTTTCTTGCATGAAAGCCTGCTGCGCTTGAATAAAAGCATTAACGCCTCGTTGAGCAGTACCGCCCATTCCGGCTATTTCTCTTTGATTATCTCCAATTATTCTAGTAAATTGTTCCATAGTCAAGTTAGTTTTACCAACTTGAATAATCATTTCATCTAACTGATTATTAAAATGGATGCCGCCGCGTGTAAGATCTTGCCATACACCAACATATCCTTCAGCAAATGCCATCATTTTTGACAAATGCTCAAGACCAGGAATAACTTTAGTATCAATTAACGGAGCAAGACGTTGGGGCGCACCCTGTATAACATTACCAAGAATCGAACCAAGACCATTAATTGCACCATTAAGGCGATTAAAGGACTCGGTATTTCGGTTTACTGAGTCTGTATTATTCTCGCGATCTGTTCCAGCCAAATTAAATCTCCGTTAAAGTTTAAAACTATAAATATTACGTACAATATATTTATCCTAAGGGTTATATACATGGAAAACTTAACAAGTCCGTTACAAAAATATAAACGGCAACCAAAATTATATATCGATTTACCCAGCAAAGGTGTTTGGTACAATGATAACATAGTCGAAAAGTTTGAAGAACTAGAAGTCTATAGTATGACTGCTAGTAACGAAATACTTGCAAAAACACCTGATGCATTAATTACAGGTAATGCAACTGTAAAAGTTATCGAAAGTTGTGTTCCAGCAATTAAAAATGCATGGAAACTAGCTAGTGTCGATTTTGAATATGTTATGGCTGCAATACGTCTTGCCACATACGGTGAAAATATAACTATGAGTACAAAATGTACAAGTTGTACTCACGATGATACTTACGGATTACCTGTACAATCAATCTTAGATCATTTTATGAAAACAAAATTATCTTTTGATGTTAGTGTTGATGACTTTGTGTTTAGACTTAGACCTTTGACATACAAAGAAATTATACAAAATCAGCAAGTGTCTATGAAAGTTCGCAGAGAGCTTATGCAAATTACACAAAATAAAGATATGTCTCAAGATGATAAAGATAAGGCTATGGATGTACTTTACGAACAAATTAATACTCAAACAAAATCTATAATTTGTCAAGTAGTTGTTGATGTAACAACACCTGACGGAGACATTGAAAATAATTCAGAATTTATAAACGATTTTATTTTAAATAATGACGGTGTATACTTTAATGAAATACAAAAAGTTTATGCAAAAAACACTGCTGCACTCGAACCGCCGATTACAGAAGTAGTTTGTAGTGAATGTCAAGCTACTAACAAAATTAAAGCTAATTTGGATTTTTCGAGTTTTTTCTTGAAATACTAATCCCACTCTCGGATTCTGAAATACAGGATCTATCAAACGATTACGAAAACGAAATCAAACAAATTAAACACGAAATCTATAAACTTTCTTGGTACATGCGAGGAGGAGTAGATTCAAAAGATTTACTTACTGACACTGATGTTGAAGATTTACAAATACTAGGAAAAATTATTCAAGAAAACATCGAAGTTAGTAAGAACACTAAAATGCCAATGGTTTAAAGATCGTCAATGTTAAGAGGCCTTCTAGCATCTGGATCGGGCTGACCGTCAGGCGTTTGTCGCTGTGGCTGAGCCTCAGGAGTTGTTCCACCATTACCGTCATCTACTTCAGGTTGTCCTACTGGCGCATCATTTGGATCTAGTTTCAAATTTGTCATAGCGTCTCCGTGTACTTCCTCAAGTTCGACTTCACTAAACGTAGCGTTTAGAGTAGGAATTATTTCTGCATTAAGTTGTGCTGTTACAAAAGTGTTTAATGTTTCGGCTCCTTCAAATCCCCATTCGCCTAATTTACTTGCGTAATGATTGCCCATTGCGTTTAATAATAACACTTGAACTTCAGGCCTCATTAAAATTGCTCTTGCAACAGTATATAGTAATGCTTCAACTAATAAAAACTGAATTACGTTTTTAATTAACATCACTGTTGCTCCAGGTAGTCCGCCTACAAAACTAGCTATTTGTTGTGTAGTCATTGATGCAAGGTTTATAGATCTAATCATAGTTCTAAATATAGCAATTGCTGCTCGAGTACCCATAGTCATAGTTGCAAGTAATCCCGGAGCAACAAACAGAACAAACCACATTCCAAATACTCTTTGTATTTTTTCTCGAGCTTCAGCTGGAGTTGTGTTATCAGTAATTTCAGTATTATACATACGAATAAGCATTTCTTTAAGAGATACGTATGCTGCTAGTTGCAATCCAGGACGAAAGTTCCAAGGAAAGAACATAGCAAGAGATCTAGCTCCTAATGTATTCAAAAATGTAACATTTCGATTTGCCCAGGCGCGAGGATTTTTTGCATCTTCAGCATCCATGTTAAGAAGTTTTGGTCTAGTTGCTTCAACATCTCTCATCATTTGCGCACGACGAGTTGTTGCTAGTTGACTAAACGCATCTATTTCTTGGCGAGTATATCTGTGCCCTCCGTGAGTAATATAGCCAGGGTTCTGAAGTGCTAGACGATATTGCCTCGGTAGTCTGCCTCGGTCATCGTTAAGATCTTCCCATTCAAGTGGAGGTTTAGTTCCAGTAGTTGCAATTGCTCCAGGAGGAGTAGTCCTAGCAGTACGAGGATCAAATCTTGAATTTCTTTGTAACTCTAAATTAATTTCGTCACTATAGTTTGCGGCTGCTGTTGCAGTGTCAAAAGTGTTAATTATATATCTAGGATCACTAGGACGTAAACGAGTATCTACTACATTATATCCCAAAGCTCGGTTACCAGTGCTTAATATACTTCCACCTTCAACCTCAAATACAGATTCAATAATAAGTTTTTTTGTTTCTACAAAAATATCAGATATCTTCATTTTATAATCCTAATTTATACTATACTATTTATTCTTTTAAATATCTACTTCGTAGATATTAGTTATCGCTAACGCTCAAACTACTTACTTCGTATTTAATTATGCGTGATAGAAGTGATATATTATATGAAGATGCATTATGACGAATGTCATAATGTTTAAGTTTCATGTAGATTGTTTCAGTCAGACGGAACCTGTTACGGTCCCATCTAATCTCAAAAATAGCTTCATGTGAGTTCGCCACCAGCCGAGACATTGGAAGTAGGTGTTTGTTATACTGCTACACAATGGGCTCTGACCTTTCCCAACCTACGTCGACATCTAATGTGCAAGATTCTGCACATTATCCTGTATTTCTACAGTTAATATGCAAAATATTGCACATTGTACTATATAGAGTGCATAAGACGCTCTTATGCTTTCTGTATAATACATTACCTCTCGCTTCGTTCCTATTGCTAAAGAGTTTTTATGTGTAATGTGCAGTTTTTCGACAGCCAACATTCTATCTATACCAACTAGTGAGCCCAATTTGTTTGATGGCTTCCTACCTCTGGGTAGTCAATCAGTATGTTACGTGTGCAGGTATCACCCTAGCTTTTTCCACAGCGGTATTCTCAATCTGGCCCGCCAACCTTATGTGTTGGATTGTTTTGCCTGGATGTGATGTTCTAGCAATGCCTGTTTGAGTTTGTCTGATCCGCCTACTCTAACATTAATAATACCATTATAGTATTCGTCTGTTTCAAGTACACGCCTATCAAACTGTTCTCTTGCCTCTATGTAGGACATTTCGCCCCTACCTTTACATAGGTATAATATTTCTCTTGTGAAGTTTTCTTCGCCTAGTGCTGCTACATCTGCGTTTAGCCTATCACTGGAACCCCAGTAAGTCTTCCAATCGCTTTCTTTGTAGCCTCGTCTTTTGTTTTTCTTGCCTTTTAGAGGTGGCTTAGTAGTTTTAAATTTTGCTAGTTTCTTGCCTACGTATTTTTGGCCTGTAGTGGTATTTGTGATAAGGTAAACAAAGCCTTCATACTCATCTGGTATTGTGTCAATTGTTTTTCCTTGGTAAGTCCACTGCATCAGTTACTTACCTGTGCCTAGTTGTTATCGCTTTCTTTTTTGGTTTGAAATGAGTTATGTATTTCGTCCATACGAAGTTTAGCAAGATCTCTTATTTCTCTGAGACATCTCCTTGCTTCTCTATGCGTACGAACACTATTTCTTGATTCAAAATTTTCATTTGCCTTAAAATATGTCATGTATGCTTTTACTAATTTATCATGTGTGTCGTCATCTATCATTCTACAACATCTAAATCGTTTTCGTAACTTGTAAACCCATTTTCTTTTACAACTTTAAGAATATGATTTACTCTACCTACTAGTTCGTCTTTGTGTGAGATTAAGAAAATATTTTTCTCACGCTCACGTGCAATTTTCTTAAGAACACTCAGCGCACCTTCTACACCAGCAGTGTCCATACCACTATCAATCAACTCGTCAATAAACAACAAGTTGATATTTTGATATAGACTTTCCCAAACGTCACGGAATGCAAAACTCAATCCTAAAATAAGTCTGTTGCGTTCGCCACGTGACAGGTTATCAAAGTCTAAGTCTTGTCCTAGCTGTGTAATTTCAACATTTAAGTCGTTTTGGAACACTACTTGATGCGGCAAGCCTAGTTTATCTAGATAATATGTAAGTCTGTTGTTTAGATATGCTAGGTTTTGTTCGATAATCTTCTTGCGAATAAAACTATCTTTGTTTGTAAGCAGTTTTAATAAGAACTCTTGGTGCTCTTTATAGTTTGTAAGCTCGTTAATTGAATCCCAACTAATTTCTTGCATAGCACTAGTGTTTAGTTCGTCAATCTGTGCTTGATACGGATCAGTTTCTTCTTGCTTTGAAGTTAATGCTTGTTTCAAACTATCAACATTCTGCCTATGTTCGTATGCTTCTTTAGCAGTCTCATAAAAAGTGTTAGGACGTCCGTTAATGTTGCCAATTTCTAACAACGCCTTTAGTACTTCTTCAAGTTTACCAGCAACTTCTGTTTGATATGCCATTGCATCAGTTAATTCTTTAGCTTTACGTGTCTCAATTTCAGCTTTTTTGTCTGCATGAAGCTCTTGTCCGCATGTGTAGCAGGTTGCATCGTCAAGATTTGCGATGTCTTTTTCTGCCTTTTCGACACTCTTGGTGGCACGTAATAGTGCAGAGTCTAATGTGCTTTTTTCTTTATTAAGAGCCGTAATTGCAGTGTTTAATTCGGTCCAGTTTGTTAATTTTTCATGTAAATCAAGCTCTAAATCAATGTCTAAGTGTTCTAATTCGTTAATTCCTTGCTGTAATTTAGCAATATCTTGCTGTTTTTTAGCAACCCAAGCACGTTGATTGTTTTGCAAACTTGCAATAGTAGTTTCAATTTTACTATTAGCAGTTTGTATTGCTTCAATCTTAAGAGTTTCTTGTGTAATAGCATCTTTTGTATTACGAACTTGTTCTTTTAAGTTTTCTGCCTTCTCAGACAGTATAGTAATACCCAACAACTGCTCAATAATAGCACGTTGATCGTTTTGTCGCATTGCAAGGAACGGTTCTGAGTAGGTATTAAGTGCAACAATGTGTTTGAACATGTCATGCGACATACCTAACAAATCATTTAGGTATTCTTGTGTTTTACGACTGTCACCTTGCGACTCGTCTTCTACTTGTTCTTCGTTATTGATATAAAACTTAAAGAAAGTGGGCGAACGTCCTCTCTCAAGGCGGTATTGATTACCGTCTTTTTCAAAATCTAAACTAACAACCATACCTTTTGAGTTTGTTTTATTGATAAGATTGTTTGCTCTAATATTTGTAAGAGCCTTGCCATACATCGCATAACTTAATGCATTGATAATGGTAGTCTTACCAGTGCCGTTGCGTGATCCACTGTCATCGCCACCTTGATCTAAGTTTTCACCTAGCACAAGTGTTAGTTTTTCTTTGTTAAAGTCTACAGCTTGAGTTTGATTGCCCACGCTCATAAAGTTTTTAACTGTTAAGTCTTTAATTTTAATCATAGCTCGTTATAAATGTCCAATAATGTTTTTTTATTAAAGTTTTCACTATCGATTGCAGTAATTTCTTTAGATACAATCTCGTCAACACTTTCAAACACAGAAATATCTACATCTGTTGTAATTTCTTCAATTTGTTTTTGTGGAATTAATGTAATCTCACGACAGTTGTGTGTACTGATATAAGTTTCTTTAATAAATTGTGCTTCTTCGTAACTAATAGGCACATCAATAGTAACACGCAAATACATTTTAGGTTTAATAATGTTTGCGTCAGGATCTAATAACTTGCTTAGTGTAGTTGTACGATACTTAGGACAGTTCCACCAGTTGATGTACTCGGGCTCTTTGTTGTTTTCACGATCTAGTATCATCATGCCACGTTCGTCATCCCACGCATCGGCATAGTTGTGCGGAAACGCATTACCGATGTAATGAATCTTGCCTTGTACCTGACGTTTGTGGAAGTGACCGCTAAACACATATTCTTGATTAGCAAAGTGACTAGGACGCAAGTCGCCGTGATCGGGCATTTGAACCATGGCATTCATATAAAAACTAGGAAGTTCGAAGTGTCCAAACATATATTTGGCTTTGATCTTTTCGATCTTCTTCCATTCGTCACCTACAAGCCACGGAACCATACAAACATCTTCAATTTCTGTCATTTCGTCTACAATAGTAATGCCAGGAATATGTTTTCCAAATATAGTTGAGCTTACGTCACGCTTGTCCTTATAATATAAGTCATGATTGCCGACAAACATATAAAACTTGTCAAATGCAGCACCTAGTTTTTCTAAACTACGAATAGTAGCATCCATAGTTGTAAGATTTAGGCTATTTCTGTTGTGATGCCAATCTCCGCAGAAGATTCCAGTCTCACAACCGTTAGCTTTTGCTTGTTCTATAAACCAATCTACAAATTCTTCACAATCTTCGTTGTGAATACGACTGTTACCTTTTAATCCGAAGTGAATATCGGTAAACACTGCTGCTTTTTTAAACAAATTATAGTTCCTCTATTCTAACAATACTATTGTATAGTCATAACACAGTATTGTCAAGATTTTTTCTCTGTTGCTTTTCGTTCTCTTTCGACAGCAGCTTCCCACTCGCCTGCATGTTGTCTAGTATAACTAGGACTTAGGTCATTCATTTCTAAAATATCGTCTCTAATGTTTTGATTACGCTTTTCTAAATTAATAACACGAACAAAACTGTTAGTAACAGCGGCAGTGTAGTATGCAAACGGGTTATTTGACTTTGATTCGTCAAATTGTAAGCCAATTTGTGATAATTGTAGTATTGCTTGACCTTTCATTTCGTCATTATAGGTATAACCGCGAACATTACCTCTTGTAGCATAGCGATCTACTAGTTTCATCCACATGCGAGCTAATTCGTTAGTAGCTCTAGCATGTTTCATACTAAAATGTCCGTTTTCCATGCCACCTGTCCAGTGACTCTTACCTACACATACTAATTCGCCTTCTTCGTTAAACTTGTAGTGCTGAAAAGGTGGAAAATTTAGTTTAACTTTTGTATCTGCAACAGTCTTTGGAGTTTTTTTACGTCCTGGTTCGTCAGGAATATGATCAAATGTCATAATACGAAAGATAAGTTCTTCTTTTGTAATAGACTTGTAGTCGATTTCACAATCGGCTTGTTTAACCTTTTCGCCTTTGAGTTTTCTTGCTTGATAGTCAGCATCGCCGAGGCGTTTAGCTTTATTTCTTTTTGCTTCAGCAATAGTCCTTACATGAATTTTATCTACACTTGGTAATATAATATCATATTGGTTATAATCTGATTCAACGTAGCTACAAAATTTTGACTTTGATATATGTATTTGTTTTAATAAATCTTTATTGTTAAGATAGTTTACTTTTCGCATAATTTCTCCAGTTGTTAGTAACATTATAATATACTCGGTTAATTTTGTCAACTAAATAATAGTATAGGAGAACAAATATGGCTAATTCGAGTAATGAAAATTTAAGTGGAAGTCAACCAAATGTTGGGTCAACTCCTGCACAAGTTTCAAATGTAATAGCAGATCCTTCTGCAAGGCGTAGAGGAAATCTTCCTTTAGGAGCAGTGTCGTCGACTGATTTAAACTTTGTACAAGCTGACTGGGGCTCTCAAACAGATTTAGATTGGCGTGTTAGACTTTCCTTACCTCCAAATTATTTAAACAGTTCGATATTACAGCCGCTTCTCGAAACTGACGGATTTATGTTTCCATACACTCCTCAAATTACATTAGAACATTCAGCTAATTATAATTCTCTACACCCTACACATAGTAATTATCCTTTTCCGTCTTATCAAAATAGCCAAGTGAATGCTATAAGTATTATTGGAGAATTTTTTGTTGAAAATGCAAAAGAAGCAGAATATTGGGTTGCAGCAACTCATTATTTAAGAAGTATAACTAAAATGGCATACGGAAAAACTTCTAATGCTGGATCACCGCCCCCTGTTGTAAAATTAAATGGCTACGGAGACTTTGTCTTTAAAGATATTCCTGTAACAGTAACATACTTTACAGTTGATTTGCCAAGTGACGTTGATTATATACAAACAGATATTGGTGAAAACGGAACTTGGGTTCCAGTAAGAAGTCAAATTAATATTCAAGTACAGCCTACATACAGCAGAAAATCAATAACTAAGTTTAGTATGGACGAATTTATAAACGGCGGATACGTTGGTAAAAAAGGATTTATTTAATGAGAAAGGTTGATGTAAGGTACGAAACTAATAGTCCTTGGTTTAATACTAATGTAACTAATAATCTATATTTAGATGTATTATCTATACGTCCTATTCCGGAAAGTACTGACGATATTTTATACGAAGTACAAACACAATATACATATAGACCGGATTTGTTAGCACATGATTTATATGGAACAAAAAATTTATGGTGGGTATTTGCACAACGTAATATGGATGTATTAAAAGATCCAGTTTATGATTTAGTTGCAGGTGTCAAGATATATCTTCCTCAAGGTGATGCGTTATCAAGAACGCTAGGAGTTTAAAATGCCATATGTACCTGATGATTCAAATAATATATTTTTTGGAGACCCTGGCGTTGGCGAAGTAGGTAGTAATAATAGGTCTACAGTTAAAGACCGTAGCACAGTTGCTACTGCATATAACTTTTTACAAAACCCAAGTTTGGCCGGAGCGTCGGCATTATACGGAGCAGATATATTTCCATTTAGGAATGAGTTAGATAAATTTGCTAGCTATGCTCCTATTTTTACCTTAGGGTGTTTAACTAATTTAGAATACAACTTTCCTTTATCGTATCGAATACTTGGCCCACTTGTTAAAATTATCAGAAGCGGTGGCCGAGGCGGACCAACAATTCCGTCATTATATGATCTAGGTGGAAAACGAGAATTTTTTATTGAAGATGTAATGATTGAAAACACAGTTGCACCTAATCCAAGATCAAGACACTCTAATGCTACTAGTATTACATTTAAAGTTATTGAGCCGTATTCAATGGGCCAATTCTTTCACAACTTGCGAAGTGCTTCTTTAGTAACAGGACATCCAAATTATCAAGATGCACCGTTTTTAATAAGTGTTGCATTTATAGGATATGATGACGAAGGAAATGTGTCATCGTCTTTATTAAGTCAAAGACATTTTCCTATACAGCTAGTACAAGTTGAAATGGAAGTTTCTGAAGGCGGCGCAGTATATCACGTACAAGCAGCTCCTTATTCTGATAGAGCACTTACTAATAACACTGTCGAAATACCTATTGATGTTGCTATAAAAGGACGCACAGTTGGAGAAGTTTTACAAACAGGAGCTCAAAGTTTAACAGCAGAACTTAACGGAATTGCTGATGATCAAGACAGTGCCGGACAAACTGGTGGCGCTGCAAACAAGTATGTAATTCAATTTCCAAATTCAAATAATCTCGGAGCAGTTAGCGGCGCTATTAATTCTGTAGCAAGTGCAATTAATGGTTCGCTAGGCTCAATAGGAACAGGAATACAAGACTGGTATCAAGGTTTAGTTGGTGATCAAGGTGCCCTACCTCCTCGGGTTATGGAAAGATTAGCAGAAAACACAAATATTTTTAGTTTAGGATCTATATTAGGTGACAAATTAAAAGCCGAAGCTATTGCTGACATGAATGCTATCGGACGGTCACCGTTAATTGAGCCAGGCAGCACGTTTAACGCTGGCGATACACCTTACCAATATCCTTCTTTTGCAGAAGATCCGGCCAACCCTGGAAGGCTAAAACGAGGATCTATTTCGTACGATCCTGAAGCAAACGTTTATACATTTGAATCGGGAACAACAATCCCTCAAATGATTGAAGAGGTTATAATTTCTTCGGAATATGGAAGAAACTATGCACGTATGCGAGCAAATATGGCAGGCGGAATAGAATGGTTTAGAATTGAAGCACAGACATATAATGCTGGTAGTTTGTTTGGAGGACTAATAACTGGTCGAGATCCAAAAATCTTTGTATATAGGGTTAGAAAATGGATATCAGACGGATCTAACTATTCTGCACCAAACAATGGATCTTTTACAAAAACATTTATTAAACAGTTATTAACACCAAAAGCATATAGCTACATTTACACTGGACAAAATAAAGATGTTATCGATTTTGATTTAAAGTTTGATCAAATGTTTTTTACAGGTGTAAATGCTGCTAGATCTCAAAAACAAATTTTACAAAGACTAGGTAGTCAATTAGGTCTTGGACAAAAACAAACTGATACAGTTGTAACAACTGGTAACAATCTTTCTGTTAACACTTCTGCATCAAGCGGAGGACGAACTGAAGACACTGCTAGAACATCAACACAAGGAAATACAGGCGCAAACGGTGGTAATGGTTTTGATGATGCATTAACTGGGTCGGCTAGATATTTTAACGAAATGATGATTAATTCGTCAAACGATATGATCCAAGCAAAATTAAAAATACACGGAGATCCGTATTTTATATGTGATGTAGGAATTGGAAATTATTTAGGACTTCCAAGTTCTCCTTTATTACCAGTTACAATCGACGGCAGCATGAATCCAATGGACGGAGAAGTTTATATTATATTAAACTTTAAAACACCAATTGATTATAACGAAAGTGACGGATTTGTCGAATATCCCCTTGGTGGATTTTTGCCTATTGCAATGTTTAGCGGAATATATAGAGTTATAAAAGTTGAAAATAATTTTGATAATGGCCAGTTTACTCAAACATTAGAGCTTGCCAGAAATAGAAATCAAGATATATCTATTGAAAGTGTTGCTGGCGCACTTATTAACAAACTTCTTGGCGGCGGCGGCGCAACACTTACACAAGGATCCCAATTTAATAGAATTGGCAATCGAACACAAGGACCGGATGATACAACATAATGGCAACAGAACAACGAAGTAATCCAAATCAACAAAGAAATACTGTTGGAGTATTTCTCGGAAAAGTAGTAAGTCACTTAGACACTACTTTTATGGGAGGTCTGCAAGTTGAAATATTAAGAAGGTCAACAAGCGGAAGTTTTGCAGGCGAAACAGTAAACTGTAAATATGCAAGTCCCTTTTATGGTCAAACACCATATTCGGGATCTAGTCGAAATAGTGATTATGCAAGCACTCAAAAAAGTTACGGATTTTGGGCAGTTCCTCCTGATATAGGAACACAAGTACTTGTATTAATGCCTGAAGGTGACTTTAGTAATGCATACTGGGTAGGATGTGTTCCTGATGTTGGAATGAATTTTATGACCCCAGGCAATGCAGCAACAACATACAACTCAGCTGACCCGTCAATAGCAATAGCAGTTGGAGAGTATAATAAACGTTCTGATAATGTTGACGGTAAAGATGTGACACAAATTGAAAAACCAGTCGATCTTGACAGGCGAGATAAACTTAGAGATGCTGGATTATTAGAAGATCACATTAGAGGATCAAACACATCGAGTGCTAGAAGAGAAGCACCGAGTATGGTATTTGGTATAAGTACGCCAGGGCCGCATGATTTAGATGGACCAACTCATTCATACGGACCAACTCCAGGAACTTCAATTAATGCTCCTTTTAATCGTTTAGGCGGGTCTTCATTTGTAATGGACGACGGTGACATGTCGTTGTTTAGAAAAAAACCAGCAGGCGGCGACGAAGCAGGCCCGTTAGAATATGCTAATTTAGAACGCGGTGATCGGAGCGGTAATACAAAAATTCCTGCTAATGAGTTAATTAGATTAAGAACACGAAACGGTCACCAAATTTTATTACATAACTCAGAAGATTTAATTTATATTTCGCATGGTAGTGGAAAAAGTTGGATTGAAATGTCTGCTAACGGAAAAATTGACATCTACGCAGAAGATAGTATAAGCGTAAACACCGATAATGATTTAAATTTTAATGCAGGACGTGATATTAATTTTTCGGCTAAAGAAGATATTAATATTATTGCAGATAAAAATATAAAAATGCATTCTTTAGAAAATACAACAATGAAAATTGATCTAGATTATAAAATAAGTGTTGATGAAAATATGTTAGTAACAGTAAATAAAGATCGAAAAACATTTGTAAAAAATAATGATAATCTAAAAACAGATAATGATTTAACTTTTTCAGTAGCAGGAAATACATCTTTAAGAACAGATTTTCAATTAGATTTACAACAGAAAGAACTTAATTCGCAGTCGACAATTGATACAAACTTTAGTGGCCAAAATTTTAGTTTTGTAGGAGATAAATGGATGGCTAGAATTTTCCAAGCAGCGGGCATTCGTGCAGGAAGAATTGAATTTAATTCAAACGGAAATATTAATACATACGCACAGGGTACTTTAGGTTTAGGAGGAAATAATATTAGAGCTAGTAGACCTATAACTCAAGGCTCTGTAACAGCTAATACTCCTTCATATAAACGAGCAAGTTTAAAATTTACTGACGCAGAAAAACCAGATGATTTTGAAGATGCAGATGAAGCATTTTATCCAAAAAGAGTCCCGCAACACGAGCCTTGGAAGGACCACGAAAATCTTGACCCATTAACGTATATACCAGACGAAACTAGATCTGAAGAAACAAGGCGACAAGAATCCGAAGAGTCAGAATTTAAATTTCCAACAATACCAGATACATTTAAGAAGTGAGGGTAAACTATGAGTACAACTGAAAAATCTCTTTATAAACAAATTAATGTTAAATCAGGAAAACAAGATCAACTATATACAAAAAGTCCAACTTACAAAGGGTTTAGTACAGTAGGATTAGAATCTGATTCGGAAAGCAGTACACTTTATGATATTTCATTAATTAAACAAAATATTGTAAATCATTTTCATATTAGAAAAGGCGAAAAACTTAGTGATCCTGAATTTGGAACTATTATATGGGATGTACTTTTTGAACCATTAACTGAACAGGTTAGAAATTTAGTAACACAAGATGTGTCTTCTATTATTAACTATGATCCTAGAGTAAGTGTTAATCAAATTATCGTTGACAGCTACGAAAACGGCTTACAAATATCGTGCGAGCTTGTATATTTGCCATACGCTATAACAGAAAAACTACAGTTTCAATTCGACGAAAATGCTGGATTTTTAACTGAATAATTATATACGTAGTTTATTAAAACTGCTAAATATTACAATAAGATAAGGAACAGCAATGTCATCTACAGATAGACAAAATAGACTATTATTAGCCGAAGATTGGAAACGAGTTTACCAGTCATTCCGTAATGCAGATTTTAAATCTTATGATTTTGATAATCTTCGCCGCACAATGATACAATATCTTAGAGATAACTATCCTGAAGATTTTAACGATTACATTGAATCAAGTGAGTATTTGGCACTAGTTGACCTTATTGCATTTTTAGGACAAAACATTGCTTTCCGTGTCGATTTAAATGCTAGAGAAAACTATTTAGAACTAGCTGATAGAAGAGAAAGTGTACTACGTTTAGCGCGGCTGTTGTCATACAATCCAAAACGAAATCAAGCAACTAACGGATTATTAAAACTTGAAGGTATTAAGACAACAGAAGAAATTTTTGATTCTAACGGAAACAATTTATCTGGACAAACAATTGTTTGGAACGACTCAACGAACACTGACTGGTATGAGCAGTTTATAAAAGTAATGAATTCTGCAATGCCGTCAAACAACACATTTGGTCGTCCAACAAAAAAAGAAATAATATCAGGAGTATCAACAGAACAATACAGACTTAATAGTTTAAACGATGATATTCCTGTATATAAATTTAACAAAGTTATTGACGGAGCAAGTTTTCCGTTTGAGATCGTGTCAACCGATGTAACAGATACAGAAGTTGAAGAAGAAGCACCATTTCCAGGAAATAAATTTGCATTTATATATAAAGATGACGGTAAAGGAATTTCAAGTCCTAACACTGGATTCTTTTCACACTTTAGACAGGGCAATTTAGAGCAAGGTGTGTTTACTGTATCTAATCCTAGTTCGAATCAATCTATTACTGTTGAATCACCTGATATCAACGATACTGATGTTTGGCTTTATCAACTTGATACTAATGGATTTGAAAGTGAGTTATGGTCAAAAGTACAAGCAATGCAAGGCAACAACATAATTTACAACAATTTAAATAAAGATAAAAAGAACATATATTCTGTCTTAACAAGGGTCGACGATAGAATAAGTTTAATGTTTAGTGACGGAATTTTTGGAAACTTACCGCAAGGGTCTTTTAGGGTTTATTATAGAACAAGTGCAAATAATTCAATTAAAGTTGTCCCAAAAGATTTTACTAATATTTTACTAACTTTTCCTTATACATCAAAATCAGGAAAAAATGAAGCAATTACATTTACATACAATTTAAAGTATACTGTAGATAACGGTGCTGAGTCTGAATCAACTGACAGTGTAAGATTTAATGCACCAAGTACATATTATACACAAAGTCGAATGGTTACTGGTGAAGATTATCAAATTGGACCATTGGGCATAAGTCAAAACATTGTAAAAGCAAAGTCTGTAAACAGAACATCTAGTGGCATTAGTAGATATTTTGATTTAATTGACGCTACTGGAAAATATAGTCAAACTACGTTGTACGGTAATGACGGAGTTGTTTATAAAGAATATAATAATAAACTTGCAAATATATCATTTAACACAAAAACTGATATTGAAGGTGCAATTGAAAATACATTATTGCCAATACTAAATGACAAGAAAGTAAGAAATTTTTACTTTGATCAATTTCCTAAAATATTAACAGAAGACTTGTTAATCAATTGGGCAACCATTACAGCAGAAACTAATTTAGTTACAGGATATTTTAAAAGTGTAGACGGAATTCCGTCTAAACTTGGATCATTTACTTCGTCAATTCTTTCATTAATAAAACCAGGCGTACTTATTAAATTTATTCCACCGACTGGAAAACATTTTAATAGTAAATTAGAAATAGTAAATGGTCCTGCAAACGACCTTGGAGATTTAACTTATAAATGGGTTAAAGTGTTATCTGTTAACGGTACTGGAATTGAAGACAGAGAAGACGGAACTGGGTCAGTTTATCTTAATGACGAAATACCTACAGGTGCAATATTAAAAGAAATTAAACCGGCCGTTTCTAATAATTTAGTGGCGAGTGTTAAGCAACAGGTAATCGATCAAATTTTTGCATATAAGACGTTTGGACTACGTTTTGATCAAACTAGTAGCGAATGGAGGCTAGTAACCGAAAATAACTTATCAGTTGGAACAGATTTTAGTACTGGTAAAACAGGCGATACTACTAATCAACAATTAGATGCAAGTTGGTTATTACTTTTTGAAAACGATAACGAGCGTTTTACTATTACATATCGTTCGATGAGATATGTGTTTGAAAGTGATAAAGAAATAAAGTTTTATTATGATCCTTTAGAAAAAATTTATGATAGTAAAACTGGAAAAATTATTAAAGATGCTATTACTATTTTAAGTATTAATCCATCTCCTGATAGTATATCAGCATTTACCCAAGATTTTGATTGGGAAATTGTTGATGCATATAAAGATGCTGAAGGTTATGTTGATAGTAAAAAAATAGAAGTAAGTTTTTATGATGCTGACGAAGACGGCATTGTTGACGATGCTGATTTGTTTGAAGAAATTGTTAATCCAGATGTTAACACTAAACAAAAATATGTTATTTTTGAAAAAATAACATCAATTGACGGAGTAGAAGACTTTAATTATGTTGATAATTCTACTGACAAGGTTTTAATATTAAATTCTAAATCAGAATTACGTCCGTTTAGTGAATACAATGATGGACAAGTTTTTTATTATATTGATTTAGATATTTTTGAAGTATTAGATCAATCTACTTTAAAATTAAATATAAGTGCCAATTATAAAGCACGTCAAGGTCGAAGTAATCTTAAATTTAGATATTATCATGCAGCAAGTGCTGAAGCTAGAATTGATCCTAGTGCAAGTAATATTATTGATATGTTTTTACTCGATAGAAATTATGATAATAACTACAGATTGTGGCTACAAGAGAAAACAATTAACAAACCTTTGCCTCCGAGCAGCGACGATTTGTTTATAGCATATGCTAACGATCTAAATCAAATAAAATCACTTACAGATGAAATTATATATCATCCAGTTAAGTATAAGATACTATTTGGAAATGAGGCACAAGAAGATTTGCAAGCTACTTTTAAAGTTGTTAAAAATAAAGACAAAGTCTTAAATGATAATGATATTAAATCACGTATTGTTACTGCGATTAACCAGTTTTTTGCACTAGAAAACTGGGAATTTGGCGAAACATTTTACTTTTCAGAACTTGCAAATTATGTTATGTATCAAATGACACCAGATTTATCGACATTTGTTATTGTACCAAATCAAGAAAGTCAAAGTTTTGGTAGCTTATACGAAATCAAATCCGAAGCTGACGAAGTGTTTATTAGCGGAGCAACGGTAGCAGATGTTGAAATAATAGATGCTATAACAGCATCTAGACTAAAATCAGACGGCGCAGTACTAACCCAAGTTACAACAGTTAATGCAGGCATCCAAAGTTCGTCATATGACGATACTGCATCTAAGATTACTTCAACATCTAATGTAATTAATAATACTAACAGAGGAACAACCTACTAATGGCTAACGAAAATCAGAACGAATATCCATTACCATCAGGTGAAAACGATTCTAATAAAAGAGAAAGTGCAAGGCATTTACCTAAGTATTTTAGAACTAGTAAAAACCAAAAGTTTTTAAAATCGACATTAGATCAAATATTACAACCAGGAGTAGCTGAAAAGGTTAATGCATATGTAGGACGAAAAACAGCAAAATCTTATAATGTTTCTGACAATTACTTAGCGGATGTTTCAAAAGAAAGAACTGACTACCAATTTGAACCTGTTAGTGTAATTACTGACTCTGTAGGCAATGTTGATTATTATGCAGATTATAGAGATTTTATTAACCAAATTAATATACTAGGCGGAACAAGTACAAACCATGGTAGAAATACAAAGGAAGAATTTTATTCTTGGGATCCTCATATTGACTGGGACAAGTTTACTAACTTCCGTGAATATTACTGGGTACCAAACGGTCCTCAATCAGTAACCATTCCGGGCGAGCGTAAAGAAATTAAAAGTACATATACTGTTAAACTTACTGAAGCATTAGGCGATTATTCTTATATTTTTACGCCAGACGGGTTAACTAATAATCCTATATTAAAATTGTACAGAGGTGTAAAATATCGATTTGAAATTGATACGCCTGGAATACCTTTAACTTTTAGAACTAAAAGAATATTAGATGATCAATTTTTATTGAAGGATGAAGTTTCTGCACAAGAAGTAGAAGATGGAGTTATTGAGTTAGAGTTAGGATCAGATGCTCCGGATGAATTATTTTATGTTTCAAGTACTGATATTAATATTGGTGGGCTAATTAAAGTTGCTAATCAAGAAGATGCAACAGTTATTGATGTAGAAAGTGAAATTATTGGTAAAAAAGAATACACATCGCGAGATGGCTGGTCATTGTCCAATGGACTTAAAGTTAACTTTAAAGGCGATGTAATTCCTGCAATATATAGTAATTCCGAATGGTATATTGAGGGCGTTGGGCATGAAATTAAATTAGTGTCTAGTTTAGATGTTGAAGTATCTTTTCCAGTTGGCATTGATTTAGAAATTCCTTTTGATACTGAAGAAGGTTTTGATAACTTTCCGTTCTCACTAGCAACAGGCTATCCAAAAGATAAAGATTATATTACTATTAATAGATCAAGCAATGACGGCAATTTTTGGTCAAGATATAATAGATGGTTTCATAAAAGTGTATTAGAATTATCTGATACTATTAATAAAAATACTACTAATTTAGATCAGTCTGCCAGAGCATCTCGACCTATTATTGAATTTAGTTCTGGATTAAAAATTTATAACTTTGGTACTCGTTCTAAAGGAACGGTTGATGTTTTAGATAATTTTACTAAAGATGCGTTTAGCGAAATTGAAGGTAGTCTTGGTTACAATGTAGACGGCATACAACTATCAGAAGGCATGCGTATTTTATTTACAGCAGACACTGATCCGTTAGTTAATGGTAAAATATTTAAAGTAAACTTTATTAATTTTAAAGGCAGTGGAACGAATGGACAAATAACATTAGAAGAGACTACTGATTCAGATCCAATAGCAGGCGAAAGCGTTCTTGTAAAAAGAGGTAACGAAACAGGCGGCAAGATTTGGTATTATGACGGAACAATTTGGAAACTCGCACAAGAAAAAATTGGAGTTAATCAGCCACCGATCTTTGATGTGTTTGACGTCGATGATATTAGTTTTTCTAATACAGAAAAATATCCTGCGTCTACGTTTAGAGGAACAAAAATATTTAGTTATAAAGAAAACAGTTTAAGTTCTGACACTGAATTAGGATTTGGGATATCTTACAGGAGTATTGAAAATGTAGGCGACATTGTTTTTGATTTTAATTTCAACTCAGATTCCTTCCAGTATCAAATTGGAAATGACATTTCGCAAGTTTCTGTTAAACAAGGTTATATAAGAAAATATAATAACAGAAATGAATACACTGTATTAGGTGCATTTACAAAAGCAATTAAATTAAGTGAGCAACCAGTAATACTACAATATGTCAACGACAATACAAAAACATTATATCCAATCAATTGTTATGATAAAAGTTCCGAACTAGAAGATTTAAAAATCTTAATTACTGTTGACAATACGCTACAGTATCTAGATGTTGATTATGAGTTAGTTAATACTGCTGATAGAATTAAAAATGTTAAGTTTTTAAATACATTACCTAAAAATGCAAACATTATAATAAAAGCGTTTTCATCTAAAGCTAAAAATAACAATGGACATTACGAAATAGCTGCTAATTTAGAAAGAAATCCTCTAAATCAAGATATTGAAACATTTACACTAGGTGAAGTTACTGATCATGTTTTGTCTATTACTGAAAATTTAACAAATTTTGATGGAGTGTTTCCTGGACCAAGTAATTTAAGAGATATTCATAATTTAAGTGCTTATGGTAAAAAGTTTATAAAGCATAGTTCTCCGTTGAATTTATCAATGTATAGTATACTCGATAAACAATCAAATGCTGTAAATTCTATTAGATATGCTCGTAAAGAATATAGTAAATTTAAAAGAATATTTTTAGAAACAGCCGAAACTTTAGGATTTCAAGGTTCAACTAAAAAACACGTAGATGCAATTATGGCTGAAATAGTAAAAAGTAAAACAAACATTATGCCATTTTACTTCTCAGACATGATACCATTTGGTGCAACAGTTACAAATAAAATAACAATTGAAGATGCAGATGCAAAATTCTTTGCTTTAAACACTCCGTTTACAATGGATAGTCTTAGTACTAATGCTGTTACGATTTATTTAAATGGTGTACAACTTCTCCATAATACTGATTATATATTTAATGCAGAAGGATTTGTTGAAATCCTTAAAGATAAAAACTTTGGCGACATTCTTGAAATTAACGAATATGAAACTACAAACGGATCTTATATTCCGCCAACACCAACTAAATTAGGATTGTATCCGCTTTATAAGCCTACTTTATATACTGACAGCACATTTAGTACTCCGACTACTCTTATTAAAGGACATGACGGTAGTATTGTAAGAGCATATGGAGATTTTAGAGACGATCTTATTTTAGAATTAGAAAAACGAATCTTTAATAATATTAAAGTAACTTATGATCCTAATTTATTTAATATTGATTCTTATAGTCCTGGATTAAACAGAGATACAGCATTTACTAGAGATGAAGTTTATGCTCCGATGATTGTTGACTTTATTCAATGGTTATCATTAGTAGATGAAGATTATACTGTTAACAAATATTTTGATAGAACTAATAGTTTTACATTTAACTATAAATCACTTAAAGATAAAAACGGTGATAAAATGCCAGGTTGGTGGCGCGGCATCTTTAGATATTATTTTGATACTGTAACTCCGCATTTAACTCCTTGGGAAATGTTAGGATTTAGTATTAAACCGACTTGGTGGGAAGAACAATACGGTCCTGCTCCATACACACGAAATAACTCGTTGTTGTGGGAAGACTTAGAAGCTGGTATTATTCGAGAACCAAATACTGGATTTAAAATTAACAAGCTCTATTCTCGCCCAGGGTTGTCAAAATTTATTCCGGTTGATAATCAAGGAAAGTTACTTGGACCGTCTGATTGTAATTTACCTTTAAAATTTGATACATCAAATATCGATGAAAGTTTTGTATTTGGAGACGGATCTCCAATTGAAGATGCTTGGCTTAACAGTTCTGAATATCCATTTGCAATATTAGCAAGTTGGATGATTAATAATCCAACAACATTGCTTGCTACTGGTTATGATAGATCAAGACAAGTTAGAGATATATTAGGGCATATAGTATATACTGAAACTAACACACATATTAGATTACAGGATTTAAAATTTCCGAGTAATGTTGAAACTAATGAAGTGTGTTTAACTTCTGGTATTATAAACTACATACAAGGATATATGTCTTATAACTTAACAGATGAGTTTAACAATTACAAAAATAATCTAAAACAAATTAAGAATAACCTTGCATTTAAATTAGGCGGTTACACTGATAAAGATAAGTTTAAACTTGTGTTAGATAGTAGAACTCCGTTAAATCAAGGTAATGTTTTTGTACCAGAAGAAAATTATAAAATCTTTTTAAACACTAGCTATCCAATTAAGGCAATTACATATAGCGGAGTAATAGTTGAAAGACAAGGGTTTGGATTTGTTATAAGAGGGTATGATAGTAATTTACCGTCATTTAAATATTACAGTCCAATTACTTCAACAAGAGACATTACTGTAAATGTCGGCGGTATTTCAGAAAGTTTTGCTACTTGGGAACCAAATAAAACTTACGTTAAAGATTTAGTTGTCGAAAATTCTGGTGCATACTATCGAGCAAAGAGCACGTTTACATCTACAGAAAATTTTGACGATACTTCGTTAATTAAATTAGCAAGACTACCTGTTGAAGGAGGCATTGAAACTGTCTTTAAACAAAAATTTATTAAAGAATCGGTTAATATCTTGCCATATGGATCTGTTTTAGAAACAGTTCAAGATGTAGTTGACTTTTTGCTAGGATACGAAGCTTGGTTAATAGAGCAAGGATTTAAGTTTGAGCATTATGATGGCACCCAAAAAATTATAGCAGACTGGAAAAACTCTGCTAGAGAATTTATGTTTTGGAGTTTGCACGAATGGGGTGAAGACTCTTTAATATCTTTAAGTCCGGCTGCCGAGCAAGTATGGTTTGAATCTGAATATTCAACAGTTTCTAATGTGTTTAACACATTCTTTGATTACGGCTTAGCAAAATCAGATGGAAAAATGTTAAACGGTACAGATATTAGTATTGATAGAATTGATAGCAACACATTTAAATTAGTTCCTACGACTACAGCTGACGGAGTGTATTCTATTAAACTGCCAGTAGTGCAAACCGAACATATTGTATTAATAGATAATACTTCTGTATTTGGAGATGTTATATATCAACCTACAACAGGTTATCGTCAAGAACGTGTTAAGACAATTGGATATCGAGTGTCAGACTGGGATGGAAGTTTAAATATTCCTGGATTTATATATTCCGAAGTTAACATTAAAGAATGGAAACAGTGGACTGATTATAGCGTCGGTGATATTGTAAAATATAAAGAATTTTATTATAGTGCAGATTCAAAGATTCCTGGATCTAATGTGTTTAATAATAATCAATGGAAAAGACTAGATAATGTTCCTGAAAGCAAATTAATACCAAATTTTGAATATAAGACTAATCAATTTGCTGATTTCTATGATTTAGATACTGACAATTTTGATGTCGAACAACAGCAGCTTGCTCAACATTTAATCGGATATCAAAAACGTACTTATTTAGAAAATATTATAAATGACGAAGTAAGCCAATATAAATTTTATCAAGGAATGATTCGTGAAAAAGGATCAAAAAACAGTTTAACTAAATTATTTGATGTATTAAGTGCTGCTGGACAAGAAAGTTTAGATTTTTACGAAGAGTGGGCAATTAAACAAGGACAATATGGTGCTAGCGAAGGATTTGAAGAAGTTGAATTTATCTTAGATGAAAAGAATTTTAAATTAAATCCTCAGCCTATTAAGTTAACAAATTCTGATGAGGATATTGGATTAGTTTATAAAATAAAAGATTTCGAAGTTTACAAAGCATCAAAAAATTATACTAATACTCCGTTTCCAAAATTAAACAATTATAAACAATTTACACGGTCTCCAGGATTTGTTAATATTGAAGATACTTCAAATATTGTAGAAAATTATAATTCTTTATTAAATTTAGACATTTCTCTTATTAATAATAAAGATTATGTTTGGACTGGTTCGGAATACAATAAATGGGACGTTTTACAATATCAAAGTATTGATACAAATTTAATAAGTTTAACTACTTTACCAACAAAAGTAACAGATACTGAATACACATATGAAGTTGAATTTACTTTATCTAATTCTCCTAACGATATTAAAGAAGGAGATATCATAGGAATACATAATTTACAAGTACCTGACGACGAAAATGATGATTCAACTGAATTTAATACAGTTAATACTATATTAATTCCTTTGCAAGGATTTTATAAGGTTACTAAAAAGTTACTTAATAAAGTAATTGTTGGATCTAACGACCAACTCGATACTATTAATGAATGTTCGGGTCTACTGTCAAAGTTTGTTAGTGTAAAAGTTTCTGATTATAAAGAAGCTAACAAATTAGCACAAGACGGAGTTACTAATAACTCATTAATTTGGATACAAAATAATGACGAAAATTGGAAAGTATTAAAAAATACTCAAGCCTATTCGCTATTGCAACTTTTAGAAGCAGAAGAAGACTCAAATGAAGATTTAGGGTTTGGTAAAAATATTATTGCTGACGGAAGAAATAGTCTGTTATCAGTAGCTTCGCCTGCTTCAGGAAGTAATGGAAAACTGTTTGTATACAATAGAGGCGGTAACAACCAGAATTATCAATTTGCTCAAATTGTTGAGCCTCCTACTTCGGGCGTCACAACACCTGGAAATCAATTTGGTACAGGACAAGCATTTAGTTTAGATGGAAAGTATTTGGTAGTCGGAGCACCTGCTGCATCTAATATTAAAACTAGATATAGAGGCAATTATCAAGAATCTGAAAATTATGACAATGGAGATATTGTTTTTTATGCAGGCCAACTTTGGGAAGTTGTAGTAGACATTCAAGGAGCACAAGCTGAGCAGTTATTTGGTAGCTTTGGTGCTAATATTGAAGTGTTACAAAATAATAGTATTTTTCAAAATGAAGCATTTTTCCAAAATATGCTATTAGGCAATTTTCCGTTCGATGAAGGTACAACAGACCATGTATTAATTAGAGCATCTCTTGATCAGTATTCGGGCTCAGGCGTAGGTGATCAAGTATTCCTTGATTGGTATGCTACTACTACAGCAAATCAATTTGATCCTTATACTCCACGTAAACCGTTTCAAACCGATGACATGCCAAACGGCTACGAAGATTATGGTTTAACTGAAGAATGGTTAGAAAGTGGATTAATAATACAGAAAAAAGTAGACGTAGTATTGTTTACTAATGCTATTTCAACAATTCCAAATATTGGAGATCAAGTTGAAGCAACCGGTGTGTTTGGATATGTAAATTATGTATATGTTGATGATAATAGAGCAACTATATACATTGAAAGAACTTCGGGTATTTGGCCTAATTCAGAAAATTTATTTAAGGAATCGGGTGAATTTGTAGGTGCATATACTAAAGTAGCACCGTCAGATATTATCGATGTAAGCGAAGAATTGGGCGGATATTGGTATTTTGATCTACCAAATTCTGATAACCCTCTTGTGCTATCAGAAAACAATGTAGATGAAGCTAGAGCATTAGCAACGTATAACATTATTCCAACAGGCAAGGCTGACCCAGGCGGAGCTGGCGGTAACATATGGGATTTAAACAATGATGTTACAACAATTGGCGATGCATCAATTAATAGTTATATTAGAACATTAGTATATCAAGGTACTCCGGGACCTGCAGGAAATTTAGAAGTTATACCGAGTGATTTGTTTGTAGCAAGAGCTCCAAAAACCCTTACAGATAAACTTAACGTAGGGGACGAAATTGGTTTTGAAGTAGTTAGATTTCCGGACTTTTCTAACGATGACTCCTTTATTGACATTACTGTTACAGGATTAACATACGAAGACACTAACAAAAAACATACATTATTTGGACTATGGGACGGATATATTGATTTTGATTTAGATAATACAGACTCGGATACAGGCCAGCCATTCGAACCTAGAATTGGTCAATTTGTTCGAGAAAGGACTCCGGCTCCGGGTGCAACAGCTAAGGTTGCATTTTACCAAAAATTTAATAACAGTCGTGCAAGGATTTATGTAACTGATGTTCAAGGCTCATGGGGCATCGGTAATGATGGTCGCTATATAGAAATGATTGGAGATCCTTTAGATCCAAGTCCTATATATTCAGCTGATCAAGACTTAGGTGACGTAAGATCAGTTGCATTAGGTAATGCCGATTTAAATATTGGTAAATTGTGTGTAATGCAGTTGTCAGCAGAGTTAGAAGAAGTTCCTCAGCAAAGTACAGTTATTGGAGCAGAATATCTTATTTACAGAGACTTTCCAATTCTCGGACTACCAAGAGAACCAAATATTCCTGGATCAACTAATTTAGACTACAAACAAGTATTTAAAATACCAGTTAATCCAGACGGTCCTGCACTAAATGCAGACAATCTTGGATACTTTACAATTTACCAAAGACAAAATGTGTCTACATTTGATGTTGTGGATACTTTAATTGTACCCGACATTACGCCTAATTTAAAAGTCGGTAATCAAATTAAAATTGCAAAACGCAATGATCTGTATAAAGTGTTTGTGCATGCAAAAGGAAATAGTACAACTGAAAATCCTGGTAGAATATATTTTATTAATAACGGGGTAGACGACGAAGGAATTAATTATAACTGGGAATTTGCAAAAGATAAAAGATACAAGGGTGTATTTGATATAAATTCTCTTTATTTAATTGATGACTATGTGTATTATTTAGGTTATTTTTACAAAGCCTTGACAAACATTGCAGGCGATGGTACAGCTTTTGTTGAAACAGAATGGGAATTAATTACAAACGATCAAATTCGTAGCATTGATTATTTAGGATATATTCCTAATAATACAAACATTGTTCCAGAAGACTTTGATTATAAAGGTCTGTTTTCAACAGATTCAACATATATTGTTGATGAGATTGTACAATACCTAGACGGAAAATATTATAAAGCTCAAAGAAGCATACCTTTAAATTATAACGGATTTGTTGATAACGATGGAACTATTGAAGTTCCTCAAGAAGATTGGAAACTAACCAACTTTACTCCTGGCGGAGATTATAGTTTAAAACTTGATGCATCTAATTTAGTTGAGTTTGGAAGAAAGTTTGACGTAAGCGACAACGGTGAAATATTAATTACAACAGCAACGTATACTGATAACAGCACTAAAGTCATTGTATATAGAAGTATAAATGGTAATTATCAAAAATCACAAGAGATTGTAGCACCTTCGTTTAAAATAGATGACAATATTGAGTTTGCTAAATCTTTAAGTATTAGTCAAGATGGCAAAATGATTGCTATTGGCGCTCCTGGTGCTGACGATTCGACTACCGGTATTGACGTAGGATTTGTATATGTTTATACTCAAATAAATGGAGTATTTGAATTAACACAGACGTTAGAAAGTACAAATCAACAACAAGGAGAAGGGTACGGAACAAGTTTAGATTTTGACGGTAAAACTTTATATGTAAGTGCAGTCAACGCTTCGAGTGATGATATTACTACGTTTGATAATAGTATTACAAGTTTTGATAATGAATTTACTACATTTAAAAATGAAATTGCAACAAATGGCGTAGTTTACGTTTACGAAAGAATTGACGAATCCTTAATATTTGGACAAACGCTTGACTATCACACATATGTCAATAGAGATAATATTGCAGAAATAGATTATTTTGGAAGAAACATTCTTGCTAAGAATAATCATTTGTATGTATCGGTTCCAGAATATAAAAATCAAAATAGCAGACAAGGACTAATTTTAGATTATAGAAGAACTGACAATCAACGAATATGGGAAGTGCATAGAGAGTACGAACCTCCGGTTGATGTAACAAAAATTAAGAAAGTAATGATCTACGACAAATCTAAAAATGAAGTTATTATTAATTTAGATTACATTGATCCATTACAAGGTAAAATAGCAGGACACGCTGACGAAGAATTAAGATACAAAACTCCAATTGACCCAGCAGTGTTTAGCTTTGGTAATTCAGAAGGTAACATATTAATTGACGAAAACCGAAGCTGGGGTGTCGAACAAATTGGTAGACTATGGTGGGATTTGTCAACAGCTAAATTCTACAATGTATATCAAGGAAATTTAATTTATAAATCTAATAATTTTAATACATTGTATCCAGGAGCGTCGATTGATGTATACGAATGGGTAGAAAGTACACTTAGCCCAGAAGAGTGGGATTCGACATCAGGCACTCCAAGAGGAAATGCTAATAACATTACTGGAAAAACAAAATACGGTAGAGATGCATATAGTATAAGACGAGTTTATGATAATATTTCTAAAAGATTTATTAATTATTACTATTACTGGGTTAAAGGAAAAACAACAGTTCCACTTATTTCCGGAAGAACAATATCTGCAGATAACGTTTCTAAATTAATTGAAGATCCAGCAGGACAAAAATATAAATTTATTAACTTTGCTGATTCGTCATCAATGGTATTATATAACTGCGCAGATTTAATTAGAGATAAAGATATTGTATTAAGTGTCCAATATTATACAACCGGTGACAAATATGCTAATATTCATAATCAATATCAAATTGTTACTGAAGGATTAGCAACAAGTATTCCTAACGAAGCTATTGTTAATAAATTAATTGATAGTCTTATCGGATACGACATTAACGATAGACCTGTACCAGATCCTAACTTGTCTCCAAACGAACGTTATGGTATTTTAAATAAACCAAGACAGGGATGGTTTATTAATAGACAAGAAGTGTTAAAACAGGTAATTTCTAGAATTAATTCTATCTTTATAGAAAATCTAATAGTTGATGAAAAAGATATTACACCGTTATTAGATAGTGATCAAATACCGTCTATTAATACAGGATTATATGATACTGTTATTGACAATTATGTTGATTTGCAATTTGTGAGTACAGTTAGAGCGCAGCCTGCAATTTTAACTCCAGTTGTACAAGACGGTAAAATTGTACGAGTTGACATTACTAATCCGGGTAGAGGATATAAGGTAGTGCCAACTTATGTAATTACAGGCCAAGGCGCAAAAGCAGAGTTAGAATTAACTATTAATGTTTTAGGGCAAGTAGATTCTGTAATTGTAAAGAATGCAGGATATAATTATAACGATAATACAGTTATTAATGTAAGACCTTTTGCAGTACTAGTTAATGCAGACGAAACAGTTAATAATAATTGGGGAATATATCAATTACAAGGCGTTAACTGGTCACGAGTATCGTCGCAGTCTTACGATGTACAGCAATATTGGGATTATGTAGATTGGTACGAAACTGGTTATAACGAGTTTACACAGTTAGATCATGTGGTAGATTTTAGTTATAGCCTACAGTCTTTAGACGATCAACTTGGAGACATTGTAAAAATACTTAATACTGGTGGCGAAGGCTGGCTATTACTTGAAAAAATTGATAATCAAGTAACAACCGATTATACTATAAATTATAAAACAGTAGGTAAGCAAAATGGAACAATTAAATTAAGTACAGCACTTTACAGCTATGTTGATAATTTAGTAGGATTTGATAATCAAACGTTTGATACACAATTCTTTGATAAACAGCCTATAACAGAATTGCGTATTATTTTTAATGCTCTTAGAAATAATATTTTTGTAGCAGATTTAGCAGAACAATTTAATGCATTATTCTTCTTATGCTTGCGTTATGTATTTGCTGAGCAAGGTTATGTTGACTGGGCATTTAAAACAAGTTTTGTTAAAGCAAAACACAATGTTGGCAATCTACAACAGCGTATAACATTTAAAAACGATAATCTTGAAAGCTACGAAGATTATATTAACGAAGTTAAACCATATAAAACTACAATTAGAGAATATATATCTAATTACACAAAAGTTGAATCTGTATCAAGTGAAATAACAGATTTTGATTCACCGCCAGTTTATAGTACAGAAACTTCAAAAATTACCCCAACTGACGCTAAAGTAGTAAATGGAGTATTGTTTGGAACTGGCTCATTAACAGGTATTAATAAACAATGGCTTAATAATATATCTTACAAAGTTGTTGATATTAAAATTAGTGATCCGGGATACGGTTACACTGAAGCACCTGAAATTATAATAGACGGGAATGCAACAGCAGTAGCATCGTTAGGCACTAATGGAAAACTTAATAGTGTTGTTGTTACTGACTCTGGCAGCGGCTATATTACTTCTCCTAACATTACTATTAATGGTACATTAGGAGAAGACGGCCGAGAAGCAGCAGTTTCGGTAGTATTGGGCGACTCTCCAGTTAGAAATATGCACACTACAGTTAAATTTGATAGAGTAACAGGAACATTCCTTATTACTCAACTAAACGAAACTGAATTTTTTACAGCAACTGGAGCAAAAACTGAGTTCCAATTAAAATGGCCAATGGATTTACGAACTACAACAGTTGAAGTTACTGTAAATGGAGAATTAGTATTGGGTAGTAATTATTCATATGATAATATTATTGATAATACTGCTGAATACGATAAATTTTACGGAAGAATTGAATTTATCGATCCGCCAGCAAATGAAGCAATAGTTGAAGTTAATTACAAAAAATCAATCAACTTGTTAGATGCACAAGATCGAATTAATCTTTTTTATAATCCAGAAGATGGTCAAATTGGTAAAGACATTAGTCAGTTAATGGACGGTATCGACTACGGTGGCGTTGAAGTTAAGAGTTTTGAATTTGGTGCACCTCCTGGTTGGGACACTGGAGAATGGTATACTGATACTTGGGATGTGTATGACGACAAATTTGATGACGAAATCTTTGAAACTGATGGATCAACACTTACTTTTGATTTAGCAAAACCGCTAGCTAACGGTGTAAAATATAACGTTTACATAAACAACGTTAGGATCGATGACGATGATTGGGATGGTACATCAACTGTTGAAAATCCTTATGCAATTATGTCACCACTTGTCGGCGACGGAGTTACAAATACATTTACATTTGAAAATGAAATAGGCTATAGACAAGTAGCTGAAGAACTAGATCCGGGCGATGGCAACGGAACGTTTAATAATCCTCCTGGACTAGTTATTACTATTAGACGTAGTACTTCAGACGGTAGTAGAGCAATTAGCGAAGCAGCATTTGATACAGCTATAACTGGCGGTGATTTGGCATATACTACAGCAACAGGTATTAATGCTGAAGATATTAATATAGACGGTGATGGATTTGTAACTCCTACTACTTCAAAAGGTCCAGAAGAAATTGTTCCAGGCCAGCTTATGGATACATTAGATATTACTGTTTATGAGCGTCCTAATAGCGGAACTGGAACTATACAGACTAACTCGTTTAGAGGAGACGGGACAACTAACCAATTTACTATTTCGCAAAAACCATTTTCAAGAGAAAGTGTAATAGTCAAAGTAAACTATAAAATTTTAGACTTAGCTGAATATAGAGTTGATTTTAAAAATAATAATGTTACAATTTATGATACTCCTCAGCAAGGAGACAATGTTGCTATTACTGTTATCGGCCTCGGTGGCACAAACTTATTAGATTATGGTGAGTTTATAACTACAGATACACAGCTATATCAAACTGCAATTCCGTATACTGAAGAGTTAACAGCATATGTAACTGTAAATGGTTCCGAAATACCATTTACAATTGATAATATTGACGGAATTGCACATATTAGATTTGTAGAAATACCAGCAGTTAATAGAATTGTACAATATGGAATTTTTGATTCGTTGGTTGAAACATTTAGTAAAGTTGATATTGATACAATTATTTCAGACGGAAGTTCTTTAAGTTACGAACTTGCAAAAACACCGTTTTCGCAACAGCCGTCTTCGTATTACACAATAGCTACTGTAAATAACGAACGTATACTTAATGCTGGATACAGTGAAAAATTTATTATTGAAGATAATACACTTGAATACAAAATGAAAGTTTGGCAAATTCCGGTAGGAAGTACTGAAGGTAAAGAAATTAAAGTTTTCTTAAATGACAGAGAATTAGAATTCTTGCAAGAATGGACTTATGAAGGTGCAGGCTCATTTAATGAATATATTGCAGATGATGCACAACCGGGAAGTACTATTATCTTAAATAGAGGTGTTGCTACTACTGGAGACGAACTAAAAGTATTCATTATGTCTAGCGGTGAATACAGATTTGGTTATTTTGACGACGATAGTAATTTTATTGATACTAGCGGCAAACAAATAGCAGCGTCATTATTGCCAATAATCGAAGATGGTGTAATTACAGAAGTAACAGTTGTATCGGCAGGACGAGGATATAATGATACATCGGGTATTACAGCAAACTCCGATGTAGGAGAAGGCGCAGAGTTTTCATTAACTGTTGATGATCTAGGAAGAATATTAACTGTAGAAATAATTAATGGCGGACGAGATTATGATACTAACACAACTATAAATGTTGAAATTGTACCGTTGCCAGCAGTAGTCTATTTTGACGAAACTTTTGCTCCTGGCGATATTATTAAGTTATATCAGTTTAGTAATCACGACGGACTTGGGATCGAACGTCAAAAATATGACGTTGTTGAAAAAACTACTATGACAGCTAACACTGATGGTTATTATGAATCAAGATTACTAAGAAACAACATGATCGATTTACAAACACCGACTATTGGTATAAATTATGTATGGGTTGCTATTAATAATAAATTATTAACTCCAACAGCAGACTATGTATTACTTGATAATCAAAAAACTATTAAATTGATTACAAGTCTTACACAATATGACGTAGTAGATATAATACATTTTGCAGCACCACCGGTGTCAAATAGGTTTGGATGGCGTCAATTTAAAGACATGTTAAATAGAACAACTTATTTACGATTGTCAGCAGAAGACGAACATCAATTAGCAGCACCGTTGCGCTGGTACGATAGGACTATTGAAGTTGCAGACGGATTTGAAAGATTGCCTAGTGTTACAGCAGATAGTAAAAATCCAGGTGTTATTTTTATTAATGGTGAGCGTATTGAATTTTTCCGAAGAGAAGGTAATATTTTAAAACAACTTCGTAGAGGTACAATGGGGACCGGAATTAAAGACGAACACCCGGCTGGTACATATTTTTATAATCAAGGAAGCGATAGTATAATTCCTTATAAAGACGAGGAAGATCGATTTACTGTTAAGAGTGGTGTTTATACAGATACTTCAACAATATATCCTAATTCTTCGCCTGATATGAGTGTTGAAAGTATTACATATAGTTTTAATAATAACACGGTATTCCCAGTACGTGTTCCAGGAACATACGATCAAGTTGCTACTGTTGTTGGAACAGGATTTAGGCCTGAAATTAAAGCACTAATGCAAGACGCTAATGGTAAAATAAGAGAACTAGAAAAAATATCTAGTACTACTACTGAGATTAAATTCTATACAGAAACTATGCCGGTTGGAGCATACGACTTAGTTTTATATAATCCAAAAGAAATTGTACCGGCATTAAGATCAGAGAGCTATTTAGTAATGCCTAAGTTCTTACCGTATGTACAAATATTAGTAGATTATAATCCAGAAGCGTTTACTGATGTTGTACAGAATCCTACTGTTACAGGAGATTGGTATAAAGCACCATTTGATGAAGGCGGTATACCGAACGAATACTGGCAAGCACTTAATATTGAAGTATTTTCAAATGGTAGAAGGCTTCGTAAAAATCCAATAAAGGTATACGATGCAGCTAAAGGTCAATATAGCCCAGACGGTGACGTTGATTTAGAAGCAGAATTTGCCGTAAATAAAAACGAAGGTGCATATGTTCGTCTAACATCACCGCCTGAACCAGAAACTACACTAACTATAGTTAGAAAACTAGGGTCAGATTGGAGAGAACTTGACGGTGAATCTGAAAACCAGTTTAAACCACTTGGAAATTCAAATACACAAGTTGCAACTTTCTTACGTGGAAAGACAATTAATCTACCGCGATAAATACATTGACAGGAACAGAAAATGGCTGATAATTTTAAAGACACACAAGGAATAATGTTACAAGGACACATAAAGATTCATGATCCTGAATCTGGCGAAGTGATTGTAAATAAGCGTAACGCTATTCATTATGAAAACATGAGTATTGCTCTTGCAGAAAGTTTGAGTAATGCAGGACAAGGTTGGATTAATGAAATGAGCTTTGGTAATGGAGGTACATCAGTCGATCCAACTGGTGTTATTACATATCTAACACCAAACAGCACAGGCACTAACGCTAGTTTATATAATCAAACATTTACAAAAGTTGTAGATGATCGAAGTGTTAATAATATTGATCCTAGTAGAAACAAAACAGAAATAAGACACGTAAGCGGTACTAATTATACAGACATTTTAGTAACTTGTTTGTTAGATTACGGCGAGCCAAACGGACAAGATGCATTTGACACAGCATCTAATTCAAACAATTTGTATGTATTTGATGAATTAGGATTAAAAGGATACTCGCCCGATGGCGACGGTAGGCTTTTAACACACGTAATTTTTCATCCTGTACAAAAATCACTGAATAGGTTAATTCAAATTGACTATACAGTAAGAATTCAAAGTTTAACCGGTTTTAATGAGGGGTAATTAGATGGCATATACGATTAATTACACTGATATATCAAAAGAAGGTACTATTACAATTGAAGATGGTACTATTAATAATGTAACTAGCTTACCTCTTCCTGGAAGAAACACTACAGCTTACGGTGCGGTTATTGCAGGAAACTTTTTACATCTGTTAGAAAACTTTGCAGCTTCAGCAGAACCAGTTAATCCAACAGAAGGACAAATTTGGTACAATAATGATCCGGCTGAAGAAACGCTTTATATGTATAATGGTACAAACTGGGTTCCATCAAGTGGCATTTTTAAGTCAATTGACACACCGGCATTTGCAAATACTGGCGATTTATGGGTTGATACAGACAATCAGCAGTTATATCTATTTACTGGTGGTGGCTGGATTCTAGTAGGACCACAGTTTAGTGAAGGATTAGCAACAGGCGCAAGAGCAGATCAAATTATTGGTCAAGACAATGTATCTTATACAGTGCTTAAAATTGAAGTTAACGGTACAATAGTTGGCATCATTTCAGGAGCAGACAACAGCTTTATTCCAAAAGCAACAATAGCAGGATTTCCGCAAATAAGCCCAGGGTTTAATGTTATTTCAAGAGATACAAATGCTGATGGATTAAGTGACTTTAAATTCTTTGGTACTGCTGAAAAGGCAGAAAATTTAATTGTAAATAATGAAATCATTGCTGCTGGCGACTTTTTAAGAGGTGACACAACTAGTACAACCAATTTTCCTTTAAATATTCAAAATAACCAAGGTATTAATTATGGTATTAATAGCGAATTGACAATTGGTGTTGAAGGACAAGCAGGTATTATTCAACATAACGTTGGCGGTTCGAATATTGATATGCGTGTTAGAACAGCAAATCAAACAAAAACAGTTATTAGAGTTGATTCAAATTTACGTGTTGGTGTTAATACTGAAGCACCAGAACAAGCGTTAGATGTTGTCGGGACAATACAAGCAAGTGACAGCTTATTAGTAAACGGAACCACACAAAGTTCTACAATTAACAATGGTGCTTTAATTGTAAGAGGCGGCGCCGCTATTAAGCAAAACTTAAACATTGGCGGCGAAACAACTTTACTTAATTTGTTAACAACTAAAAATGTTACGCCAGATGATAATGCAATTAGAGACATCGGTACATCATTAAATAAGTACAGAAACATATACGGACAACGATTCTTTGGTGATGTTACTGGAACGGTAACTGGAACTATTGACGGCCGCTCAACAGAATCAGATAAACTTACATCACGTACTACATTTATTATGGAAGGTGATGTTAGTACAGTAGTACCTGTTGAATTTGATGGCGCATTCCAAGATCCTGGTTTTAATAACGGCGAAGACGGACAAGGAAATCAGCTACCAGCAGGCGAACAGCCATTACAAAAGAAATTCCGTACTGAAATATCAAACAGCTTTATTGCAAGTAAGCAATTTGAAACAGATGTATCGGGCGCAGACTTAATTCTATTTGATGATCAACAGGGAGCAACACCTGGTCTAAAACATACTACTAAAGATAATTTTTTAAAATCAATACCAAGAACTCCTGCAGGAGTTATTTTACCATATGGCGGCGACTCAGCTCCGGCAGGTTGGCTAATTTGTGACGGTAGAGAAGTAGATCAAAACATATGGGAAGAATTATTTACAGCAGTTGGATTTAATTTTAAACCAGCATCACAAGTAACTCCAGGTTATTTTGCATTACCTGATTTAAGAGGTAGAATGCCTCTAGGTGCTGATAACATGGGCGGAACTTCAGCAAATACTGTGCAATCACAGTCAGCAGATGTTATTGGTGCAATTGACGGTGCTGAAGAAAAAAATATTAACATTAATCAAATACCAAGTCACAAACACGATTTGCAAGATAGTGATAATAACCAATATTATGTTTATCAAGATAGACAAGATCCTACAACAGATACAGATGTTGAACAAGTCCAAGGACCTTCTGCAGCTAATACAGCACAAAGACTTAGAAATAGTGGTAATATTGAAGACAGAAATGAGAACTTTAATCAAGACGGATTCAATGTAATGCCGCCAACTCTAACATTGAATTATATTATATATGGTGGAAGAGAATAATGAGCTATAAAATTAACAAAACAAACGGCGAGTTACTAGTAGATTTAGTAGATGGGCAGATAGATACTAATTCTACAGACCTTACACTTATTGGACGAAACTATAAAGGATTTGGTGAAGCAGTTAACGAAAATTTTGTTAAACTAATTGAAAACTTTGCTAAAACAAGTGCCCCAGGTGCGCCATTAATTGGACAATTGTGGTATGATACTGCTGAAGAGCGTTTAAAAGTATATACAGGCGAAACATTTAAAACAGCTTCTGGAGCAATAGTAAGTCAAACACGACCAAATTTAGTAACTGGTGATATTTGGATTGATAGTTTTAATAATAAAATGTATTTTTACGATGGCGCCGATGTTGTACTAGTTGGTCCGCAATATAATGCCGAACAAGGTAAAACTACTATTGAAGCTTCGACAGTTATTGATAGCACAGGAAAAGACCAAACTGTATTGTTTATGTATATTTCGGGACTACTAACTGGTATATATTCTAGATTCCAATTTAGACCGTTAGAAAAAATTACTGGATATCCTGACGATCCTGATGACACAAACATTCCTAAAAGACAACTTATTAAACGAGGATTTAATCCAGTTGATACAGGATTTACTTGGCACGGTACTGCACAAAGTACTCAATCGTTAATTAACGATGCAAACGAGCAATTTACAGAAGCAAACTTTATGAAAACTGACAGAGATACCAGTACATTGGGATCTCTTGCAATTAAGGACGAAAGAGGACTAACAGTAGGAGTTAGTGATACGGTTTATTCAGCATTAAGAGTTGATAGAAATCGATCAGATATTACTACACTTGAAACGCAACAAACAAACAAGAATTTTGTTATACGAACTAAAAGATCAAATACATTTGATGATGTATTTTACGTTAATACTCCGGTAAAACGTGTTGGCATTTATACTAATAATCCACAAGTTGGGTTTGATGTAAATATTGATTCTAGAATCAACGGTGATCTCGAAGTTGTAGGCGATATGACAGTACAAGGTACTAGTACATTTTTAAATTCGCAAACGTTACAAGTAAGAGATAAAAATATTGAATTATCTACCGACGAAAACGGTGATGCAGCAGGCGACAATATATTAACAGATGGCGGCGGCATTACACTAAAGTCTACAGGCGGCAATAAAACTATTTCGTGGATTAATGATACTAACAGTTGGACATCTAATCAGTCATTTGATTTAGACGGACTATCACCATCTTATAAAATTAATGGGATTAATAAAATATCCGAAGATACAATAGACCAAAGTGTGTTGTATGCTGAAGGCTTGGTAAGAGTTGGTACATTACAATATATAAATGTTGATAATTTTAATTTAAATGGTGCAACATTAACAACAACTAACCCGTTAAATATTAATTCTAATGGTGTTATAACAGTTAATAATAATAGAATTGAAGGTGTTTTAACACCAATTAGTAACAGAATATTCTTAAGGGACGGTACTCCAGAATCGTCAGATAGCTCAGTAACTACAAAAGAATATGTTGATGCTGAAATTAAAGCAGAACCATTAGTAGTATCATTAGATGTTACTGGTTATGCAAATCCAGAAATAAGTTTTGGATCAGGCGGTCCGTACAATAATGTTAAAGATGTAATACAACAGCTTTATCCTGCTAACCAAAAAGAAAACGGTACACTTGCTAAAGTATATTGTACAAGTTATTCACAAACAACAGTTACAGGAATTGACGTAGACCAATTAGTTGATGATCCAGATAATCCTAGCGGTCCACAGATTAGTGCTGTAAGAAAGTCGTATATTGCTGTTGATAAAGATAACAATAATAGCGACGAATCAGTACTTCAAGATATTGACTTTTTACCAGTATCGGCAAGTGCAGGATTTGTTCCTGATAGAGCAATCATGGAATTTGAAGCAAATAGCGGAGTATGGACGTGGCAGCGAACCACAGTACTTTAGCAAGACAGATAAATACAATATCGCATTAGGGGTTTAACGAATGGCATATACAATAGACACATACAGCAATAGTAAAAGCTGGAAGATTGAAGACGGTACTATTGACCAAACAACCGATTTAAAACTAGTTGGTAAAAACTATGCTGGTTACGGTGAAATACAAAACGAAAATTTTGTATTTTTGCTAGAAAATTTTGCAGGGCAAGTAGAACCGCCACGCAAAATAGCTGGGCAAATTTGGTTTGATAGTGGTAATAGTAAACTTAAATTTTACGACGGTTTAAAATGGCGCACAACAGGTGGCGCAGAAGTAAGCGATCTTGTTCCAACAGGATTAAAGCAAGGTGATTTTTGGTGGGACACTGCTAACGAACAACTTTACACATACAATGGCGGCGATTTTGTACTTATTGGACCCCAAAGTGCAGGGTCGGGTCAGACACAAATTGTAAGTCGTTCGGTTAGAGACACAATAGGCGAGAGTAGAAATATTATTACTGCGGTTGTTAATGACGAAACGGTAATGACATTTAGTAATAGTGATTTTACAATTGACACAAGTGACGTAGATAGTAATATTAGTGGTTTTGATAGAATACGTCCTGGGTTAACCCTTAAGAATACAGTTAACAGCTCGGGTGGTGTAACTACTGGATCGTTTAGACTAGTCGGTACTGCTACTAATGCAGAAAAATTAGGCGGCATTAGTGCAAATGATTATGTACAAGCAAATAGCCCAGTATTTACTGGACTTGCTCAGTTTTCTGAAAGCGGACTGCAAATTGGAGATAGTGGTGACTTTACTTTAAAAGTTGAAAATGACAATCAAAGTGTTATTGAAAACGGTAACGGAAACCAAATTATTTTCCGTGCAAAAGATAATCTTGGCAATATCTTAAATCCAGTTAGAATGCAGTTTAATGCTGTTATTCCTGGATTTGTTCCAGGAACGGAAAGTAATGTACAACCGACTATAGCTGCAACATCATTAGGTACAACAGATTATAGATGGCCTGCAATATATGCATTAAGTTACGAAGGTCTAGGGCAAATAACAACAGCAATAATGAAACCAAATGCTGTATATGATCCAAGCCCAATTGACGGCACTATGGTCAACGGAGATGCGTTATATCCTTCAGAAGCTACTGCTGCAAACACTATACCAACTAGAGATTCACTAGGTGACATTTATGCAAGACGTTTCCAAGGTATTGCAACAGAAGCCTGGTATGCTGACCTAGCAGAAAATTATCTTACAGATCAAGAATATCCAGTAGGTACTGCAATGTGCGTAGGCGGCGAAGCCGAAGCTACAGCCGCAAAATCAAGTCATATGTGTATAGGTGTAATTTCAGAAGCACCTGCATATTTGATGAATAAAGGATGTGACGGACAAGCAATTGGTCTTAAAGGCCGTGTGCCAGTAAGGGTAAAAGGCGCTGTTAAAAAAGGTGAAGCTGTTTATGCTTGGGAAAACGGAGTATGCTCAACAATATCAACTACAGGATTAGTTGGTATAGCATTAGAAACTAATAACGACGAAAGTGAAAAATTAGTTGAGTGTGTACTCAAGGTATAAATATACTAGCATATAATAGGATAACTTAAATGGCAGTTAACAGACAAACATCAATTACCGCGGCAAACTATAACACTCTACAAAATAGAGTAGAAAGAATACTTGGCGGCGGTAATGGCCAATCGGGTTATGGACAAGTATTAACAAGTGCTCCTGTAGCACCTCAAAGTATTGTATACGCTAGTAATATGAATGATTTGCTTGATGACATTAATAGAATTTCTATTCATCAGTCGGGCAGTCCAAGTGTACTTTCGCCTGTTACTGCTAGTAGTAAAATTTTAGCAAACGAAGAAGAACTTGGAGACAATGACGGATTTAATCAGTATATTGCCGAAGTTACAAGATTAGAAGAAAATCCAGGCGGAGTTGACGGAACACAGACGACAATTGAACAAATTGCTGCTGATTCTAGGTTTTCACCGTGGAATGGTCAATTAACGCATAGTTTTACTTTAACATACGACAATGCTGATCACAGACGTGCATTTTTTAATGCCGGTGGACAAATTTTTATAAGTGCTCAAATTGAGACTAATTCTAATGCTAAAGGCGATGATTGGAAACAAATGCTTACTAATATGGGCGTAATTCAATTTAAATCTAATACTACTTCAAAAACAGGTATCGGAGGAACACTGTTTCCTGACGGTAATGGACCAATTGGTAATTTTAATTTACCGGGTCAATTAATTAGACTATTTGAAAGAACTGGTCAGCAAGAGTCGTATTCAGAAAATAGATATATTATATTTGTAAAAGAAGTAAGCACTAAAGCAATTCAATTCACAATACAATTCCAAGATCAAGATTTAGGAGATCCTAATATAGATGAAGAAGTGCAAGGCACGGTGGTAAGTAATGTTGCAGTTTTACGTCCTTCGGGATCGTTTGTTGACGTTACAGCCCCGAGTTATTCTGCACAATCTAGTTTAGAATTAGGAGACTAATTAATGGCAGTATCAAAAGGCAATAATGTCCAAGCTACTGATTATACTGATGCACTTGGTAGAATATTAGTTTTATTAGGTGACGGATCAGGACAAAACGGTTACGGACAAATTGTACCAAGTTACGAAGCATATAAAGATGTAAGTGCAAACGATGAAGAAATTAATCACGATCATTTACAAACATTAAAAACAGATATTAATACTTGTAGTCAACACCAATCAGGTAATAATGCATACGGACAGACATTTAGTACTGGTGACATTATAGGTGCCGATGCATCTGGAACTAGTGTTACATATGACGAACCAAGCGACTCATTTACTATTGATAATCCTAATAATAATAAAGGATTTAATGATTTGCTTGCTGCTATTAGTACTGTAGAAACTAACGCAGGACTAGTTGACGAATTTACAATAAGTGATCCGAGAACACTAACATCTAGTACACGAACTACTCCTTGGGGCGGCGACGGCGACCCAGATGATAATATTTGGTGTGAGCTTGACTGTACATTTGAAGGCGGTTATGCTACTACTAATTCAGCAGGTAGAACAGTTGCTACAGGTGCAGATCATAGAAGACACTTTTTTAATGCTGGAGGAGATTTAAGACTCACGTTTACAAGCGGGTCTAATACTTCTAAAGATCAAAACTGGGAATCAATGTTTAACCAAGTTACTGTTGTTTTTAGTAAAAATTCTACTACAGCAACAAGCGGCGCAGCCGCTGATGGTAGTACTGATGTTAACGGTGACGGTACAACAGAACCGGCTACTGGTAATTTTCAGTTAACTACTGGCTATAAAGAAATATTTAGAAAATATGGTTCCGATGTTTATTCTGAAAACTATTATCGAGTACGTGCTAAACGTGTAAACAATAATGTTGTTCGGTTTAGAATAGACTTTAATGATGTAAATGAAGGCCAACCAAATTTTGACGAACGTGTTCTTGTCTCTGGAGGAACACAATCTGCAGGAATCCATGCCAAACAGCCTACAGGTGACTTCGTTGAAGTTCCATTACCAGACGGCGGTGAAAACTCAGGTTTCGAAGAAAACTAATCAGCTCTTGACAAGATTATAAACTGAGTATATAATTATACATATACTTGGAGGTTTCTTATGGACGAACGGCTACAAAATGCATTAGATTTTTCAAATTACATGACAACGTTGAATAATCAAAAGCGTATTATACACGAACAATTTTTAGAAAATTGTGTACATTATTTAAATGGTGGAAAATTTACAGTTAACAGAGACCTTATTACATTCTGTCACACTTTAATACAAAATAAACAAACTGAAGCAATTATAATAGACGACAACGAAACTCCGATTAAAGTAGAAGATTTACAAAAGTTTACAGACGATATACTTGATATCTATTTTACTACAACATATGAATACTTAGATAGCTATAACGAAATTAAAAGTAATCGATCTGTTGAAGGATTAATTAATTTATGACAAAGGGTGTAGTTTTATTTGCGCAAAATAATCACACAATGGACTATGTCAAACAAGCTATTTTTTGTGCAAAAAAAATCAAAAAACATTTAGGACTGTCTGTTACAATAGCAACAGATAATCCTGCATACCTTAAAGAAAATTATCCTTATTACAAAAAATATATTGATACTATTGTTTCTTTAGAGTGGAAAGAATGTAATCAAAAACGAATTTATAGAGACGGTACAATGAGTGATAGAATATTAGAATGGCGTAATCATGATAGGAGTACAGTTTATAATATTACTCCGTATGATGAAACTATTGTAATGGACACTGATTTTATTGTAGGAAATAATTTATTAAATAATGCATTTGATACTGAAGATGATTTTTTAATCTTTAGAGATATCCAAGATTTAAATCCAGAACGAACTGATACATTTGATAAAATTAGTGACCGAAGTGTTGATTTTTACTGGGCAACTGTATTTTATTTTAAAAAGTCAAAACGTACAGAACTATTTTTTAATTTAATCGAACATATTAAAGAAAATTGGCTTTATTATCGTCTTGTATATCAAATACCAAGTAAAACATATCGTAACGATTTTAGTTTTAGTATTGCAATTCATTTAATGAACGGTAATCAAAAAACAAATTGGCCAAAAGCAATGCCAGGCAAATTGTGGTTTACTACCGATAATGATGTATTAGTTAAAATGAATGATGAAAAATATGTTTTTATGTTAGATAAAAAAGATTGGAAAGGACATTATGTATTGTCTACAATTAATAAAGCTAATATACATATTATGAATAAGTTTAGTTTAGATAGGGCAATAAGCGAGGCACTTAATGATGAGTAAAGGGTTTTGTTTGTTAGCTCAAAATAACGGAAAGACAGATTATATAAAACAAGCTCATGCTTTAGCATTAAGTTTGCACAAGTATAATACTGGACAGCGCATTAGTTTAATTACTAATGATATAGTGCCAGACGAATGGCAAAAAGTATTTGATAAGATTATTCCTATCCCTTGGTCTGACGGCGCTCTACAATCAGATTGGAAGATACAAAATAGATGGAAGGTGTATCATGCTAGTCCATACGAACAAACAATTGTACTTGAAGCAGATATGCTTATTTTAAGTGATATAACACATTGGTGGAAAGAATTAGACAAATACAATTTATTTTTTACTAGTAATGTTAAAACTTATAGAAATGAAGTTGTAACTAATAGATTTTATAGAAAAACGTTTGATGCTAATAATTTACCTAACTTATACAGCGCATTGCATTATTTTAAAAAAGGTGATACTGCAAAAGAATTTTATACCTTGTTAGAAATTATAATGAATAACTGGGAACTTTTTTACAGCAAATATGCTAAAGAAAGATATCAAAAATGGTGTAGTGTTGATGTTTGTGCAGCTATTGCTTGTAAAATACTAGGAAATGAAAAAGAGATTACAAGTCCAAACAGCTATATTACATTTACACACATGAAACCTCATGTACAAAATTGGAAAAATGTACCAGAAAAGTGGACATCTGTAGTTGGAAAATATTATAGAAATGATGGAAATTTACTATTAGGTAATTTTTTACAAACAGGATTATTGCACTATGTTGAAGACGAGTTCTTAACAGATACTATTATAGAGAAATTAGATTATGTATTATCTTAACTTTAGAGAAAACGGTACTATATGGAAGGCTGGAAATGTTTTAGATGAAAGTTCTCCGTATATGGAAATTGATAAATCGTTATTGTATGATTTTGCTGAATGTCGAAAGAATTTTGAAGATTATATAGTAGTTCCAAGCGAAACTGATTCTATGTTTGAACTAAAATTCAAACACTCAAGTTTAGAAGATTTTGATGTTGATAAAAGTATACATCAATTAGTAAAAGGCAAAATTGATCATAATTTAGTTTTTTATATTACGCAAAATATTACCGAAGGCACCTGGACCGCAAGTGCATCAGACGGGTTGAAAAAAATATTAAAAAGTACGCTTTACTATAAAGATAAAATTCATAGACTGTTTGTAACAGACGAAAATGATCCTAATGTGTTATTAGATACACTTGAAGTAAACTTTTCTGATATTATGAATGGTGATAGAAAAGTTATTAACCATACAAAAAAAGAAGTTGCTCAAAGACAGGATGTGAGTGTATACTGTGGTAAAGCCTTTGAAAATTATAATCATATAGTGGAAAGTTAATGTCAAAAATTAAAATAGTAGATCAAGATATAATATTCCTTAGTTACGATGAGCCTAATGCTGAAAAAAACTATGCAGATTTGTGTAGCAAAATTCCATGGGCTAAACGAGTACACGGCGTACACGGAAGTGATGCTGCACATAAAGCCTGTGCTGACTTGTCTGAAACAGAATACTTTGTTACAGTAGATGCTGATAATATTATTGACCAAGAGTTTCTTAACCAAGAAGTGGACATTGAAGAATTAGGTGTTACTCCTGACCATGTGTTTAGTTGGTGCGGCAAAGTACATGTTAATGGATTAATGTACGGAAACGGCGGACTTAAAATGTGGACACGTAAATTTGTACACAATATGAAAACGCACGAAAACTCAGAAGAAGGAGACGAACGTGGCAAAGTTGAATTCTGCTTCGACAACAAATATTATCAGTTTAACGAAAACTACAGTGTTTCTTATACTAATGCGACACCTTGGCAGGCTTGGCGGGCTGGCTTTAGGGAAGGCGTTAAGATGTCTTTGGATCAAGGCGCAAAAGTAGATGACTTACGCACAGTATGGTGGCAGAATTATGACAGACTGCTTATATGGAGTCAAATAGGTGCAGATGTAGAAAATGGTATGTGGAGCATACTAGGCGCACGACAAGGTTGTTATATGACAAACTGTACAGACTGGGACTATGCTAATGTACGTGACTTTGAATGGCTAAACAACTTTTGGGAAAGTGATGTAAAAAATTTAAACCCACAGGAAGAAGCAGAGCGTTTAGGTTTAGAAATACTTAAAGGCACAGGAGTTGATATTTCTACTAAACCGTTAGACGACGAGCAAAGTAAGTTCTTTAAACAAGTGTATCAAAACAGTGCTAGAATTTTACGGAGAGCTAAATGAATAAAAATGTAGAAAAATATAAAGGTACACTAGACGGATTTTTTAGATGGGTTAAAGGTACAGAACTAGTTGAGTTAGAAGATATAGATGTAACAGAAGATCCTGTACGTCCTGAACTTGATGTAGAATGGCGAACAGCTTGTGGACGTAAAATTTACGGGCTCAAGTATGAAGGTGACATAGAAGGTGTTGTTTGTGTAGCATACACTAACGATATTCCTACTAGTGTAAAAGAACTTGACTTAATGAGTCAAAATGCATTTTATAAAAATGATGCAGACACTGCAATAGCATATACTATTTGGAGCCGTAAACGTGGTGCAGGAAAAGAGCTGATACACAAACTTGCAGAACATATAAAAACAAAACCAGAAGTAAAGAACCTAGTTACACTCTCTCCGCTCACTCCTATGGCAACACACTTTCATATTAGAAACGGAGCCAAACAAATTGCTATTAACAGTACAACACAAAACTTTAAGTATCTTTTAAAATGAGTAACGAAGAACGTATAAAAATACTAGAAGAGAAACGTGAAAAGATAAACAACGTTAGTTGTAGTTTCTGTACGGCTAAATGGCTACAAACTACACTTATGCTTCAGAACGGTTATAACCACAGTTGTCACCATCCTGCACCTCATAAGATTCCACTAGAAGAAATTGAAGCAGATCCAGCAGCACTACACAACAGCAAGTTTAAAAAAGAACAACGTGCTAAGATGCTAAACGGAGAACGTCCTAGCGAGTGCGGTTACTGTTGGAAGATTGAAGATTTAGATAAAACATATTTTAGTGATAGACATTATAAAACATCAGATACGTGGGCATGGGATAGATTTGAAGAAATAGCATCTAGTGACCCTGCAGAAAACGTATATCCAAGTTATTTAGAAGTTTCGTTTAGTAATGCTTGCAATTTTGCATGTGCGTACTGTTCGCCCGAAATCAGTAGCAAATGGATGGAAGATGTAAAACAGCACGGACCGTACCCAACTAAGCACGGCGCCCATCATTTAGACTACTTAGAAAAATCAGGCAAAATGCCTTATCTAAATAGAGAACATAATCCTTATGTAGAAGCATTTTGGAAATGGTTTCCTGATGCACTTCCGCATTTAAAAGTATTGCGCATTACAGGCGGTGAGCCTACAATGTCAAAAGATACATGGAAGTTGCTAGACTATCTAATTGAAAATCCACGCAAAGGCTTAGATGTTGCAATCAATACCAATGCATGTGTAGAAACTAAATTAATTGACAAGTTAATTGAAAAAATTAATGCTCTTGCAGAAGTAGGTGTTAAAGTAGATGTGTATACAAGTTTAGAAAGCACAGGCAGACAAGCTGAGTACGCACGAGATGGACTAAATTATTACAGTTGGATTGAAAATACAGAGCGTATTTTAAAAGAAACTAAAAGCACAGTTGCAATTATGACAACTGTTAATATTTTAAGTTTATCAACATTTCTTGATTTTATAATGTTAGTTATGGATTTTCGTAAATTATATAATACAACTTTTGAACATAATAGAATTCCTTTAAGTATTAATATTATGCACTGGCCTCCGCATTTACAATGTACACTATTAGATATAGAAGATAGAGAAAAAACAGCAAATACTATTCAACTGATGTGCGAACAATGGTTAAAATATTATTCAAAAGAAAAGTATGCTAGACTATATCTTGAAGAATGGGATCAGATAAAACGTTTGTGTGACTACCTTCGTACATCGCAGCCAGCAATAGAACACAGACAAGACTTTGTACGATACATACATACATACGATAAGAGAAGAAATAAAGATTTTGCAGAAATATTTCCGCAATATGCACACTTATTAGAGGAATGGAATGGCTAAAAAATCTGACGAAACACTACAACAGTATAGAGATAGAGTACTAGATAGTAAAAGTAAAAGTTTTTGTGGAGCCAAATGGTTTAACGCAACTACTTGGTTAGGCAGCGGCACAACAGCAAGTTGTCATCACCCGCCGGCACATAAAATTCCAGTAATTGAAGTAGAAGAAGACTACACCGCTATTCACAATACTAAGCACAAAAAAGAAATGCGCCGTATGATGCAAACAGGCGAACGTCCAGCCGAGTGCGAATATTGTTGGAAAATGGAAGATATGAAAAAAGATGCTGTTAGTGATAGAACTTTTAAGAGCATTATCTATTCAGACGAAGAATTACAACGTGCGTATGATATGGATCACCACGAAAATGTTAATCTAAAAACATTTGAAATTGCATTTGATAGAACTTGTAATCTTGCATGTTCGTATTGTAATGCTAGTTTTTCTACTACATGGGCCAAAGACATTAAAAAGAACGGTGAATACACTAATCTTGTAAGCGACGGCGCCGGCGCATTCCGTCAAGACGGTTCGTGGACACAGCCCTACAAAGACGACGAAGACAATCCTTACATTCAAGCATTTTGGAAATGGTGGGATAATGGATTGTCGGATAGTTTAGAAGAACTGCGTATTACTGGTGGCGAACCTTTAATGAGTGCTAACACTTGGAAACTATTTGATTGGTTTAACGAACAAGATAGTGATATGCGCTTTGCAATTAACAGCAACTTAATTGCCAAAAAAGATATTGTTGACAAGTTGATTGCTAAAACACAAGGCATGAATCACTTTGAATTATATACAAGTTGCGAAGCAGTAGGCGCACAAGCAGAATACATTCGTGACGGACTAGTGTACGAGCAATGGTTAACTAACATCAAGCGTGTATTAACAGAAGCAAATACTAAAGGTGTACATATTATGATGACAATTAACAGTTTGTGCTTGTTTAGTATTACTGACTTTTTAGATGAAGTATACAAACTAAAAGAACTTACACAAAGCAGAACGCCAACTGTAAGTTTAAACTTATTACGTTTTCCAAGTTTCCAAAGTCCACTAGCATTACCTAATCATATTAAAGATTATTGTCATGATAAATTAAGTACCTGGTGGGAAGAAAATAAGCATAAAGAAGGTTGGCACGAATTTGAAAAGGCAAGTATTGAACGACTAATAGATTATCTTGTTACTGTAGATGCTCCGCATAGACGTACAAGTAATCCTACTACACTTTGGCGTGATTTTAAAACGTTTTACCAGCAGTACGATGTTCGTAGAAATAAAAGTATTCATGTATTTCCTAAAATACTAACAGACTGGGTAGAAAGCATTCCAGATACTGATGCAAGTATTATGGAACTTGCTGAAAAAGAAGGTTGGATACTAAAGCCGGACAATAAAAATATAGAGCAACCATTGGCAGCATACGACTAATAGAAAGTTAAAGATGATAAAACTAAGATTTAGAAATAGCAGAGATTCGTCCATTCAGCCTATGGAAGTAAGCATTAAGTTAGATCAACATCCTGCTGTTGATTTATGGCTTGATAGATTTAAATACGAACTAAAATCTAAAGCCTTTCTTAAAAAAGAACATCTTTTTATGGGAGAAAGTGTTTTAACTGTAGAAGAAATGATAGACAAGATTAATAGTACATTAGATACTATCTCTAAATACGACTTTGTTGAAAACAGTAACAAACATTTTTCTGTAAGCAAAAATCCTGATATTTCTGAAAGATTAAGTTTGGAAGATTTCAAACACGGTCCTAATAATAAAAAAATGAATACTATACATAATTATTTTCCAATACTTTCAGGCCCTGCACACAATACATCAAATTATATGTATATTGCAACACCAGAAGTACGTGCTGCAATTTGTCGTTTAAATCTTGAAGTACATGAATTACATACAGTTTTACAACAAACCGGTGATGGAAGAATTCATGTTAATGTATCTTGGCACCGAGCACCTAAAAATTTAGAAAAATTACCTAGTGTGTTTGATGAGTTATTTAGAACAGATGTTAAGTTTGGAGATGTACTGTTAGGATATCCTCAAATTGGTAAAACACACTTTGAAGCATTTGTTGAAGAAGACGAAGAATTAGATGACGAGCATGTAGAACCTATAAAACTTTTGTCTGGAGACTGTTTATTACGATTATCGCCAGACATGGGGCAAGATACTATAAATGATTTTAATAACTGGATAATTAATCAAGGATTAGATATTAATGATAAGTCTTTAAGACTTGGGTTTGCAAAATTAGGATCTGTTGTTGACATTGACCATGATTTTGTAAAACAACATATTCAAGGAAAATTTGATGATGTAGACAAAATTACATTAATTGAAGATGGTATCGAAGACTCTTATTATTATTCTTATGGACGATTTGACAAAGATTATGAAGATTTGGTATTACAACATATAAATGACTGATAAAAACTTAGGACCATACTTTTGTACAGCACCTTGGACACATACATACGTTAGCCCGCAAGGCGAGCGTAGATTGTGTTGTGCAAGTCGTGAAGATGCAAGTTTTCAAAAGCAATATATAGACGCAGGCGACAACGACAATGCAGAATTTGCACCAGTAAGTCTAGAAGAACACTGGAATAGCGAATACATGAAAGACATTAGAAAACGCATTCTTGCAGGAGAGAAGATTAGTCAATGCGATGTTTGCAATAATCAAGTACTAAATCTTCATACATACAAAAATTATTTTACTAACACACTTTTCCCACACAAAATCGACGATATTATTGCAAAAACCGACTCTGATGGTTATACAACTATGCAGCCTATAAGTTATGACTATCGTATTTCAAACTTGTGCAACTTTAAATGTCGTATGTGTGGCGAGCAACTAAGCTCTAGTTGGGAAACAGAAAAGATAAAACACAATGTAGTCAACCTTGATCGTGAAAAATGGATGCAACCTGATACACGAAAGAAGATTGCTACATTTCAAAAGGAAGTTCTTGAAACAGAACTACAAACAGCAGTTGATAAAGGCATTGTAGAGGAGTTATACTGGGTAGGCGGCGAGCCACTTATGTATGACATACATTGGCGCATTATGCAACAGCTAGTTAATGAAGGAAAAAGCCAAGATGTAGTTGTACGCTACAATACAAACTTGAGTAGGACACACTACAAAGACTATAAACTGTATGAAATGTTAGACAACTTTAAACGTGTTAATATTTGTGCCAGTATAGACGGTGTAGGTGCTGTTGGCGAGTACATTAGAACAGGACTCAAATGGAACGAGTGGCTACAAAACTTTAAAGATGGTATGTTTCTTATTGACAAGTACGGCAATGACGCAATGGTGTTTGATGTTACACTAACAACACCAGGACTTTTTGATTTACAGCGTATGTTCGACGTAGTTACCGAGCTAGATGTAAAGAGCTACTTTAAAATTACCTTTGCATTTGATCCTAGTGTACTTATGAGTCCTATGTGTTTGCCGAGACATGTATTAGATGAACAAATACACAAACTGTTGGACTATATCAAGCCTAGAGTAACACATAAAACTCGTGTCTATCAAGAAACACTTGAAAATATGCTAGAGCGCAAAACATTTGAAGAAGAATACATTAACTATGCAGACGGCTGGCGCAGAGGTAAGAAGAACATATTGTTCTTAGAAAGTATTAGAACACAAGATGTCACATTTAGAGACACACTAAGTGACGCAGGCAAGGAATGGTGGGATAGCATTGAGTAAAACATTTTGCCCATTACCGTGGACACACCTAGCAACACATCCACACGGTAGTGTTACACTTTGTTGCGAAAGCGATATGACTAATCGTGCAAGTGAATCGCAAAACTTGCCACGTGAGTTTATCACACTACACAACACAGAGTACGACTTTGATAAAATTATGAATAGCGACTTGTTTAAACAAGTACGCAAAGACATGCTAGACGGTAAAAAACCGGCGCCTTGTGCTAAGTGTTATAAATTAGAAGAATTAGGTAACGAAAGCAAACGCACCCGTGACACTAATTTACTAGACTTTAGCATAGATGATGCACACAGTATTACACAAGCAGACGGAACACTAGACAAAGTTAGCTTTGAATTTATTGAGCTACGTTTAGGTAATATATGCAACCTAGCATGTCGCTCATGTAATCCACAAAGCAGTTCTAAATGGATACGTGATTGGGAAAAACTAAACGAGCGTAAATTTGACATGCCGCAGAGTATGTTTGACTGGCCTTTAGACGAACGTTTTTGGGCTAACTTAGCAGAACATTGTGACAATACACGTAAAGTCTATATCAATGGCGGAGAACCATTGCTTGTAGACAAACATATGAAGTTTTTAGAGTTTCTTATTGATAAAGACTTAGCTAAGAATATTACATTAGTTTATAGTACTAACAGCACAATTATAAATGACAAGTACATAGATTTGTGGAACAAATTTGCACAAGTTGAATTTATGGTAAGTATTGATTGTTTGGAAGATCGCAATACTTACTTACGCCATCCTGCTAAATGGGATAATACTATTAAAGCATTTGACTGGCTACATAGTCTTGGACATAAGTGCTATGTCTTGCAAACAATAAGCATAATGAATATTTATTATATTAAAGAGTTTTGGGAGTTCTTTAGAAGTAAAGGTGTATATGTTTCGCATAACATGGTACACCATCCTAACTATTACAGTGCAGCAAATGCACCCGATCATGCTAAACGTGCAGTACTAGACAAGATTGCAGGTATGCCGTTCTATGACAGTATAAATAATTTTTTAAGTCAAGAACCAAACCCACTAGCATTTGAGCAATTTTTTAAAGAAAACGAACGCTTAGATGTTATACGCAAACAAAGTTACGCAGAGATATTTAAAGACTGGCATGATAAACTTATACTACGATAATATTATAGATGGAGTGCCTGCTCCAAATGGTGCTGAAGAAATTGCATTAACTAATGATGCTCGACAAATTCCGTATGTTAAAAATTATCGCACACATTCGCCTATTGCAAAATTTAACACATTTTATTTCGTAATGAAAGCACATAAAGTTGCTGCTAAATTGTATACCAAAAAAGCCAAGTTTGCAAAGAATTTATTTTATCCTATAGAATTAAACCATTTTCATTATGGCTGGAATAGAAACTTGTCTAATGTTCCGTCAGCTAGAGCAAAATCGTTAATTAAAAAAGGTAAGATGAAATTATTAATTCTTGCGCCGAGAATTACCGGCGGCTCGTATTATATTAAATTATTAAAAGAACGAATTAACGAGCTAGTAGAATCTGGAATAGATAAAGATAATATCTATATTGTGTTAGGCGAACTAAACAATGTGTATAGAAATTTATTAGACACAAAACATGTTTATGGATTTGATTGGTGGCAAGTTTACGGACAGCTAATATTTAAAGTCCGTAACAACGAGTCTAGTTTACATTGGATTTCTCATACAGACAAGTTTTTAAAAAAATCAAACGATGAGAAACTTGACTTAGATAACTGGAATCCAACTAAAATTTTTAATGTATCAACGTCTAAGCGAGATCATGATATATCTTTATTGTTAGAATTAATAAACAAGCAAACTTACGATAATGGATATTTTAATTTTATTTTAGAAAAATATAAACTAAAAAAAGAATTAACAACAGCATATGTTGATCCTAAAAAATCGACAGTTGAAAAACATCAAAAATTAGGAACAATCAAACATATAGAAAAGTATGATTCTAAAATAAAACAAGCAGAAGACATTTTAGAATATGATATTAAACATTATACTGATTCTTTGTTTACAATAATTTGTGCCGAACACGATATTAATTTTAATACAGAATACAAACCGGAAGTTGCAAGTTTAAGTACTGATTTAAGAACCTGGCAACATATTGCAATTGGACATCCGTTTGCTATTATAGGACCAGTTGACTCAGTTGCTTATCTTAACAATGAAGGTTATTTTACGTTTAATGAATTAGTTGATCAAAAATATGATACAATATATTATTCTGTAAAAAGAGTAGAATATATAGTAAGAAATATAAAACATATAGAAAAACTTCCTAAAGACGAAATTGATAATATAATAAATGAGATTAAACCTTTTTTAAAGAAAAATAAAGAAAAATTCTTTAATAAGAAAATGGACGGTAAATTTATTCAACTTTTTGTTGACATGATGTATGAATGAGTGTACTATAATATAATGTATGACATCGTTTTTATAAATGACAGTACAGCCTATGCAAAAGATTCTTGGAATAAATTAAAACAAGAATATCCAAGAGCAAAGTCTGCTAACAGCATTAAAGATGCACAGTCGATTGTGTTTACAAAAATGTTTTGGATCGTTTGGCCTGATATTAATATTGCAGATGATTTTAAATTTGATTATCGTGTAGACGATTACAGTCAGAACTATATCCACACATTTTTAAATGGTGAAACTTATGACGGTATAATACTTGTACCAAAACGTGCTGAAATAGCAGAACGCGAGATTCGCCATAGATTCTTTATAAACAAGAAAGAAGTAGACATAGTAGCAAGTACTCCTAAGCCGTTTGATTTATTTTATATTGACACTTGGGAAGAATATGAGTATGCATTAGAAAACAGCTCAACAGAAATGTTTTGGGCAGTATCGCGCAATTTAAAATATGATCAAACATACATAAACAACTTTTATTTTAGTCACCACAATAGTTACGATAGAAAGGAAAATCATGCATTTGTACATGATGTTGATGGAAGGAAATTATACAATGGCGTATTCTTATGTTCGAAAAACAAGCCACTTAACAAAAAACAAATTGACTACAGGTTCTTAGTAAATGCAAAACAATGGGACGATGTTGTAAGTGGTCCTAGACAATACGAAATTTGTGTCGTTAATACTTATGAAGAATATTTGTCTTTTTTAAACAGTGTTGAAACAGAATTGTTTTGGATGATACCTCCGCATGTACAAGTGCGTGAAGATTTTAAATTTGAAATGTATTTTAGTCACGACAATGAGTACGACAGAAAAATAAATCATGTATTTAAAAACGGTGACTATTATGATGGTATTGTTCTATGTAGTAAACATGCATCTATAAGCGAGCGTGAATTTAAGTATAAATTTATCACAAACAAAAAAGAACACAATACTGTAGCAAGTGATTCGCTGGCATACGATAATATCGTAGTAAACACATACGAAGAGTTTTGTAAGTTAAGAAAAAAAGTTAACACAGACTTTTTCTATGTTATACCTAATGATGTAGATGTATCGTGGGATTTTAAATATCACATACCTTACTACGAGCGTGATAATATTCATGTATTTAAAAACGACAAATATCACGACGGAGTGTTCTTAATTCATAAAGACAAACCACTTGCGCAACGAGAATTTGATTATAGATTTTTTGTAAATAAAAAAGAAATTGATATAACTGTTAGTACGCCTAAGCCTTATGATATTGTATTCATTTCTTATAACGAACCTAACGCAGATGATAACTATACTATGCTTAAACAACGTTTTCCAAGAGCAAAACGTGTACATGGTATAAAAGGAATACATCAAGCACACATAGAAGCAGCAAAGATATGTACAACAAATATGTTTTTTGTTGTAGATGGTGATGCACAAGTGTTAGAGGATTTTACCTTCGAACATCAAGTACCTAAATGGCAAAGAGATCAAGTCTTTGTTTGGCGAAGTCGTAACCCTATTAACAATTTAGAATATGGCTATGGCGGTATTAAATTGTTTCCTGTAAATGAAACACTTAATATGGATACAACTAAAACTGATATGACAACAAGTATTAGTTCTAAGTTTAATGCTATGGAAAGTGTAAGCAACATAACAGCATTTGATACAGATGCCTTTTCAACATGGAAGAGCGCATTTAGAGAGTGCTGTAAACTATCATCTAAAACAATACGAGGACAAGTAGATAATGAAACAGAAGAAAGACTTAGCACCTGGTGCAAAATGGGATCAGATACACTGTTTGGAAAATACGCTATTCACGGCGCTCGCAGTGGCTGTGCTTGGGGTAATGATAATCGCAATAGCCCAAATCAGTTAAATTTAATTAATGATTTTGATTGGCTAAAGGAACAGTTTAATGCAGTTAGTATCTGATATTAAAACGGTTCATATCGAACTTACAGATAAATGTCAAGCACAATGTCCAATGTGTGCTAGGAATTATCACGGAGGAGCAACTCGTCCGTTTATCCGTAATGGAGACATGGGGCTAGTACAATTTAAGGAATGGTTTCCTAAACAATTTTTACAACAGTTAGAAAATTTTTATAGTTGTGGTAATTATGGTGATCCTGCATTTGCTAACGATTGCTTAGAAATATATGCATATGTGCGCGAATGTAATCCTACAGTAAGGTTAGCAATACACACTAATGGCGGCATGCGTAATCCTGTATGGTGGGCTAAACTTGCACAATACAATATTGAAGTAATCTTTGCAGTAGATGGATTTAAAGGCAAGCACGAACTATATCGTAAAAATACAAAGTTTGATAAAGTAATTGAAAACATGACTGCATTTATTAATGCAGGCGGTACAGCAAGAGTTGATAGTTTAGTGTTTGCACATAACGAATTAGAAGCAGACTTACTCGAAGATTACTTGTTAAGTTTAGGTGTAAAGGGTGTTAATTTTGTAAGTACTACACGCTTTTACGAAATGAAAGAATATGAAGTGCATGACTATGAAGGCAAAGTAGAATATACTATTAAGCCTGCACAAACAGAACGTTTTAAACGTACACCTAATAAAAGTTTAAACGCACTAGTAGATGAAGAAGTACGAAACGCTGCAATTGAAGCAGCAACTATAGATCCTAAATGTGTAACTGATAAAGGCATTTATGTTGATCCTTATGGCAATATATTTCCGTGTTGTTGGTTAGGCGGCGACTATTTAGAACACCCATTAGAAGAAAAACTACCTATACATTTTCTAAGAAATTTAAGTGTAGATAATACCAAAAGTATATTAAAGACTGTAGGTATTCCAAACTGTCACGACGGTGTATTAGATAGTAATGAAAATTTATTTAAAAAACTGCCAGATTTTTGGCAAGGAAAAAACAAATGCATGACATGTGCAAGACAGTGTAGTAAATTAATTTATGACGACAACAACAAATATACCCTGGGATAATATTACCCACTTTGGGCAGAAAACCCTCCTAAAGAGCCATCTTTTCACGGTTTCGTGGATCCTGGCTAGATTTTGTAATTATAACTGCTCTTATTGCTGGCCATACGCTAGATCTAGTACCCCGGACCACCAAGATCTAGAAACGTACTTAAAGGCCATGGATAGTATCAAAGCACAGGCTCGTGCAAATAACTTCACCGATTTTCACTTTAGTTTCTCAGGCGGCGAGCCTACTGCATATAAATACTTTGGGGAGATCGTAGATCATTACTGTAGTGATACAGCACCCGAGTACCAAAGTATACATATGACCACAAACTTGTCTCCAGGTAGTAAATGGTGGCGCAAATGGTTAGACAGCACTAAGACTTTGCAACGCAGAAGTATAACGGCAAGTTATCATGCAGAGTTTGCAAACGAGCAAGAGTTTGGAGACAAATGCTTGCAACTAATGAATGGAGGAACACATGTTACAATCAATCAAGTTATGGTTCCAGAAATGTTTGAAGCACTTTACGAGCGTTTGGAACGATTTGCCGCCAGAGGTATTAACGTTACTCTCAAGCCCCAGTCCGATCCTACCGCCTCCCACGTGGTACATGGATACACTAAAGACCAGATCACAAGAATGCGACAAGGCTTCCCTCAAAAATGGAGAGGTGAGCAAATTGCCCAAATCGCACTCTATGACGATAAAGGAATAGAGTACGAGTTAGATCAAGCAGAGCGTTTTAATGCGTTTGGTTTTAACAAGTTTGAAGGATGGACTTGTAACGCAGGCTATCAAGGATGCGTTATACGTGAGAACGAAGTTAAGCGCAGCTACAGTTGCCACGACGCCCCCTTAGGCACGTTAGACGGCGGATTTGAGCTGTTTAAAGCACCATCTAAGTGCATTACACCTAGTTGTGTAAGCAGTGCTGACTCAAAAATACCAAAGAGAAAAATATGAAAGTTGATATACAAGACGTACTTTTTTGGATGGATGCAGTTCGCAACAGCGATGATCGTTATCGCACACTTGAAAGTTTTTGGAAAGGTCAAGTTAATAGTAAAGTTTGGTTAGCAACAGAGTTATATAATACAATATCCAAAACAAAACAGAATAGCATAGTCATATACGGTGGTTGGAACGGAGTGCTGGCAAGTATACTCTTTAACAGTCGCCTACCGTTAAACAGCATTACAAGCGTGGATATAGACCCTGTGTGCAAAGATATAGCAAACACAGTAAACAAGCGTCAAGAGATGCAAGGTAAGTTTAGTGCTGTAACAGCAGACATGTGCGAATACACTACTAATGCTGATGTAGTTATAAACACCAGTTGCGAACATATTACACAAGAACAGTATGTAACCTGGCTAGACAATCAGCCAGATGATGCATTAATTGTACTTCAGAGCAATAACTATTTTACACACGATGAGCATGTTCGTTGTGCTATAGATTTAACAGACTTTACACGTATGAGTAAAATAAAGCCTTTGTATAGAGGAACATTAGATACACCAAAGTATGAACGCTATATGATAATTGGTAAAAAGAAATGAAATATTGGTATGCAAAGGATGATACAAGACTTGGTAAGTTTCAGCGTGACTTAGAAACTAAGTCGTCGTGTACTTTTTGTATACTGCCCTGGATACATTTAGCAACTCGTCCTAATGGTGATATGAGACTTTGTTGTACAGCTAATGCTAGTGGTGCAGGCGAAGATCACGAAGTAGGACTTGTTAAAATGGAAGATGGGCGTCCTGCAAACTTTGCTCGTAATACTCCGCTCGAAGCATTCAATAACGACTATATGAAAAGTGTTCGTACTACTATGCTTGCAGGGAAAATACCTGCAAGTTGTAAAGGATGCTTTGACGAAGAAGCCCAGGGCATTGTTAGTAAGCGTATTTGGGAAACTGCTACTTGGATGAATGATGAAGGTATTGATGTAGAAGAGCTAATCACTCAGACAAGTACTGACGGTACATTGCCCGAACAGTTAAGATATTTAGATTTACGATTAGGACATACCTGTAACATTAAATGTGTAATGTGTAGTCCGCATGATAGTAGTAAATGGGTATCAGACTGGCAAAAACTTATTCCAGTATTACAAGATGACGATGTTAAAAAACAAATGCGTTGGGATAAAAAAGAGTTTAATAACAAGTGGCATGAGCGTAAAGAATTTTGGGATGAATTGTATGCACAAATTCCTAACCTAAAACAAGTGTACTTTGCTGGCGGCGAACCTCTAATGATTCGCGAGCATAAAACTTTCTTAGAAGAGATTGTACGTCAAGGATACGAACAAAATATACTACTACGTTATAATTCAAACGGTATACTTGTTGACGAAGAACTAATTGAGTTATGGAGTAAATTTAAAAAAGTTAAGTTTGCTATTAGTATTGACAGCTTTGCAGAGCGTGACGAGTATATACGCTTTCCTACAAAGTTTAGTGATGTCGAACGCACATTAAGATTGTTAGATGACACTCCTGACAACATACACATTAGTATTGCAACAGCAGTACAAATATTCAATATAAAAACTATACCAGAGTTTATCAAGTGGAAAGTTAACAGTAACTTTAAAAAAGTAAACATAGGATTAATTGACGGTAACGTAATGGGAGGCGGATTAGTAAATGCACACCTTGTGCATATTCCTACATTTCTTAATATTACTATGTTGCCTGAAAAAGATAAACAAGATGTACACGTTCGATTTTCAGAACTTAAAAATTGGTTATGGGATAATTTTACACAGGATGATGAATTTTGGATACATAACCCTAAGGGATGGCGACAATGGGAAGGCTTATTAAATCATATGGATTCGAAAGATAACAGTCATTTGTTATCCGGCTTTAAAGAGTATGTAAATAAACTAGATTCTATTAGAGGTTTATGCGCAGCAAACTTTTTTCCAGAATTGGCACATCTATTATGATTACACAAGTAATAAACTCACAAGATCCAAAAACATTAAGAATAGAATTTATGATTGGAAACACTTGTAACCACAAATGTTGGTATTGCTTTAAAGGTTCTAACGAAGGTGATTACAGATGGACAGGTGATCTAAATAGCACAACAAAAAACTTTTTTCATTTGTTAAATCATTATAAGTCTTATGGTAAAGAACGATTTGAAATTCATATAGTTGGCGGAGAGCCGACATTGTGGCCTGCATTAGGAGAGTTTGTAGAACAACTTAAACATAATTATAATTCTTGGGTTAGTATTAGTACAAACGGAAGCCGTACTTTACGTTGGTGGGATCAGTATGCAAAATATTTTGACGATGTAATGATTAGTGTACACCACGAGTACGCAGATATAGATCATCTTAAAAAAGTTGCTGATATAGTTTATGATAAAGGCTCAGTAGTAAATGCAATGGTACTAATGGATCCGTTTGCCTGGGATAAGTGTGTTAGTATAATTAAACAATTAAAATACAGTAAGCGCAGATGGTTTATTAATGCTATGGAAGTAATGCACAATACAATTCATTATACACCTGAGCAATTAAAATTTATTAGCAAACCAGTAAAACGTTTTCCTAATCCTATTTGGATATTAAAACATCTCAAAAATTTAAAACGAGACCCTAAAGTAGTTCTTGACAATGGTAAGAAAAAAACTGTAAATAGAAATTGGATAGGGTTAAATAAACAAAATTATTTTAAAGGGTGGTTATGTAATGTAGGCGTTGACAATGTTTACATTGATAAAGACGGTCGTATAACAGGTGCCTGTCGAACAGTATTGTTTGAAAACTATAACCTAAATGATCCTAAGTTTACAGAAAAATTTAATCCTGTAATTAAACCAAAAATATGTGATGTAGATTTTTGTGGTTGTCAGCCCGAACAATTGTTAGATAAAATTAAGATTCAATCTTTGTAAGAGGAATATCCGCAGCACAAGTACACCATTTGCGTGTGCATGTAACCCATTCGTTAGGAGCCTCAAAGCTACCATCATAAATATTGCCTAAACTTCCGCCTACACGACAAGTAGCACGATGTACTTCTCCGTCCCAATTAATCATTAGGCTTTCTACACCAGCAGCGCAATTCCATCCTTCAAAATTATTTAGATTTTCTTTTATAATATCGTTAGCATGCTTTAGTTTGTGTTCGTCTATTACACAGTTAGGTAATGCAGTAGCATTAGTTTTTAAAATCCATTCTAAGTCTTTACCTGTGTAACGCATATCGTCAAACCAATCACGATCCTCTGCTTGTGTCCATCGTATGCGTCTTATTACGTAAGGCATGTTATGTCCGTGAAACCGTGCAACAGCAAGTTTAACACGATCCATATGTTCGTGATGTGCCATTACATTGACTTGAAAAGGAATTCTATCTAAGTTTTCATTGTGTTGTGCAAAGAACATTATATTATCCATAGCACGTTCCCAGTGTTCGTTATCAAAATGTAAACTAAACACATAGTGATCTACTGGGGCTTCTGCATACCATTCTGCCTTACGTAGTCCGTTAGTAGTTACATTAATCCAATCTAATCTTTGACGTGCATGTTTAATAAGTTCTTCAAAGTCTGGATGTATACATGGCTCCCCTCCAGTAAAACTTACTCGTATAGGTTTATCTAATTCTGCTAGTGCATCTACAGTGTCTAACAATACTTTAATATTAGTATGTGGACTAAAGTTATCGTGTATTTCTGCAGGACAATATGCACAATCTAAATTGCAGCGTTTTCCTAAATTCCACTCAACTTTAATTGAATCTTGATGCGGCCATTTTGATGTAACTTTATACATACGGTTTAAACTCTGGATTTACAGCAAGAAAGTCTTGATTGCGAGTTTTGTCTAACGCACGATTAAAGTTAATACAGTCTTGCCAATGTGTGTCGTACATACATTTTGCTTCTAAAAAATTGATGTTATCTTGTATTTGTTGTAATGTAACAGTTTCGAGCAACTTGTTTTCTTTTATAGCAGTATATTCTAGTACACCTGCCTTCATCATTTCTAGTTTGCGTACTACACGTTCTTTTAATTTAGGAGGTAACACCTGCGCACTTAGTGCCATAGGATAATTAACACGGTGTGAATAAAACACAATGCCTAGTTTGTTAATAAAGTAATCAATAACACTATCAATCTGCATTATATTGTTTGCTTGTACAGTAAACGCACCAACTACTCTAGTTACGTTAGGAAATGCCTTAAACACTTTAATATTTTCTTCTATTTCCTCAAACTTACCATTACCTCTAATGTATTCATATGTGTCGTGTAAGCCGTCTATGCTTACGTTTACAGCAATACTTTTAAACTTAGGCCAATAGTCGTGTATAGTACGTCCGCCTTTAATACCTAGCGTAGTGCCGTTTGTAGCGTACTTTAGTTCTATGTTATCACCGTACTCAGCAAGTTTGTCAAGTATTTTATAATGATATGGGTCCATCAGTGGCTCCCCACCTGCAAACTCTACACGCCTAAAGTGAGGCAAAAGTTTTTCAAATGATTCCCACCAATTATCACTATTGTCAAAAGGACCAATATACTGACCCGGTTTAGTAGTAAGTTTGTCAACAATAGGAATGAGAATGTTATCTTCTTTTTTGTAAAACTCAGTTACTTGATCCCAGTCTTTCCAACTTGTACTGTCAAGTGGGTTGCACATACGACACTTTAAATTACACAAATTGTTAAGTTTGATTTCCATCGTAGGAAGCTCAAACGGCATGCTGTAATCGTCGTCTAATGCATCTAGTGCATTTGGATATAAGTTGATCCTAGCTTCTGGTATTACTCCTGCTGTATGACGCTGTCGTAAACTCTGTACACCCTGATCTTCTAAGTCAAAGCACGGTTTACATACGTCCGGGCGCTCGTTGTTTAGCACTTGCCTACGCACTTCACGCATAGCATCACCGTTCCAAACTTCTTCTAGGGTTTCATTTTGTATAAATCCAATAGGTTGGCTGCGACAGCATACTTTGATAGCACCGTCTTCTCGTGTAGCAAGTCCTGTAAAAGGATGCATACAAAATGTACAACTATTTGTTTTGCTCAATAGCCCACTCTCGTTCTTTACACCAAAAACATTTTCCGCAAGTAGGAACAATTTGTCTTGGTGTATATGTTGTATAATCTAATCCTTCAAACTCACCTTCGCAACTACGTGTTATGTTAAGCAAGTCTAAAATATTTTCATTGTTATATTCTTTGACAATCCAGTCCTTAGTAGTATACACGAAAGGATGACAGATGTCAACTCCCATATGTTTCATATGTAATGGTAATACGCCTTCGTATCGTTCTTCTGGACCACCAGGTACGTCTTCTGGATTCTGTGTAACGGCAGCATACCATGCATCGAGATTATAAGTGTGTATAACCCATTCGTTATGCGCTCTGAGTATAATACGATTACCTGATTTTAATTTTCCGTATTCGTCTTTAATATTAGTAGTATGCGGCTCTTCCATTTCAGGAGGAATAAATCCTTCTATATGTTCTATTCGATTTGGAAAACGTTCTTCAAACCATTTGACAACATCTTGTGCAATATAACGCTGCCAAGGACGAGTCTTCCACATACGTATTTGTGTAGTAAAATAGATATCTGCGTTAGTTTCTTTTAGTATAAGATATGCTAGTAAAGCACTATCTGCCCCACCGCTAAGACTAATTCCTATACGCTTCCACTCCGAATTCAAGAATAGTTTCATACACTTACTTATTGGTTAAATATTTCTATGCTAGAGAGAACTGAGTATAAAGCTAAAATTCCAAAGATTGATGCAGACTTTAATGATATTAAAACAGCATTAAATCAACCTACTGGAAATTTCTTCTATGATCCGTGGGAAATTAAGCCCGAATACAAAGGAACAGTTTGGGAGAGATTACTCAAAACTCTTCCTAAGCAGCACGGCGAAGCACGAGTAATAGTAATGCAGCCCGGCACTACATATATGTCACATTCGGACATTGACAATCGTTGGCATTTAAACCTACAAGGCGAACAAAGTTATCTACTAGATTTAGATAATCTAGATATGCATTTGTTAGAAAAAACTGGATATTGGTATTACATGGATGCAGGACGCATACATGCAGCTTCAAACTACGGAAGCATTCCTAGAGTGCAATTAGTAGTTAGAGAATTATTAACTAATTCCACAGACGATGGGTTAGTAGAAGTTACAATTAAGCCTGCTTCTTCTCAGCACGATTATAGATATAAATTTGACAATTTTGTTAGCCCGTGGCTTAACCATGCTAATAAAAATAATAAATTAGCAGACTTTTCATTTGACGCAGAAATAGTTAAATTTAAAGTAGCTGTAACAGAACTATCTAGTTTAAAACTAACTAAGGACTTTAAAATTGCAGTGGACTCCGTATCTTAAACTAAGCGAAGAAGGACATCTTTGTATGGCTCAACAAACTTATGAGCCATTAGTAAGTGCTGACGGCAAAACGTTCTGTAAGAATTATTCTTGGCCCAATGAATATCAGTATAGAGAAACAAGCAATCGTCCGTTATATACAGATGAAGTAGCAGAATGGTTTTTCTTTAACGAACTAACATATTTAGAGATATTCAAAGACAAACCTTATGCGCCCGAAGTATTAGACGTTGATTACAAAAATAGAAAAATTTATATTAAGTGGTACGATGTTAGCTGCAATCAAATAATATACAGTGGGAAAGAATGGCCTGAGCAACAATGGCGTAAACAAATTAAAGATATCATGCTAGATCAATACGATGAAGGCATTTATAAGTTAACTATGTATCCACACTGTCATTACATTAGTGATGATGGAAATATGCGAGCAATTGACTGGTACGGATGTGTGCCTATTGACGAACCGTATATTGAAGAAAAATACATGCAAGGTATTATACATGAAACTGCTCAGTTTAGGTTAGAAGAAACAGGTGCAGCAGTTGATAGTGTCTTAAATTTAGAAAAAATGTTTAAGCGTAGTTTAGGCACACATGTCAAATGGGGAGATCAAGATATGAGTTACATATACAAGGAATTGTTTAATGCCTAAATACTTCGGTACAACAGATGGAATTATAGACTGGGATCCAATAGTCAAGTTATGCGAACAATGTAATGACGGCGACGAAAACACAGTAACAAGTGTTGTTGATCGTAGCGAAGCAGAAGCAGAAGGCACGTTGTTAGAGTCTTACAGAAGCATAATGGATACATGGCAACGAGCAGGGTATAAATTAGAAGATATTATTTGGCACGATTACTATCCGGGCGAACACTTTGATATCAAAATACAAAACAAGTTTGCAGACTTGGTTAATGCAGATCCGCTTAGAGTGTTTGTAAGTGATGTTGCACCTGGACGCAATGTTCCTTATCATTGGGACGTAGAAGACAAAGAAGAAGAATGGTTAGCACAAGGCGAACTAAAGCGTTGGGTATGTTTTATGGACAAGCCTCGATGGGGCAGTGTGCTTATACTTGAAGACGAATGTTTTCATAATGTAGAACAAGGCGCTGTTTACGAATGGGACAACTACAGAAGTTATCATGCAGGTACAAGTTGCGGCACACATCACCAGTACTTGTTTCATTTTTTAGGAAGGCCGAGGTAATGGTAAGAAGTATTGGAAGTTGTAGTCATGTTATTGACTGGGATAGTGTTATTCGAGATTTAGAAAACACTGAGCCAGAGTATGTTGGTCCTAGTCATAAAAGAGGTGACACTGTTCCGGGGTTAGATCCTATATTAGATATGTGGGAAGAAGCAGGATACAAAACTGTACAAGAAGGTGGCACCGCAGGATGGGATATGTTTATTCCAGGCAAGCAGTTTGACCAAAGCATTGTCGATGCGTGGAATAAGTATTACAAATTAGAATGTAATAATGTATGGATCAGTAGAGTTTGGCCAGGACGGTTTGCTCCTATACACTGGGACGTACACGACGATGAAGCAAACTTGCCAGAGTGTCCTCGGTATCATTCACATATAGGTAAGCCTCAATGGGGACACATTTTTATAGTAGATGATAAGTGTCTTTATAATAGAGCGCAAGGTGAAACATTCAGATGGGAAAACAGAAAGTTGTGGCATGCAGGAACAAACTGCGGAACTGCACCTAAGTATATTTGGAATGCATGGTAATGGAAACAGGAATAGTACAATGGTTTAATGACGCAAAAGGTTTTGGATTTGTAGAAACTGAAAAAGGCGATCAAATTATATGTGAAAAATATCACGTACAAACACTACCTAAGACTCTAAAAGAAAGACAGCGTATTTCGTTTAATAGAACATTCTATGAAGGTAGAGAATTTTGTACAGAGATAAGTTTAATAGAAGATGAAGCAATTGCGCCTCCTGTACTAAACATGAATGAAGGCAGAGTATACTGCGAAGAGCCGTTAATTGTTGTATTTGATAATGCAGTATCAGAAGACATTTGTGATGCAATTATTGCAAAACATATTGCAGATGGAATGAATCCAGATAGTGGAAAGCAAAGCCGTCAAGAAAGTTATACACAAGTAACTGAAGATGTAGAGCAGCGCGGAATTAGTTTAGGAATGAATCCTGTACATTATAATGTAATTGCAAAAGCAATAGTAGATAACTGCGGATTTCCGTATTCTTTAATTGAAGCAATTGACATATACAATTACGATGTAGGCAGATATTTAGATTTGCACCACGACTATCCTTATTTTCCAGACAAAATTAATTACTACAGTCATGGCAAAAACGATAGAGTAGGTACAGGTATATTATATCTCAACGACGACTACGAAGGCGGTACAACGTATTTTCCTAAGCTAGGTGTTGACATAAAACCTAAAAAAGGAAGTTTACTATATTTTAAACAGTGTTATGATGAAGCTACTAATTGGAGCACCATACACGAAAGCAAAGTAATTACCAAAGGAACAAAATGGATAGCAAGTTGTTTCTTTAGCGAAAGAGAGCGTATAGGTTTTACTGATAGAGAGGATTTCATGCCAGAAAAGAACCCAACATTTGACGAACCATTTTATGTTAAAAAGTTTATGGAGATACAACGTGCCAATGTACAGTTGTACCGCAAGTTAAAAAGACTTGAGGACAGCGAAATGGCAGATATTGTTGAAAAAGAATTAGGTGAAGATTTTTTTAAAAATTTAGACAAATTAGTAAAATGAATTTTTATATAACAGGCGCTACACGAGGACTAGGAGAATACCTAGCAAATCATTTTAAATGTGTTACTGTAGGTAGACCCGTAGACTTAATTACAGACATTGAAGATATAATAGAAGCAGGATTTGAAGAAGGCTCTGTAGTAATACTAAATGCACATGCTAATCAGATAGAGTATGTAGAACGTTTAAAAGATAAATGCAGGTTGGTTGTAATGGGCAGTATTGCAGCAATAAACTTTGATCCCGAAATGGCCAAGTACAGCAAAGAAAAGTGGGAACTAGAAAAAACTGTACAGCAGTTAGCATTACACAGCAAGTACCCTATGTTGTATTTACAGTTGACTAGTAGCAGTTATCGCAATTACCAAATGGTTGCAAACAGTATACAGTTTTGGTTAGATAATCCAGACATAACATTTATAGGATATAATATCAATGAGTGAAAAGAAAATAGTTATAACAGGACACACTAATGGAATAGGTAAAGCAATCTACGATAAGTTTAATGAAATTAGTTGTAGAGAAATTGTAGGTATGAGTCGCAGCAACAGCTATGACATTGAAAAAGATTTTGACAAAATTGTTGAAGAAGCTACTGGGGCAGAATTGTTTATTAATAATGCTTATAGAGACGAACAGCAACTAAAACTATTTCATGCACTCAAAGACAAAGTTGATATGATGGTTGTTATGGGAAGTGTGAGTAGACACTATCCAGAACTTATTCCTACGGATTATGTACACGACAAACAAGCACTAGCAGAAGCATGTCGTTTAGAAAGCATCAATCCAAATGGTATTCCTATATTACATCTAGATTTAAGTTTCTTAGAAGGCACAGAAGTTAACAGTGACGATCCTACAGCATTTACTAGTGACTATAACACACCTTTAGAAGATATTGTAGATACAATTATATTTTGGGCACAAAAGCCTAGTATTAGACAAATAGAGTTTCGTTGGAAATTAACAGAACACGTTAAAAAAGAATTCGAAAGGATTAATTCTAAGTACGATGATTCAAGAATTAGGTTTTAGTCTAAACGCAATAAATTCCCAATCATCTGTTTTTGACGGATTAATTGCTTGATGTAATTCTTTTGCATCAAATAAAAATATATCATTTTTAAACACAGTTGTAGTATTTCCATTAACTGTAATATTGCAACCTTCTGCAGGACATTTTAAATTTATTACAGCGTTGTAATAGTTATCATGACCGTTGCCGTCAGTATGCGGCACCACAAATCCTTGAGGTCCTAAATTAAAATAAACAACTTCAATATGTATATTAGTATTGTTAATATATTTTACTATCTTAGATAAATTTTCTTGTATTTTAGGATGTAGCATCTTTTCTTTTTCAAATTCGCTGTCTAAAAATACTGTACATAAATTATGATCGTTTAATAGTTCGATATTAATACCTGATGATTCTATCTCACTTATACTTCCTTCGTAGTCCGATTGTTCAAACATAGAAGAAGAAAAATCAACAAATTTTTTATCTTTAATTTCGTAGTATATCCATCCTTCTCTGCCTGTTTTAATTTTATTATTAATTAACTCGTTTTTAATATCTAATTCAAAGTTAATATCAAATGGTTCAACAAAAAATTTAGATAATACAGAATATGCATTACTAGAAAGTTCTTTGTCAAAACTACTATCGTATTTTAATTTTATGTCCATCTTTCAAATCTTTCTAAATTAGCAAAAAATGCATCAGGATGTATTTCCCATACAGTTTGATCTGTATGTCTATAATGCACATCTTTAATTTTTTCAACAATACCTAGTTTAGCAAGCGTAGGAAAATAATAGCTATGTACTAACCGTTGACTTGCTTCTTTGCTTGCATTAGAAGTAGCAAACATTCTGCCTCGTCCTGCAACCCATTCAATGCATTTAGGTAGTAAAAATTGATCTGTTAGATTTTGATGCTCTGCTACAAGCCGCTTAGGAGTAATAAGTCCTTTGTCTTTACGTTCTTCGGCAAAGGTACAAACTCGAGTTAAAATACGATAACCGCCGGGCATAACATCATCAAACGAATGTGCAGCAACACTACCTACTGCTCTGTCACCGTTATAAAGTATCCAAGCATTCCATTCATTCTCGTTATGAAAACAGTCTATCATTGCTTTTTGACTCGAGTTATTTACAAACCCTCGTTGAGTAGCCTCTGAATAGAAATCAGATAAATCTAAGTTTTCACTCCATTCTACAAGTTTATGCATAGATTGCCTTTGCTGCTTCCATTACTTCGTTACAAAAGTTTGTTTTAAAACTTTCAAATGCAAGTTGTTGTATTTCATTATGCGCAGTAGGTGCGTCTACATTAATTCCAGCAGCAGTCATTTTAGGAAATAAATCTGCTTGCCTATCTTGGCTAATATGACTCATTACACTACGTAAACTTATATTAGCATCAGTTTCGTCATATGTAAAGAAATAATTCATACTTTTTAATTTACCGTCTACAATAAAATAACTGCTAGGGTGTAGACTATATTTGGTTAGTCCTAAGTCTTTATGTGCTTGTATAATTTCAAGCATTTGTGTACGCCAATCTGGCAATACATGAGAATAATCGGTTCCTGTGCATCCAGCACGTTCCCACATATCCGGGCCGTCGATTTCTAAATAAACTTTACGCTCTTTTTCGTCTATGCTAAACACAGGAACATGTTGCGGATATTCTTTGCCCATAAGACGCAAGAATTTTATTTCTCTTTCAAACTTTTCATCCATCAGTGCAGGATCGACTACTTGATTATGTCCACCGTGATAAATTTCGTCATTGTGATACCATTGACAAAACAAATTATTATTCTTGTTTATAAAGCTAGTGTAGATGAGATTGTTTCGACAAAATCCTTTGTTAGGAACATTGTTGTAATAGTATTTAAATTCAGTGGTCAAAATTTACTACCTTAATTTTCTTAGTTTCTAATATGTTATAGTTGTGTGCTGTTTCGTCTTTAATTAAATGTATTTCTTGATCGTTATAAGAAAAAACAACATTTCCGTCTTGAAAGTTTTGTTTAAGTGTAAAGTTATTATTAGCGTTGATAATTAATCCATACTGAGCAAATGGTCCCCAGTTATCGCAAATGTCAGTATACAGTTTATGTTGTTTGTATGACATTCCTGTTCTACAAACAATTACATAATTTAATCCTTTTTCTAACTCAATACTCCAGTCTACTCCATTTAACATTACTTTTTTATTAATATCTATGTTATACGATTTTACCGGATTTTTTAAATTATGTAAATCTAATAATTGATGTATATCTTTTATATCCACACCGTATAATCCATCTTCAATTGGTGTTTCTTTTTTGTTTAGTATTTTGTTTATAGTAGTACTAAACAAAGTAGTAATTTCAATTCCGGGATTGCAAATAGAAGTATCGTTATTAATTAATCTTCTAGCATAATTTAAACTAATAGGAACAGCATACACTTCTAAAAAATAATTATTAGGTAAAATTTTTGGTAAGTTTCCGTTTACAGAATCTAACATTGATTCACCAAACAATGTATGGTTAATAGTTTCAGTAAATATACAGTCAACATTGTGTCTTGATATTTTGTCTGCTTGAAATCTCTCGTTAATTAATTCAATATTATCTTGTAATTGTAAAGACTGAATAACTTCTTGTCCTAGCGCATATGTTTCAGAATCTTCTTCATATGCAATTATGCGGCTAGCTCCTGCTTCAAGTGCAAGTATAGATAAAATGCCTGATCCGAACCCTATTTCTAAACAGGTTTTGTTTTTCGTTTCTTGCAAAATGTTTTTATAAAACGTGTTACGGACTACATCATTTATCATTGGCAGTCCGTGTTGTAAATGTAGATATGCCATTTCAACATCAGATCCTATGTATTATAAATTACTTATGCTATAAATAGATGAGTATGAGCAAACACGGAATTATTTTAGGAGGCTGGAAGATTGATGAAAACGAAGCGTTTCATAGCCGTTCTCCCGGATCTTATAAAATTGCACATCATTGTCGTTCGCTTGGCTGGGACATTGAAGTAATAGATTATATCACATATTGGAATCCGCCTAAACTTAAAAAATATATTAAACATACAATTTTACAAGAAAATACAAAATGGATAGGAATATCGTATAATTGGTTGTTTAATTATGCAAATGAAATATACGAATTAGTTACTGAATTTAAAAACACATTTCCTAATATTAAGATTTTAGTAGGAGGCCAAGGACCGTTTAATAATGATTTAAATGCTGATTGGTATATATTTGGTTACGGTGAAGAAGCAATAACTAAGGTGTTAGAATATGAATTTAGTAACGGCACTAAACCAATAAGTGTTCCAAAATTTGGTGGTAATTATATCAATGCTGTAAAAAACTATCCATCAAATCTTTTAAAAGATTATCGAATAACATATTTAGAAAATGACTATTTAGATAGCAATGATGTAGTTTCTATAGAGCTGTCACGAGGCTGCAAATTTAAATGTAATTATTGTAACTACCCTTTTATAGGTATTAAAGATGATACTAGCAGATCTGAAGAAGACATTTATCAAGAGCTAGTTGAAAATTATGAGAGATGGGGTATTACGCAATACATTATTGCAGACGATACGTATAATGATAGAATAGAAAAAATGATAAAATTGCAAAATGCAGTAAGTCGTTTAGATTTTGAACCTAATTTTTCTTGTTTTATTAGAGCTGACTTATTAGCAACAAATAGTGATATGAAAAAAATTTTATCAAATTCACGAGTATGGGGTCATTATTATGGTGTTGAAACTTTTAATAGAACCGCAGGCAGATCAATTGGCAAGGGAATGGACCCTAATAGAGTAAAGGATGCATTATTAGAAGTTCGAGAGTATCTCTTAAATGATATAGGGGCGTATAGAGGATCTATAGGTTTAATAGCAGGATTACCAGGAGAAGATATACAGTCATTAGAACAAACCGATGAATGGATTAACAAGTACTGGAATACTGAAAGTCGATTGTGGTGGCCTTTACAAATAACAAATGATCAAGATTCTTTAAGTGCGTTTGGACAAAACTTAGAAAAATACGGTTATAGAAAAATGAAAAGCAATGATAGAATATTAGGAATGGAACATAAAAATTCTTATAATCAAATTATATGGGAAAATGACATTACAAATATGTATGAAATGGTTGAATTTTGTGGACCACGCATGATGAAACCTGACGGCATAGACGGGTTTGCAGTTGCAGGGTATACACCGTTTTTTGGAATTGAGGATACTTTAAATATAAAACAACAGCCGTCTGAAAGATACGGTTACCTATCGTATGCAATAAAATCTCAAGAAAAAATTAAAAAATATATACTTTCAAAATTGAAAGGAAGGAATATAAGATGATTAGAGGTATTGGCGGAAAACCGTATATTAACTTAGATCCGTATTTAGATATAGAAGGATTTAAAAAACTACACCCTGAAATTTGTAAAGGATTTGCACTTGCACGTGATTTTGCAAAAGAAGGAACTTGGATGTCACCCGGCTTTGATTGGAAAGATGCTAGTTATATACTAAATTGGAAGCCAATATATAAAGCATGGGACGAGTATCAGTTATTACCAGACGACCATCCTATTAAAATAGAAGGCAATAAAATTTTACCCACAGACTTTGGCGACTACAGGCAACGAAACATTTTTACAAGATATTTAAAAACAACTATGGGTGCTAATGACCCGTATATATATTATTTTTTATGGAACGAAGGGAATTGGAATGAAAGGAATGCTAAACGTCAAAAGACTGAAGAAGCGATTTACTTTCCAAGTGTCGTTAAGTGGGTTGAAAATCTGCAAGATACCGGAATCATCGATCAAATCGGAAGAGTAATATTCTTCCATTGCGACCATAACGGAAAAGCATTCGAACACAGAGATTTAGATGCCAACAATGGAGTACACGATGATAAACAATATAGTCTACACAATGATGAATTTATACATATACGCTATCGTACAAAGAGAGGATTTTATATTTGGGATCCCGAGAGCGAGAATAAACATTACTTAAACTGCAATGCAGCATTTTGGAATGATCAAGACTGGCATGGAGGCGAATCTAGTAAAGAGGTAGAATACGGGTTACGCATTGACTGCAAATTTACATCAGAGTTTAGAAAAGTTCTCGGTATAAGTCACTTGGAGAATTACTAATGTCTTTTTGTCCGCATGCATGGAATTCCCTTAGTGTTATTCCTGGACAGTTTGCTCCGTGTTGTTGGTTTATGTTTCATTGGGATATTCCCGATTCTAAAACAGATTTATTAAATTCGTCTCACTTTATCGAACTTCGAAAAAAGATGCTTGCAGGAGAAAAAATTCCGCAGTGTAGACAGTGTGATAAAAATGAAGAACTAGGCATTTCATCTAAACGTCAAGAAGCAATAAAGAAATTTGGAAATAACGTACCTGAAATTAAGTTAAAGGAATTAGATATAGCATTTGATAATATATGTAATTTAAAGTGTAGAGGTTGTACTAGCGGTAATAGTCATCTTTGGAAAAAGGATGAAGAACTAATATATGGTAAGTCTATTGCAAAAACAAAATATATTGAGAATAATTTAACTATTGATGTTACAGATATTGAAAATATAGAAATTACTGGCGGCGAACCTTTATTAAGTCCAAGATTTTATCCGTTCCTTAATAAAATAAAAGATTCTCTCGAAACTAAAAATTTATCTATTGTTACAAACGGAACAATAATGCTTGAAGATAATATTATACAAGATTTAAAAAAATGTAAATTTTTTGGATTGTCTATTAGTATTGACGGGCTTAAAGATACACACAATTATTTTAGATCAGGCAATGTATATGATACTATAATAAAAAATTTAAACATTTATTATAAAGAATTTAGTCAGTGTAAAAATGTAAAACTTGAAATTATTACTACAGTTAACATTTATAACTTACATGAATTAAATGAAATAAAAAAACAATTTAGCAATTATCCCAATATAACATGGACATGTAAGCCGTTAGAATGGCCTGAAAAGTTAAGCATAAAAAATTTACCCAACGAATACAAAGAAAAGGTAGATGTAGATATACCTCATATAAAAGCGTTTTTAAATGAAGAACAAACTATTCCTTTTAATGAGTTTATTGAATACCATAATAAGTTAGACTCTATTAGAAACGAAACATTGCCTAATAGTATATTATCGGAGTATATAAATGATTTGCATAGATAACTGGAAATCTCAAATTGATAATAAATTAAGACAACAAGTAATCGAAACTACAGGTCAAGCAAGACCAAGAGACTGGCCACCTGCGTTTGCAGTTGAAAGTGATGAGTACAAACGTGCCGAAGAAGCTGGCTATGATTTATCGGCAGTACATTGGTGGGTATATGAAGAAAAAGATTTACAGCCGTTAAGTATTCCGTTGTCAAATAATTACCATTGGTGGATTACTAAATTGTATCCAGGTCAGTTTATGCCTATGCATAGTGATCCCCATACGCACGAACAGAAATGTAATCGATATTGGATACCTTTGCAAGATTACGAATCAGGACATATTTTTATATATAAAGACAACTTAATGACACAATACAATGCATACGATGTTTTTAAATATGATCACGAAAACGACATGCACGGCGCAGCAAATATAGGACATACTCCAAGAGTTGTTTTACAGGTAACAGAATATGTCTAAAACATATTGTCCTTATCCATTTATAGGTGCAAGTTTGCAAAGTGACAACCTAGTATTGCCTTGTGGACAATATATGGATGTTGCACAGTTTAAAGATAAGTCTATCATTGAAGCACGTAAACAGATGCAATGTATAAGAACAAAGATGCTTAATGGTGAGCATGATGCAGGATGCCAGTGTCCTGCAGAAGAAGCAGCTGGGTTATCTAGTATGCGTCAAGGTGCTTTACAACAGTTTGGTGTACATCCTTTTGGTCCTTTAAAAACTGTAGAAATATTTTTTGATAATGTTTGTAATCTAAAATGCAGAATGTGTTCTAGTACACATAGCCATTTGTGGTTTGAAGAAGAAAAGGAATTATACGGTACAACGTATAATATTACAAAATACACTAAAAGTTCGTTGCCTAATGAAATAAATGTAGCACAGTTAGAAGAAATTAAAGTGTATGGCGGAGAACCATTACAATCTTTAGAAGCAGAAGCATTTTTTAAAAGATTATTAGATGAAGCATTAGTTGAAAATCTAACAATTGAAATGAGTACTAATGCTACTAGAATCCCTATGCCTTATACTTTAGAAGTATTTAAGCGATGTAAAAATTTAAAAATAAATTTAAGCATAGACGCATACGGTAAACTTAATGAATTTATTCGCAAAGGTTGCGATTGGAACGAAATAATAACAGTTATGGATTTCTTTCACAAACTATACAATGAAAGAGATAACAATACTATAATACAAGTACATAGCGCAGTAGGAGTTTATAATGCTAATATGATAAACGATCTAGAATCATTTGTAAAAGAAAACTATCCTAGATTTAATAAAACACAACAAATGATCCAATATCCAGTTTATCTTAATTTACAAAACATGCCTCAAGATTATAAAGAATTAATTGAACCGTATGTTAACGAAGAAACTAAAAAATTTATGTATGGAAATATTTTAAATAATTATTTCCCCCACTTTGTAAATTTTCATAATAATTTAAACACTATTAGAAAGGAAACTTTTAGTTATAACCCGTTGTTGGAGGACTATATTAACAAACATAAGACAACAACAGATAGCAGTAATTTTTTTATAGAACAAATTAAATTTTTAACAGGAGATGATAATGAAATTTAAAGAATGGTATTTTCACATAGCAGTAATTGCTTTTTGTGGAAGTTTTTTAACAAGTTTTGCATTTGCAGACAGTTTGAATGTTGCAACAGGATATCAAGAAAACGGCAATGGTAATACTAGTCGTCCTAGCACTTTTAAGTATATACATGATGTTAATAAAAATGTAGATATTGATATTCTTTTCCAAGATTCAAAAACTGTGGACCAATATGAATTAGGCGCAAGATATAAATTTAGTAACAGATTATATACAAGAGCATTGCTTGGGTCACTTAATTCTTCTAAAGATTATATAGGTGCCGAAATTGGTTTAATGGTTAAACCAATAGACAGGGTAGGTTTTAGAATTGACCATGCAATAATTACGGGTTTAAATACAAATAATATGGATTTAGGATTTAGTAGGGCTTGGATATCTTATGATCTTACATCAGCTACATCTATTGGCGTTAGACGTGATTGGATGCGTGGAGATTTAGATTTTGATGCTTGGCGGTTATTGTTGCAATATAGGTTTTAGTGTCCAGCATTTGCCTTAAGTGTAAAATTAATTTTAACACTTTTTAATTCTCTTCGCAATACATTTACTAAATTTTCTTCTGCAAGCATGCGGTGTTTTAAAGAATACATTGAAGCAGTACCTTCGTAGCAAAAAATATTTGATAGGTTAACAAGTGTCTTTAAAGTAGGATCTAAATGGTATACAATAGATAACTCGTCAAGTAAGTTTGTGTGTACAAATATATATTCAACACCGTCTTTGCGAGGACAGTTTTCTTGCCAGTAATCTAAAGCACGTTGATTGTAGTCGTAAAATATTACACGACCTTTGTTAATTAAATCTAAGTACAGCGTTCCGCTTGCTGGCAACACTAGTTGCTGATATGTTTCATTAATCCCGGTAGTCCATTCTGTATTGTCAGTGTGTACAAATTCTTCCTTGCAGTAGTCAAATTTATGTTTAATATATTCTACATTTTTATAAAAGTCATGTTCGCTTTCTGGATAGTAGTGTTTTTTGTTATTTCTAATATTGTCGTCAAATACTATCACAGGCAGTTTGTTTTCAAATGCTAGTCGTAGCAAGTTCCATCCATTGCAGCGGTTTGCATATCTTACTTTGCGAGTTCCGGGCATTACAAACGTAGGTGTATAATTGTCGTGTATATTATCTAAACTACGTGCAGGTTCTATTTGGGTGTGTGATACGTGTAATTCCTTAACACCTACTGTAGGGCTTTGTAAACGCTTAAAATGCACCATATTAAGTACATAACATTGATGATGTACTTCGTAGTACGCATCATACATAGTCCTGTCTAGTATGTGACCTGCTATAAAAAAATCTTTTTGTACAAGGTGTTCTAGTGCGTTAAAAAATTCATATCCGTTAATATACTCTGTTCCTGGGCTCATTACAACAGCATAATCTGTATCAACATTACGTAGAAGTTTATCTACATCTTTTCCTTTAATAACTTTATAGCCCTTAGTATGTATGTTTGATATTGTAAAGTCACTGATGTTTCTAATAGTAGTTTGTATTTCACTATTAGCATAAGTGTCTATATCGTCTACAATACAAAATGTTATTTTATCTTTCATGTTTATATAAAGGCAAGACTTGTAATTCGTCTTTTACTATTTCCTGTTTAGTTTTAGGACACATACTACATGCACTTACACCACAGTAGTGTGTATCTGAAAAATATTTAACTTCTACATCGGTGCAAGTGTCTAAGTCAACCGGTTTATACATTAAATATTCTTGCCAGTCGTTGTCTTCTAATAGATTGTGTTTGTCTAAAAAGTTTCGTAAGGTTCCTAGTGCAGCACACTTATAAATTTTGTTTTCATATAAGAACGCACAAAATTGACTTGGGCAACTATTATTATAAGATGCTTGCGGATCGTCTGAGTTAAATGGCTTAGGCACACCATTAACAGTTTGATATATAGAATGAAACCAGTCAGACTCCATATAATGTATACCATAATTGTTTTCCATGTACGTTACTTCGTTAGGATCTCTTTGTGTAATATCCCATCCTTTGCGGTTAACATACTCTTTCCAGTTGTCTGTGCCAGTATCGTATTTCATAATGTTATACCACCACAGATACCCTGGCTCTGTTTTACTAATGTTTAATTGTGCTGCTACGTCTGCAACACTAGAAACAATTTTATCCTTACTACCAAACTTTGCAGTATGATTGCATACTTGTACCCAAACACGGTATTCTTTGATTAAATTTGCAATCCAGTCTATGTTTTTGTTTAGTAGCATGCCATTAGTAGACATAAAGATAGTTTTATTTGGCTCTATGCTTCTAATGTATTTGATAATTTCTAATACTTTGTCTTTGTAAAGCAACGGCTCTCCGCCTAGCACACTCCAGTTTTCAACATCAAACTTTTCATTTGCTAAACGAATGCTTTCTTTAATTGTGTCTAATTCTGGATCGTAGCCTCTTAATGTATCGCTACGTGTATCACAATTCGAACACGCAAGATTACATTTGTTTCCATAAAACACATCTAGTATTTTAATGTGATTCATTTTGTTTCCTGTAACTTCTTGCAATTAATTCTACAAATTCGTCTTTACGCTTACCTGGAATACCGTGTGCAATTAGGTGTATTCTAGGGGTGTTTGAATTATTGACAAAACTATGTACGTTGCGTATATTAATAATAAATGCTTTCCCTTCTTGGAAGGGAACAGTTCCGTGACCTTCAAGAGTCATATGACAATCGTCTGGATGTATGATTGCTACATTTATAGGAACCCCAAACTCTAGCATATCTAAATTATCTTCCCCTGGAAGTTGCCCGGGTGCATCGCTATGTGGATTAATTTTACCACCTGGTTCTAATTGCATAAAACGAATTCTTCTATAACGCTCGTAAGGGAACATTTCCCAAAAATTCTTAATACTAGGTGTATACTCGCTTATACTTGTCCATTTGTAAGGAACTTCTCTTTCGTCCTTCCAGTCACCATAGTTTGTCCAAGCACCAGTCTTGTCAACATCAATGCCGTGTATAGCACAACTGTTCCACCCAGGATGGTCTGCGCCTCTATGATCTACAAATTGTGCAGCACTAGTTTCACGCTTCCATGCTTCAATGTCAAACTCGATGTCTAATTCAAGCCATCCAAAGTCTGATTTATTTAACAACCAATCTGCAATTTCGTAATCATTCATATTATTACTTATAGAATAACCACTTAGATAAGTAATAATATGAGCACACTAAGACGTCCCGATGTATTACCAAATGAATGTTATCTTGACTTACATAAAATGGATAGGTTAACAGAGTTAATACATGAACTAATAGAAAAAATTGATGTAAAGCCATTTGGTGTTGATGTAGGTAAAGCTAATGATGAACCTTTATTAAAAGGATGGTACTCTGTTATAGTATTACCGTTTGAGTATGAAGACACCCATTATGTATTATACCCTGAGTTACACGAAGCAGCTCAAGATATGATTAATTATGCAAAGACTATGATAGGCTTAGAACGCATAGCAATTAATATTTTAGAGCCAGGCTGCTTACTTCCATTGCATTACGATAATTGGACAAATGCAGACGACATAGGCGATCCGCCTCATTATAACATATTAGTTCCGCTGAATGGAAAAGGACATTCTGTAGTTAACGATAAGTTGTATGTTAACGAAAAAGATACTCCAATTATTTTTGATCCTCAATCTTATCATGGAGGATTTAACAGTACATACGAAGATCGCTATAATTACTTTGTAAAAGTAAAAAATGAAGCATTCAAGATACCGACAGATCATTAACTGCGCATATAAATAGAAATATGAAGTATAGGAGATTCCTGTGACTACAATTACAAGACACTTTATAAGTGATAACTTTCGTGCGGTTAATTTGGTAGAAAGATATAATTTTACTCGTAGTGAGTACGGTAAAACAGAACTTGTTGATAAAATCAATCTTTGGAAATACGCACTAACTTATAAATGTAATGCTAAATCTCAAGAAACAATTTTAATTGGAAGTCACACTCTTGATATTGACTATCTTGCTTGCATATATGCATCGGCAGAACTTGGGTTAAAAATTGCAGTAGTTGATTATATACGTGCAGACGATTTTAAAGACTCAGGGTACAAAGATCCAAAAACAGAAGCACTATTACCGATAGATATTTTCTTACATGACTTTACTCGCAAGTATGCTGAAACAGATCCTGAAGCATTTGCAAAGTATACATATTTTGAAAATATATCTGACAGAACATATAGTCTTGCAGACGACGATATAGATTTTACAGTTACAAGTAAAGAAGATTTTAATAGAGCAGCAGGAATATTTCCAAAGCCTACTGACATTTTAATTAAAGCAACTAGCAGCGGTACAACTAGTAAACCTAAAGTTATTGAACATACACACGAATTTATACGTGGTGTGGCTGAACGTAATATGTGGATGTTCGAAGATGTAGCACTACATGTTAAAAATCTCAATCACGGTGCTAGTGCAGCCGTAACACTATTTCCTGTACTAGCAAATGATAATGTTACTGAGCATGTAATTTATGCAATTAACGAAGATTATCCTATGGATGATTTAGTACAGCAATTAGAACCGTACAGAGAAAAGTTATCTACAGTTTCTTTTCCATATCCGTTCTTAATAGAAAAATTCATAGCAGCTAGTAAAGAAAATAACTTAACATGGCCAAAGTTACGTATCTTAGTGTTAACATATACATTAGAAAGTATAAAACTTGCAGCTCGCGATGGCATTATTAAAAATGTAACCAGCTTATTTGGCTCTAATGAAACACTAGGGCCGTTGTTTATAAATGTATTTGATAAAGAACACTGGGATAAAGATTCGAGGTTATACACTATATTTGATGACTGGTATAACTTGGAATTAGCAGAAGACGGAAAACTAATAGTTGATTTGCCAGTGTACAATAGAAAAGAAACTATGAGTGATGTATTTAAAATAGAAAATGGATTTTGGGCGCATCAAGGTAGAGCTGATTTATTGCGTATCAATGGCGAAGATATAAAAATGTCAACTATAGACGAATTAAATAAGTCCTATGAAGACTATCATATAGTAGCCGATAGTGTTAACCATTGCTTATACATAGCACATTGGGATAGTAAAACAGCAGAAGAAATTGAAACTTATGTTAATTTAGTTGAATCTAACTTTAAACAAGTAAAAGTAAAAACGGCAATGCAGATAGTAAAGCAAAATTTTTATTATGGATTTAAAATAGATAACGAATTAATTAGAGAATATTTCAGACATCATATTTACTAGGAGAAAAAATAATGATTAAAGAAACACACGCAAGAACAATAGCTAAAGCTGTAATTTATAGAGCATTAGCTGTATTAGCAATTATGTTAATATCAGTTTATGTTATGGGAGCTACCTGGGCAGAAGCAAGTCAAGTTGGCGCTATAGTTATTGTTCTCGGAACAACAATTTATTACATTCATGAAAGAGCTTGGCTGTTTACTGCTTGGCTTCGATTTAAAGATGGTAAAGATAACCATTGGCGTAGCTTAATTAAAACTGTTATCTATAGAAGTCTTACAATGATAGCAGCATTTATCGTTGCTACTTTTGTACTTAAGGCAACAACCAGCGGAGCAACTAGTTTTGCGTTAATGCAAGCAGCATCTAACATGACATTGTTTTATATTGTTGAAAGAGTATTTAACATGTTTAGTTGGGGTGTTGTAGTTGAGGACAAACAGTAAGATAATAAACTTTGAAGTATTTTCAAAAGAAAATGATTCGTTAGAAAATACAACAAAGAAAAAACTAAAAAATAGTATACTTGAAGCATCTAAGCAAGGGTATAGTAGTATTTTGGGATTAATGCTTGCTGACGGGTTTCTTTATAAAAATAATAATATCTGGAATCAACTATATAACGATATTGTAGATTATGCTAATTCTTTACAAATAGAAGTTAAAATTGTAACTGGACAGAGTCATAATAACAAAGTTAAATGTACTACAATACCATTTAACTTTAATTTGCATACTGTATATAATAGTTATAAAGATACAACTACATATAACTATAATAATACTAATAAATTTTTATTTCTTGGCGGAGTTCCTGACAGACCAAATCGTATAGGATTGTTATATGAATTGTACAAAAGAAACTTATTACAATATGCAGAGTGGAGCTTTTTTACTCCTTGGACACTAGAACAAAAAACTAACTGTTTACAATATTTCCCTTCAACAAAAGATTATTATGATTTTATAAAATTTGCAGAACGTAAGATTGACAATGTATATGAAAAATCTAAAACATACGGAACTGAAAAAAATCCTGTAGCAACTGAATGGACAAACAATTCATCTTGGATCGATCCTGCTGTATATGCTAATACTAGTCTAAGTATTATATCTGAAGGACATCCGGGTGACAACAATAACAACAGCAAATTTCTTACTGAAAAAACATATCGGGCGTTTGTACAAGGGCATCCGTTTTTGTTTGCTGGCAATGTACAAATGTTTGAATATATTAAAGATCTAGGATTTAAAACATTTGAAAATTACTTGCCTTATCCAGAGTATGCTACAGTAAAGGACGAGTCTAAAAGACTTAAATTATTAGTTGACAATTTAGAATATATCTTGTATAATAGAGTTAACTTTTCTAAAGATGTAGCATATAACAAAACTCATTTTTTCAATTTAGCAAAAGAAAATGATAGAATTTTAAAAACGTTAAATGCTAGTAGTGCAGAACTTAATCACTACTTTAATAAAACAGGATTTGGACATTTACTATGAAATGCGCAGCGTTTTGGAAACATACTAATTTAAGGAATAATAATAAAATATATCCTTGTTGCCGTTTCAAAGAAGACATACAAACTTTTGACGGCAATGTAGAAGATATATTGCATTCTGACAAATATAAAGAATTGCGTAGAGCTAGTAGTGCTGGCAAATATATATCAGGATGTGAAAAATGTTACTATGAAGAAGCAAATGGTAAACAAAGTTTAAGAGAACAATTTAATAATATCTATGATACTGATACTGTCGAACTAAAATTTTTAGAATTAGGATTAGATAACATTTGTAATTTAGCATGCGACGGTTGCTTTGAAGATTTTAGTTCGGAATGGTCTAAGATTAAAAATCCAGATAAACCACCAGCATATCATATTAGGTCAACAAAGGACTTTAATTCAGTTCCAGATACTGTAGATAAAATATTATTTTTAGGCGGTGAGCCATTAATGACCAAACGTCATTATAAAGTTTTAGAACAAGTAACAAATAAGACAGAGGTATCTGTAATTTACAATACTAATGGAACTTTTATGCTCGATGTTGAAACTATTAAACTTTTAAAACAATTTAAATTAGTTTCGTTTATTGTTAGTATTGACGGCTATGGTGAATTAAACAATAAAGTACGTAGTGGTAGTAAATGGGAAAATGTTTTATCCTTTATCCAACAAGTTAAAAAATTAAAATTTGAAATAAGTGTAAACAGTGTATTACACTGTAACAACTGGAAGGGATTTCCTAGTTTAGCTGAATTTATTTCAATAATGGATTTAGATTGGACTGTAAACGTATTAACTTATCCTACTCATTTAGATATTGTAAATATAAAAGAAAAAGATAAATTGTTAACTTTAATAAAAAGTATAACTAATTTACCAAATAAAGAATATATACTAAATCATATAAAGGGATAGTTATGCCTAGATACGTAACAAAACTAAATAACTTTTGGAAAGAAGACTTAGCAACACATACATACGCTAGAGAAGTTCCTTTTGTAGCAAAAAACTTTGATCATTTAAATCGCAAGTATTATAATACAGGTTTCTTATTGCAAAGTTTTAATGAAGAATTGCCGTGTGCAGAACAATTTAAAGATGCCTTAGACGCAACACAAGCGTCAGTAAGCTGGACTTGCATACAACCTAATGTAATACTACCAACACACAAAGATACATTTTATACACTAAGACAGGAGCACAACGTAGAACTAGACGACTGTTATAGATATTTAATTTTCTTAGAAAAATGGGAATTTGGACAAGCTGTGCCTTTTAAAGATCATATTATTTCACAATGGAACGCTGGCGATGTTTGGAAATTTACAGGACACGAAATGCATTATGCTGTGAATGCAAGTAATCTTTCTTTTCACACAGCGCAAGTGAGTACATTTAAATGAAATTTGGAATTTTAGGATACGGCTATGTAGGCAAAGCAACCCATAAAGGATTGCTTAAAGATGAAAAAGCAATTGTATACGATATAATGTTTGATGTTGACAAAAGTATTATTTACAATGCAGATACAGTTTTTATTTGTATTCCTACAAATACAGACGATGACATTAAAACTATCATTAACGAAATAAAAGAACTACAAGAACACAATTCAAACGTAAAAATTATTATTCGTAGCACATTGCCATTAGGGGCATGTACACGGATACAAGCACAAGTTGGACCTATCATTTATATTCCAGAATTCTTGCGTGAGCGTTATTGGGATACAGATTGTTTAAAACGTCCTTTGATTGTAGGTTATGATGTTGCAGACTTTTTACCAGAGTGGTTAGAAGACGAAGAAATACACGAGTGCGCTACAGATGAAGCAGAACTAGTAAAGATGTTTGCTAATAACTTTGCCGTAGTTCGTATTGCATTTGCAAATGTATTTTATGATCTAGCACAAAGTGTAGGTGCAGACTACGATGTAGTTAAAGACATGTTCTTTAAAATTCAGCAGGATCAAACATACATGGAGGTTCCTGGACATGACGGCACAAGAGGGTTCGGCGGCAAGTGCTTGCCTAAGGATTTAACCTTCCTTATTGAAACATTAGATGCACACGGCATTGATCAAAACTGGTTTAAACACATTAGAGAGTTGAATACACAATGGATCAAAAAGTCTTAGTAACAGGTGCTAGCGGATTAATTGGAAGAGAACTTTCCAAACAACTCAAGCAACACGGATTTGAAGTAGTAGGTGTTGACAACGGATTTAGGTCTAAAAATATACCTGATTGTGATATATTTGAATCAATTGACATTTGTAAATATACTAAAGAAGTTGAAAACGATTTTGACTATATATTCCATATGGGTAATATAAATGGCACAAAATACTTTTATGATATTCCTAATAAACTAATGCAAAGTAACATTGAAGCAGATTTTGCTATCTTTAATTTTGTACAACAAAATCCTGCTTGTAAGCTAATATATGCTTCTTCTAGTGAAATTGTTGCAGGCACTGACGTTTACCCCACTGCAGAACAAACAGACATTACAATAAAAGATATACATAACCCTCGATGGAGTTATAGGATAGGAAAATTAGTAGGCGAAAATTATCTTACAAATAGTAATATAGATTATCTTATAATACGATTTTTTAATGTGTTTAGCGAACATAGTAGTAACGGACATTTTGTCAAAGATATTGCAGAAAAGTTAAAACAAGGTAACTACGAACTTATTGGCGCTAATGAAACTAGAAGTTTTTGCTATGTAGCAGATGCAGTTGACGCACTAATTAATGTTCGAAATGTTTCGAACGAAATTATTAACGTAGGGTCCGATGAAGAAATAAAGATACTCGATGCTGCAAATATAATTGCAGAAACACTAGGTATAAAAAATGTACCTTGGATTATTAAAGATGGACTTAACGGAAGCGTAAAAAGACGAAATCCGGATGTAACACTTCTTAAAAAACATTACTCCGGATTTAAGCCTGAAAAATTTAAAAATGCTTATGGACGAATTGCATATAAAGGCATTGCATAAGATGTACCGCCTACTGTAATTTGTAAATACTCGACAACAGCACTATCGTCAACATCTCCTGGATTTGCTCCTGCTGCAACAGTGTTATCTGCAACTTCTATTACACCATTATTTTTAATTTTTAATCCAACAGTCGGAACGCCTGAAGTGTTCCATGTAACAACTTGGAATGCCCCTGGAGTAACGCCTGAGGTTGGTGTTCCGTCTACTACAGCACCAGCAACAACTGATACAGCAGGATTTGCATCTGCATCTGCACCAAACCAATACAATGCATTAATAATATCGCCATCTTGTAAAGCACTTGGTGCAGCTTGGGTACCTCTATGTCTGATAAATGACATAACTTGACCTTCGTTAGTGTCATTATAGCCTGTAATAGTAAACGTATCAAAGTTCGACGTAAAGTTATCTTTTTCTGAAACAATTGCTAATCCAACATCGTCGCCTTGAATATCTGTACCTTCTAGTTTTAGTCGATTTAACTCTACTCTTGAAGAAGTAATTCTGTTGTTTGTTAAATCACCAGTTAATTTACCTTCGATGCCGTCTACAAGTAGTGTAGAATCGTCTGCTACAACTGAACCTTTAACATCACCTAAGTGTGTACCAGTACTATTACCAAATAGTTGTCCAGTTAATACGCCAGCAAAACCAATAGTTGCTGTAATTTCTCTTCCTGTAATATTTGTTGCCGGAACGTTAACATCGGAGCCAATAGTAACTCCGTCTATTGTACCTCCACTTAATGTAACACTGTCTGCTTCTAGTTGTGCAAATTGAGAAGTTCCTAAACTAGTAACATTACCGGACAAATCACCTGTGACGTTACCTGATAAAGCGCCTGTAAATGTTGTAGCATCTACATTAGTAGCACTTAATGTATCAGTGTTTGAATCGTAAAGAAGTGTACTAGCAGAACTTACAATTCTGTCTATAAATACTGATTCAGCAGTTAACTGACCAGTAATCTGACCACCTTCTGCCCAAACTGTATTCCATCTGCGCTGACTAGATCCTAAGTTGTACTCGCCGTCTAATGCAGGTCTTAGTGAGGAGTTAATCACACCGCTTACATTAACAATATCAGCATCGTCGTCGCCTAGGTTTACTACGCCTGTAGCAGTAATAGTACCGTCTATATCAATATTACCTGTACCTGTAATATTATTACCGTTTAAATCTAAATTACCACCTAATTGTGGTGTTGTGTCATCAACTAAATTTGTAAAACCGTCTGCTTCTGTGGGTCCAACAAGAATACCACCTGCTGTTGCGCCATCGCCAGCATATAATTTTTTAGTATCTGTTGTGTAGATTAATTCTCCTTGTAACGGGATTACAATTAATCTTTCTGCATCTGTTCCACGTCTTAATCGTAGGGCCATGTGTTAACTCCTGGAATATCTTATTTCTTATATGTATTTATGCCATTTGTCAGAAACTAGAAATATTACTTTCTTTTTTTCAAGAAAGTTCGAGTTCGTTTTTTAATGTCTTCTTTGAGTCTAATAGTATCTAACCTAAAGTCAATATTAATTATAACGTCTTCGTACTGTTCGAATAACTCTTCTAAAGTATCTTCGAGTGATTCTTCAGAACTAGCCTTTTGTTTAGTTTTAGCAATGTCAATTTCCCAAACTTTTCCGTCTTCGAAGAATATTCTAACTGAGTTTAAATATTCTATCGGTACTACTTTAACGTCAAGGTCTTCAAAAACTTCAGGCCAATGATCTACTACTTCGGGAGGTAATCCTGAGTCTGTATTCTTAGCCACCTACATCGACAACTTTTTTCTGGCTTTTCTTTTTAGTAGGAACTAGCTCTTCTGCTTGTCTACGTAGAGCCGCAGCTTCTTTGCTCATACGATCTGCTTGGGAACGATACTGAGAGGCAAGCTCTTCGTCTGTCAGTGGTTGTTCGTTTGTTACTTGTGCTTCGTCTAAGTATACTGATTCAGCCGGTGATGCTACTGCTGGTTCAACTTTTTTTGGAATATCTTCACCATTATTTGGTTTAATGGCTAAATCACCAACAGTTACACCTTTATTTTTAGCAATAATTTTATTTAATTCTGCTAAGTTTACGCTACTTTGTGTATCAGGAATCATTTCTACTTCAGATTGATTAACTTTAACCATTTTACCAGTAGTGTGGAATGCAGCTAACATATTTCTACCATCAGGCAATCTTGTTCTTGCCATTGCTTCAGCAAGTTCGTATGCTTGCTGACCTGCATCAGATTCTACTAATTTAATTAGGGCATCGTGTTCGTCAGCCATTAAATTTTCTGTAGTTACAATGATAGCTGATTCAGCTTCATTAGGTACTACTCGATAAGCTACTATTACTCTTCGTTGGTTTCTAACCAACCGACCAACATGTTTTATTGCTGCCATTTTATGCTCCTTGGTCTGCTGTTGCAGAAGCCTGTTGTTTTTGAATCTCGCCTAAGAACGATTCTAGTTTACCGTAAGTTTGACCTACAACTGTCATTTCGTTAGGCTTAAACGCACCGCGTTGACTTGCAACATCGATGATTTGTTTTAATGAAGCAAGGTCTTGTACTGTAAGTTCGGCACCTGTTGATTCAGTTTCGGTGCTTACTGGTGCTTCGTTTGTTGTTTCTTCGCTCATTTTTATTCATCTCCTATAATTTAAATGCGCTCTAATATATTTACATATATTTTAAATGTGGACACGCCAAATTGAAATACGACATTTCTTTTGAATTTTCAAAACCAATTTTTATGTGTACTTCGGGTTTATTTGATTTGCCAATAGCTAGTGTTCGATTTATATAAAATCTACCTTTTAAGTTTTTTTCAATCCATTTAACTAAACTTTCTTCCAAATTATATTTCATTGGTAAGTTAACATACTCAAAGTGTGCTATAGGACACTCAACCTTTCTTAGGTTAAAAACATTTAATGGATTTGGTTTGTATAGTTTCATCTATGCTACTTCGTAGTGTGCAGTCTGACCAAATGGTGCTTGAATGTTCTTGTCATGGTGACTGTGAATAACAAAAACTGTATCGCAGTAGTCTTCGTCGCCCCAACTATCCCAAGCGTAACCGTCTGTAAACATCAAAAACTTCTTAGGTGTAATACCTTGTTCTTTCATGTACGTCCAGTTCACCATAAAGTCAGTGCCGCCGCCTCCGAGAATTTCGTAGTCAGTAAGCTCGCGACCATCGTCTGCACTAAAGTCATCTTCGTTATATACCGCAGTATCAAAGCACCAGATCTTAATCTTATAATCTTTGTACTCGTCCATAATGCCTTTTACTTCGCCTAAGAAGTCTGCCGCCTGATCGTTGCCAATAGAACCTGACATATCTAATGCAATACAAATGTCAATAGTTTCGTCAAAATTCATACCTGGCAGTATAGCGCCAGTATGCCACCCTTTGCGATTAGGACGCATAAATGTATAGTCGCTCTTAATAGTACTTTGGATCTGTTGACGAAGTAATTCACGCCAATTCATTTTAGGTTCTGTAAGCTCTTTAATCATACGTTCTACACCAGCCGGTACGTTACCTGCACCAGCAGTTTGTGCCGCATTAATCATAGCTTCTTTTACTTCGTCTTTAATCTTTTTAAGTTCTTCTTTAGAGTACTTTGGACGCTTTTTAGAAACACTATTGCCGTTTGCGTCTTTTTCTTCTTCACCTTCTTCTGACTCGCCGTTGCCTTCATCGTCAAGGTGTTCGTCTAGCATTTCACCTTCTTGATCTAATTCTTCAAGGAGTTTTTGCAATTCTTTGCCAGCTTGTTTAGCGTCTTCAAAAAGTTTATCATAAATTTCTTCTGAAGTGTCTAGGTCATATTTAAAATCTTGGAAACAGTCTACAATACTAGGTTTTTCACCAATGCGATCTCGCACTAGCAAGTTATTAACTTTGTAGTCTGCGGCAATATTGTAAAGCATAGGATTGCGATCTTCTCTACGTCCTAAATGATCAAACACCATGTGCAAAATTTCATGTGCTACAACAAATTCAATTTCTTTATTGTTCATTGCATTAAAGAATTGTGTGTTGTAGTATAAGTTGCGTCCGTCAACAGCCGCAGTACCAAGCCATTCGTCTGCTGCCAAAATGCGCAAACGTGTAGCCATATTACCAAAGAAAGGGTGACGCAGTAGCAAACCTACTCGTGCAACAATAATGCGATCGTATACTTCTACACGCATTTCTTCTAATTCTTCAGGAGTAATATCTGGATTAGGTGTCCAGTTTTTAAGTTTACTTGCTGTGTCTTTAGTACTCATTGTCATTGCCCTTTTATTAACTTATACATGTATTATAGCATCATCAGTATATATGTCAACCATAAATGAATGAGTGGGCATTACCCACTCATTCTTATATATTACGACTGTGCTGCCTTAATGTATTTGCCATAACGATCGTGGAATTCATCAAAACATTCAACTTCGTCTGGATCAATTGGAAGTTGGTATTGTGCAAGTGCAAGTTTAATACCCATTACAACCATTTCAGTTTCAAAGTTATTCATTGCAAACTTTAAGAAATTATTAACTTTGTCGTCAAACTTTTTATCTCCTGCATCACTTGCTTCTTTAAGTTCGTAGCAAAGTGAAACAGTCAAAGAATACATTGCACTAATTTCTTTAGTTTTTAAATCTGTTACTTTGCCTGCTAAAATGTCAGTTGGATTAGGCATATCGGCTGCTACCTTACGGTGTGCCATAAACTTAACAGCAAGTCCTTCTCCGACTGAGCCAGCTACAAGATCAGTTGTAGTGCTTTCGTCGATGTTGTCTTCAATAAGCTCGCTAACAAATGACCAAGAACGAGGTGTTGCAAACGAACGACTAGGTGATTTAGGATCAAAATCGTATAAGTCTTTCTTTGCAAATTGCAGATAACCTACAACATCTTTATGAATTCTATTAGCAACGGCCCAAGTAAACCAGTCATCAAAGTTAACAGCTAGTTCCAAGTGTACAAAGCGGTTAGCCAACGGAGCAGGCATTCTGTATGTAACACCTTTGTCTGCTTCACGGTTACCAGCTGCAACAATAATAACATTGTCGGGCAATTTGTACTGTCCTACACGACGGTTAAGAATCAACTGATATGCTGCCGCTTGTACAGCAGGCGCCGCTGAGTTCATCTCGTCAAAGAACACTACGATGTTGTCGTACTGTGCTGCAAATTCTTCTGTAGGAAGTTCGCTAGGCGCACCCCATACCATTGTACCTGAGTTGCTGTCAAAGTATGGAATACCTTTGATGTCTGTAGGTTCCCATAATGATAAGCGAATGTCGATTAAGTGTGAGTTAGGCAAACTATCTGTAATTTGTGCAACAATATCTGATTTACCAATTCCTGGAGGACCCCAAAGGAAGATTGGACGTTTTTTACTCATAGCGTGATAAATGCTTGCTTTTGCGCCGTTTGGACTAACAGTACGTGTAACTTCTGACATAGTATTCCCTCTTGTGTTTTTAACTAAGTATGTATATATAATACGCTATAAAACATCGTATGTCAACCTTTTTATAGCTTAAATTAGGATTTATTTTCCCGTTTCATAGCTTTGGTTAATCCATATTTACGTACATCACCACTAAACAATGTTAGTTCTACAGCTTTTTTTTGATCAGTAACTATAATACTTCTATTTGTTAAGAAATACGGACATGTGATAAATTGATCTAAGTATATCACAACTTGTGGAGTAAGAGGCATATCTTTAGGGTAAGGAATGTCGTATGTTTCGACATCAATTTCTTTTAGTAGTTCGAATCCTTGTTCGGTTAACCTTAGCCCACCATTAATTTTATTTCTAGTATTTTTCCACCATAAGGGAAGATATTGTTTTACAGTAGCACTATCAGTACTTTTATTAATTTGTTTTAAAAATACTTTAGTATATGTTTCTTTCCAGTTCATTCGGTTACAATATCACCAGTAGTCATTTTTACAACTATAAATTCGTCACAGTTAAATGTATCGTTTAGTTTTTTTGCAAGATTGTGTGCATGTCCGGGATTAGAAAAACTAGTCTTCTTATATTTAGGTCCAGGATAGTTTGTTAATACATTTGAGCTTTTTAGATTGAATGGCTGGTTTTGATAAAAAACTGCCCAAATTGCTTCAGACTGAAGTATTTGCTCGCTTTTATATGTTTTTTTATCTATATTTTCAAGAAGAACTGTTGGCTTCGGTCTACTCATTATACGTATCCTTAATTATATACGTATATATTTATCTCTTTTGTAGTTATCTACGTAGTTTTCTATTAGCTAGTTCCAATTACTCTCCGAACTTCCTAATTGCACTGTAATGGTATCTTCTTGTTCTTTTTGTTTCACAAGAAGTTTTTCTAAATCTCCATTGAGTCGTGCCATAACTTCGCCTAATAAAAATGCAAGTCGCTTTGAAGTTTGCATATCGAGTTTTATTTCCCTTGCATTTCTAGCATCAGCTGATTTAACTGTAGCAATAAATTGCTGAATAGGTTGTGTATTAATAGGTTCCATTTAATAACTCCGGTATAAAGTGGCGAGCAATTAATGTATGTGCTTCGACATTATAATGCTCGTCGTCTAATTTCATTTCGTCAATATCTACGTTTAAGTTTTCTTTAAGCCAAATATTTGCAGGTTGTTCGAACACTTTAGTATTAGTTAGCTCTTTATATACATTAAATTTCTTAGGAAATTGCACTTTTTCATTAATACGCCAAATGTATACAGGAACAGATGATATTGTATCTATTAATGCAATATCTTTACAGTATTCTTCGTGTTTAAGATGCGTAGCTATCTCAGTATGAAACTTCATATGCATATAATTAGTATCAAACCCTGGCCAATTATATCCACCATTGCTGTCGGGATAACCTTCGTTATACATTCCGATGCTATCCCATTTTGCCTTTTCGTTCCATTCAATAGTTTCAAAGTCTACAGTATTAAAGTCGTCATATAAAATATACTTTTCGGTTTCTTTATATACTCTAGTGAAATAATCGGGATCAGTTTGTATAAATTTTAGAGAAGTATTATTCGCCATAAGCCAACGATCCCAATAAGTAGATTGTACTACAATACCTTTAACTTCGAGATGTTTGTCTACAACACTTTTAACCCAGCGGGGATATTTATTGTTAGGAGCACCGGCTGAGGAATAGATAAAACACTTTGCGTCTGCTAACTTTTCAGCATAAATTTGTGCGTAATTACTGTCACTCCAAATATTTTTATCATTAGTTTTATCATTAAACCAATAACCATTTGTATGACTGCATCCTATGAAAAGTAAATTACCTTGCATTTGCGTTACTTAATGCAGACCTCATTTCTAATTCTGTTTTAAAAGGGCCGTGTGTTTCATAACGTTCGACTGTAATAAGTTTAGGACAAAAGCTCTTAACCCATCCTTTGTCAAAGCGGATAATAAAATATCCAGCACAATACAGACTCTTAGATTTTTCACTTTTAGTAAAAAGCGGAAGTTTAGATATTACATTATACATAGGGTTATAAGGAGTACAACTTGTAGGAAATCCGTATACTTCTCTGTCAACATCGTCATTAATAATGTTGGATTCGTTACTAGTCCAAGAAATTTCTGTATTAAGTGAGCTTTTTAATTGTTTAATGTTACTAAAAAACCGTGTTCCTTCACCGTTTGTAAGCATATATTGCTTATCTTCATTAACTGAAAGAGTGCCTACTCTTTCGCCTTCGGATTCTACAATCCAAAATTTATCTTTTAAAACTTCTTTAGCGTTTACTGTCATTTAGGATACCTCGCTTGTAATGGTTCTGCATAAGATGCTGCCTGGTCTGCAATGCGTTGCATATCCCATTTAGCACAGAACTTCATGAGACGCATACCAACTTGCGTAATCTCTTTAGGTTCAACTTCTGCAATAGTGTTATTAATTATCTCTCTAATGTCTTCAGGTTGTGCTGTTAAGTCACACAACACTACATTCCGATTATAGTCGTCCAAGACCCTGTGCTCATCACCGTTATGATCAGTCCAACGCTGTAGCATAAGATTATTCCAATTATAACCTTTTGTCTGTTTATCTTCAAACGCTTCAATTAGTCCTACTTTGTTCTTAGTGCCTTTCTTGCGTACACCTGGATATGCACTAAACACGTTGTCGCTAGTGTCGCCACGCATACACTTCTCAAACAACATGTATGCAGGATCGGGCGCAGGCTTTGCTTCTTTAGTTTTCTTGTCAATAACAGGATCACCTTTGTCTGTAAAGTAGCCTTCATGTGTAATAGTAGTGTTACTAACACCATTGTACTGACGTACATTAGGAGCAATAAGTTGTGCAAAGTCACCGTCAGTGCTGATAATAACATGATTGTCGTTAGGGTGTGCCTGTACCCAACCAGCAATAAGATCATCTGCTTCTAGTTGTGGATCACGCATAACAGTACAATTAGTCTTAGTATTAACAAAGTCTTTAAACTCGTCAAAGATTTCCCAAAACAGTGTGTCTTCCTCTTGCTGTGTAGGAGTCATTGCATCGCGAGTTTCTTGTCTATTACGCTTGTAAGGCTCGTAATAGTCTTTACGCCAACTACGTCCTTCTAAACAGAACACAACATGATCTGCATCAAAGTCATTCCATGCTTTCTTAACACTGTTAAGTGTGATGTGTAGTGCCATACCTAATTTAGTATCTACATCACCACGTACAACGTGTCGTGCTCTAAAGAAAGTGTTTGCTGTATCTACTAGAATATAAGTTGCCATATTATTGCCTTGTGATATTTCTAATTACTGTATAAGTATATACTATATTAAAGGTATTGTCAACCATTAAAAGATGCAAGTATTTCTTCATTCATAAATGTTTGAAGATTTGGATTATTTTTCCAAGATTCGGCACCTGCTAGTCTTAAATCAAATGCAATACTTAACCGTAACTCTTCTTTTTCGTTCTTATTAACACCGTGCGGAACATAACTTGGAAATAATGTTAAACCACCTTTTGTATTTTCTGCAGGAAAAATATGATTTTCGTCAATTGGTGCTCGATAATATGTAGTAGTATGCGGATAGTTATCTAAGTGCATGTTTCCACTAAGATATACATTATTACCTGCACCGTGTTTATGTTCGTCGATTCCATGCCCTTGTCGGACAATATTATACCACAATGTCATTTCTAAGTCTTGTATTTCTAGTTGTTCTAAATAACAAAAGTTTAAATAACTTTCTCTTAAAAATGTTAGAAGTTCGTCTAGTTCAGGACACTCGTTAGTAAAATCAAATAGATTGTATAAACTAAATCTACTTGTAACACTATCTTTGCCTAGTCCTGTGTCAGCATCGTGATGAGTTTTAATATCTAAAATTCGAGGTTCAATTTCAATTAAAAAGTTTCGTATTTTATCAATTTTTTCTACATCATTCCATTGTGTTTGAAATATAGGAATATCCCACTTTGGACTAATACTTGTTACTGGGTGTAAACTTTTAAGTCTGTGTACTATCATGATACTTCTGATCTTCCTTTGTCGATTGGAGTTACATTTACATAACCCATTTCTCTATCAGCACTCTGACCTTCTTCTTCAAGCATCTGACTTACAATAGTTCTAAACCAAGCATCTACAATTTGTTCGTTACTTTCACCTGAGTAACCTGCATCGAGCAGTTGTTCGATAAACTCGTTATTCCAATCGAGCTCAAAGAATCCGTTCTTAATGTTATCAGGATTTACTTGCGTGTCAAGTACAGCAACCCAGGCTTCTCCTGCTTTAGTAGCTGCTTCTTTTTCGTTGTTTAGTGCTTCTCTACGAAGATCTTCAGCAGTCTTTACTTCTTCTGTAGCCTGCTCTTTCTTTTTATCTTTTACTAGTTTGTTCCACCAACCCATTACATATTCCTCCTAATACGTTCAAATTCTTCCTCTGACTTAATACCTCTTGGTATTTCTTTTAAGTTTTCTTTAAGTGCCCCAGGCATTTCCGAATAAGCTGATGTGGAGTCTTGGAGTGAATCGCCATCCTCGTTCCATGCAGGCTTCCGCCACGTCTTTAACATTGAGGGAATATTCTTCACTGCGTCCGCCCAACGGCATAAGATATACTGGACATTGTAGCCCGGCACTTTTGTAAGCGTCCACAGCTCTGCCAACTTCGTCAAAGTCATCTTGAGTAGCGACAACAAACTTGAGATAAATGTCACTGCCGTCAACACTGTTATACTGACTAGCCACATCAGGCTTAATAGCAGTTTCCCAAGGTTCTCCGCTAACACTAAGTTTTGGGGAACAACTCCAAGTGACTGTAAATCTGTCTTGTGTGTTGAGATATTCGTAGAAATCTTCATGTAAAGATTGTGTAGTGTTTGTTTCAAATGTGACATTTTTTAGGTCTCTCATGCGTGGATGTTCGAATAGCTCTACATAAAGTCGTTGCCACGCTAACAACGGCTCGCCGCCTGTAAGGATAAGATGCACATCTTGTCCATTGTCCATTGTCCACTTACCTTCAGGAGTAAGCGACAACAGATGTTCAACTACTTCTTCAACTTCTGCTTGACGGTTAAAGTGTTTAAACTCAGGATAGATACTTGCATAAGTGTCGCAACCTGTATGAATGATAGGCAAGTCTTCAAACTTCTCAGTTGTTTCGTGTACCTTTGCATCAATCAATGCCTTTACTTCCGCATTGTATCTTTGTCCTTCTGCATGAAGTTCTGTGCGATTCTTTTTAGTATCAACACCAAAGTTCATACAACGGAAGTTACAGCCAAATGTACGTAGGAACACACTAGGCACACCTACAAACTTGCCTTCACCTTGTACACTATAAAATGCTTCACTATATCTTAGTTTCATTGCTGGCTTTCTGTTAACTGCTTCATATGACGGATAACCTTTTTCAAATACTGGTGCTTCCATTAGCAGCTAAACTCCTGTTGTAGTTTGATGTTGTCAAAGAACTCTTTCTTTGTACCTGCATCATCTTTAAATGCACCACGTAGTACTGTAGTTTGTGTTAAACTACTGTGTGCCATAATGCCACGGTTCTCACAACAACCATGCGTTGCCTGAATGTATACACCTAAGTGTTCTGCACCAGTTGCACCTGCAATCTCACGTGCAATATCATTTGCAAGTTCTTCTTGTAGTGTACCACGTCGAGCGCACCACTGTGCAATACGTGTGTACTTGCTAAGTCCAATCAACTTGTCTGCGGCAATAATACCAATGTATGCTACACCGCTTACTGGCTGGTGATGATGACTACACATGCTCTTTAGTTCTGAGCGTACTACTAGCATACCTTCGTAGCGATCATCGCTGTCATTAGGAAATGCAGTTGCGCTTGGCATAGGGTCATAACGTCCTGCCATAATCTCATTAAAGTACATTTTAGCAAGACGTCTTGCTGTACCTTGTGAGTTAGGATCGTTGTGTCGATCAATAACAAGTGCATCTAATACACTTTCAAATGCTTCTGTTGCGCCTTCGATAAGTTGTTCTTTATCGCCTTCCTGTAGGACTTGCGAGATATTATCTCCTGCCCAGTAGCGCAAGCCTGCGTCTTCTAGCTTGCTTTTAATTTGTAATGCTTTACTCATTTTCATTTTATCTCCGATGTTAAGGCAGTGGATTGCCAATAGAATCATAATACATACGTGTATTATACATTGTTATTTAGGTTTTGTCAAGTGTTGTTTTTTCTTTCCAGAAAAATGTTGAGATACTAAAACGGAATTTAGGAGCAGATCGACTTGGTGCGTTAAAACGATGCACTAATTCTCCATCAAATATAACCATTCTATTTGGAGTATACGGTAACGAACAAATTATATTTTTACCTGATTCGTCGTAGAACATAGTTTCACCACTCCAGCCATCTTTCCAGTCTTTATTTGCATAATACAATATTACATCTTGATGTTTGTGTATATGATGCGTATGCGAGTCGGCAATAGTATCACAGTTAATAACAGTTTGATCAATTTCTCTGTGTTGGAATAGTTTATATGGCTTTGAATTACTAAGAATCTCTGTAAAGTCATTTAAACTATCGTTTGTAGGAGCATGTTCCCACATCTCGGCAGTAATAGTACTGTGAAGATGCGATTCTTTTTCAAATACACTATCGTTCCACCCAATTGAATAAGGAGCATGTAAACATTTTCCGTATAATATTGTTTGCTCGTCCCAATTAAATACATCATCGTATACTGTAATTTGAGGATGCGGTTGACTAATTTGCATTTTTTAATCCTTCTATATAAGGTATATATTCGCAACCAATAATTTCGTGTGTTTCTTTTGGATAATGTTCGCCGTCTAATGTATTATCTTCTATATTTAGATTATATGTGTCTTCTACCCATTTTTTAGCACTATCTTTTACTATATTGATATGATCGAGTTCGCCAAATAAATAAAAGTCATTAGGCATATACACCCTATCATTCATTCTCCACAAATGGCATTGTATATTGTTTTCTTTGCATAATGAATTTATAATATACAAATTTCCTAAGTATTCTCGATATTGTAAATGTGTTAGACTTTCGTGATATAGTCTAGTGTATGGATATTTTTCATGAAAAGGAGCCCAATTCGGACTTATATCATTTGGATCATATGTTAATCCTTTAAACTGTTCAAACAGTTCTGCACGACATTGTTCGACAAGTTCAATAAAATCGTCAGTAGCTTTCCAATCAGTATAATATTTTATACGGGGATTATTAGGACATACATATCTATCATCTAAAAACAAATCACTTTTAGTGCCGTCGCCATATTCTAAATCTTTACTAGCACCCATTATCCATCTATTCCAATAGGTACTTTGTATAAAAACATTATCAATATCCTTGTATCTATCAATCATAGACTTTAACCATATAGGATACTTTTGATTAGACGCTCCGGGTAGCGCATATACGGCAACATCTTTATTAAATGCAATAGAATATGCATTAGCATAGTTGTTGTCTTGCCATTGTAATACTTTGTCGTTTACATACGAATAACCGGTACTATGACTATCACCTATAAAGATAGATGTACTCATTAGTAGTCACCTTTGCCGGGGACACAGTGCCTTATACCGCCCCTTGGACTTTCACAGTCTCCGTCTCTGCGAAAAATTAAATGTACATGCGGATACATACAAGTTTGTCCTGCACTTTCTCCCATGTTAATACCTACATTATATCCTGTAATATTATTTGCTAAACTTTGTAGATTTTGATTACCCATCTCTGTAGCAAACTTAAAACAGCGCATCAAGCAGTCTAATGTATTTTCTTTAGGTACGACTAAGGTATGTCCTTCTGTAACAGGGTATATATCGTTGTAAACAACAAAGTCTCGAGTATCGAGTTCTACGTTAGTCCACGGTGCTCTACCTTCTGCTTGTGCTACTTCTAAGTTATCAAAGTTCATTAACATTCTCCCATGGATAAACTAACCAAACATCTTCTTCTGCTTTGTTAACTTCGTGTACACTATATCGCACATCACCAAACTCGCTGCTCAAGTTTTCTGTAATAGTTGCAAATCTTACATTTGCTATGTCGCCATTCCAAACACTATTCCACGCATTGTCTTCATTTGGTAAACAACTGCTCTGCCAATCTTGTTTGATCCAGTTAAAGGTAGCACCCGTATCGTTGATGTCATCTACAATTAAAATATTTTTACGTTTTTTATTATCCCAACGACAAGTCTCTTGTTCTTCTAGCGGAACATAACCAAATGCATCTTCGCTCATCCAGCAGTTAGTTTCTGGACCCATTTCATCATCACGCAAGCTAACCTTTAGTGCTTCGCAACGTATATCTAGCATATTGCTTAGAATAGTAGCAGGTACATTGCCGCCGCGTGTAATGCCTACAATATAATCAGGACGCCACGCATCTTTGTACATCTGTAGTGCAATGTTAACACAAGCGTTTTCTACGTCTTGCCATGAGTAATAATGTTTTTTAATCATTTTGATTCCTTAATCGTTTCGAATGTTGTATACATGTCAAGAGCACGTTCGTATTCGTCCTTTATTGCTTTCAACTTAGGATACTTTGCTTCCATATCTACGTCACGCTTTAATAATAACAGAGCATCCCGCATTTCGTCAATCTCTCGCATAACATCTCTGCCATTTACAACTAACGGAACGTCCACCCGCATACTACCATTCTCGCCACCGTCAATATGTATTTTAGGTTCTGCAATACTAGTAGATCTGACAGTCCATGTATCAGCAGCAGGAGTCGTAAGACCACCAGTAATATTATTGTAGA